TCACGCGCGTCTCCTGCCGGGAACATTGTGCGCTCCGCTGGTCACCTCCCGATGCGTCACAACAGCGCGGATCGCGACCAGCTTGTCCTCATCGGACGCCGGTCCTCGGTAGATGTGCTCGTAGAACGGGTCGCCGGCGGCCCAGGGCGGGTATCGCACGCCGTCGGCGACAGCGTCCGGTGACTTGTCGGGAGCGGCGGGGGGCTGCCCGCCGAGCAGGATGCTGCGGCAGGTCCCGGGCGGCCAGCCGAAGGCGAGCTCGATGGCGGCGAGCGTGTCTCGGCTGACGCGCTGACCGTTCTCGATCTTGCCCAGGGTACGTTCGCTGACCTTGGTAATCGCGGCGAGGTCCCGGAGATCCAGGTGGCGGTGCACACGCTCGGTGACCAAGTAATCGGCCAGCCGTAGCCAGTCGTCTTCCATGGTTGCCCACTATGACGGAAGAGATCGGAAGAGTCTAGGTGAGGTTTCGCTACCTCTACGGCCCCGATGATCCTTCTCTTCCGATTCCTTCGAACGTTCTCGCGACGATGCTTCGTTTCTCTTCCGAAAACGCTTGACGCACCTTCCGTTCTCTTCCTACAGTGACGGACATGGCGCAACACAGCGGCGACGAAGCCGAAGCAACCCGAAAGCTTCGCGGCGCCAAGATCCGCAAGCTGCGGCAGCAGCGAGGCCTCCGCAAGAGCGAACTCGCCACCCGCTGCGGCAGCTCCTACAGCCACATCGACAACATCGAGCACGGCCGCAAACGCCCCTCCGACCAGCTCGCCAGACGCCTCGCCGAAGAACTCGGCGTCGACATCGACGAGATCAGCCTCGGCGACACCCTCCGGGACTCGGCATGACACCCGCCCCGCCCGTCGCCGCGTGCGAGGAGAGCTGCCCGCACCTCCACACCCCCGAAGAGGCCTCGGCCTTGCTCGGCGGACGCACCTCCCCGCGGACGCTGCGCGACAAGGCCGGCCGCGGCGAGATCGCCCACACCCGCATCGCCGGGACCAACCGCATCGCCTTCAGCGACGCCGACATCGCCCAGATCATCCGCGACGGAGCGTCGGGCCGCCCAGCCCCGCTGCGTCGCGACTCGCGCCGTCACTCCTAGCCCTCCAGGAGGCACGCATGACCGTCCAGACCGTCACCGACATCACGCCCGTCCAGGGCGCGGACGTCATCCAGGGCGACCGGCTGTGGACCGGCAACGGATTCACCGCCGAGATCACCCACTTCATCACCCCGCCGCCGCAGTCGTTCGCCTGCGCCATGTGGGGCCCGGGCGTCCGGATCCCTTTCCACGGCAACCAGCCGATCATGTGGCCGATCGCCCCTGCCACGCCGACCGCGATCAAGACCCGCGAGGCGGCCTGAAATGTGGCCCTTCAGGACCAAGCCGCGCCGAGGCGGTGAGCACCTCAGCACACGGGAGCTGCGGCAGGCGCTCACCCTGGCCTCCGCCGACGACCGCGAGTGGCTCCTGGCCTACCTCGCCGGCGCGGCCCCCACCGCGACCGCGCAGGCCCTCCAGAACCTGACCCGCATGAAGGACCACGCCGCCGTCGGCGGCGAGTGCCTCAAGTGCGGGAAGCGCTGGCCGCTGCCGACCGTCCCGGTCTACGTGAGCGGGGTGCACGGGTTCGTGTGCAACGAGCCGCCGTGCACCCCCGACCCGGAGTCCCTCGCGCTGTCCGTGTCGACCACCCCCATGCCCGCTCTTCCCTCAGGGAGCGCCTCATGAGCACCTACCACCAGGGCGAGACCGTCCGGGCCACCATCACCTCCAAGGTCGTTCTCGACGGCGCCCGCGGCCCGGCCGTCGAGACCGGCGACCGTGACGTTCCGCTGCTGCCGCTGTCCGCCCCGGGCGTGACCGTGGCGCGCGTCATGCCCGCGCAGGACCCCCGGCCCGGCGAGATCTGGTCCACGGCCGACGGAGGCCTGTGGCTCGCGCAGAAGTACTGGCCCGACTACGACGACGACAAGGACGCCGCCGGCATCAACGACGAGGGCTGGCGCGTCCGGATGATCCCGCTCGACGGCGGCGACTACGGGTACCGCCCCGAGGAGGTCCACCAGCAGTTCGGCCTCGTCGCGTGCTTGCACCGCGTGCCGGTGTGCGAGTGCAAGGCGTCGACCACGTTCGGCGAGATCGTGCACACCCGGTCGTGCCCGCAGTGGCCGGCCTGCGACTGCCCGGTCAGCGTCCTGGTCAGCGACCGCCACTTGCTCGACTGCGCCCAGGCGGGTGAGAAGCGATGACGCTTCAGAGCACCGACCCCCGCGCCGTGTACGAGCTGCTCGCGCTGCGGACCGAGTACGCCGTCCGCACCAGCGACGGCCTGCACGACACGATCGTCCCGGTCGGCGACGAGGCCCTGATGCGGCAGACCGTCTCCGAGTTCCTCGACCAGGGGCAGGACGCCGAGCCGGTGTACCGGACCGTGACCGCCTGGGCCGTGGACGAGCCCGCCGCCGAGAAGGTCCGCCGCGACCGGGCCCGCGACCACCTGCTGTCCATCGCCCAGAACGCGTGGGAGCAGCACGGCGACGAAGTCGACGAGCTGATCGAGGAGCAGTTGCGCCGCATCCACCTGGCGCGCCAGGGAGTGGTGCGCAAGGGGCTGACCGACGCCGACGCCATCCGGGAGATCGAGACCCAGACGCGGGCCGCGCTGCGGGACATGCTCGCCAAGCCGCTCGCCGAGACCGCCGAGCACTCCTGCCTCGGCGAGGCCGCCCGCCTGCTCAAGCTCGTCGAGCTGATGGGGGAGCTGACCCACCAGGAGGCCGTGGAGGACGACAAGGTCGCGCCCGACCTCGGCCAGGACAGGCGGAGCCTCCTGGACGACGCCGAGCGGCGCGTGAACGAGGCCGCCGACGCCCTGTACGGGGGTGCGTCGTGAGGTACCTGGTGGTGGCCCTCTTCGGGCCGAAGTGGACCTGCTCGATCTGCCGCTCCCGGCAGGTCGGCCGCGCCTGCGCGAACTGCGGGTGGTGGGCGCGATGACCCTCGCAGACGTGATCGGGTGGACCGGAACCGGGTTCGCCGTTAGCGGCGGCTACTTCACGGTCACGACTCTCTTCAGCTCGGTTCCCGAGCGAGAGCACATCGCGGACGGGTTCTACGCCCTCGGCCTCTGGCTCGCGTTCATCGCCAACGTGATCGACGTATCGCCGGTCTGGTCCGCCATCTACGGGCTGGCCGCCGCGTACTACACGTGGCGGTGGTGGAAGAACCGCCGCAACGGCCGGGGCCGTAAGGCGCTCCGCGAGCTGGGCGCGAAGTCCCGGGCCCGGGTGCAGGCGCTCGTGGACCGGATGACTCCTTCCCCGATCCCTTCGCCCGCCGGAGCGCTGTCATGATCCTCACGCTCGGCGCGATCGTGGCCGCCTACCTGTACGTCCTCGCGCTGGCCTGGAGGGTCGGGCACACCGGCAAGCACGGCCGTGTCTGGTCGACGCCGCGCCCGGCCCGGCTGCTCCAGCACGGCAGCCACGCCCGCCCCCGCAAGCCCGCCCCCCACAGCGAGCCCGAGGCCGCCACTGACGAGGCGGCCGGTCTGGCGGTGGCGGCATGACGGTCCCCACGCTCGCGATGCCGACCGCCGTGCTCGTTGCCCCCTACGGGATCGACCGAGACGACTGGCTCGCGGTCCGCAAGATGGGCGGCTCCGACGTCGCCGCGATGCTCGGCATGGACAAGTACCGCACTCCCCGCCAGGTGTGGCTCGACAAGCGCGGCGAGCTGCCCGACCTGCCCCGCTCACCCGAACTGGAGGAGTACGCCGAGATCGGGTCGGAGCTCGAGGACTGGATCGCCGGCAAGTTCGCCCGCGTCACCGGCACCTCGGTGGCGACGATCGGGACACTCGCGCACGTCGACCGCGACTGGATGACCGTCAACCTCGACCGCGCCGTCACCGGCTGCGCCGCCCCGTGCCTGCTGGAGTGCAAGAACCGCTCCGAGTACCAGGCCAAGGAATGGGCCGAGGAAGTCCCCGACGGGCCCGCGCTGCAGGCCCACTGGGGGATGGCCGTCACCGGCCTGGACCACGCGCACGTCGCCGTCCTCATCGGCGGGAACAAGTTCCGGCACTTCCGCATCGACCGCGACGAGGCCTTCCTCGACGACCTCGTCGCGCTCGCCGGCGAGTTCTGGGAGACGGTGGTCGACCCCGACGCGCTCGCCCCGCCGATCGACGGGTCCGACGCCGCGACCGAACTGCTCGCACACCTGTGGGAGACCACCGCGGACTCCATGAAGGTCGTCGACGAGGCCGTCGTGATGCCGCTCGCCGCGCGGCGGCAGCACCTCAAGGACCAGATCGGCGCGCTGGAGATCAATCTCGCCGAGGTCGAGAACCAGCTCAAGGACCTGCTCGGCGAGAAAGAGATCGGCACCAACGAGCTGAAGCAGCCGCTGGTGACCTGGAAGCAGAACGGCAACTTCGCGGCCAAGCGGTTCCGTGAGGCCGAGCCTGAGCTGGCCGAAAAGTACACGCGCCCGATGCCCGGCCTGGACGTCAGGGCGCTCGCCAAGGACCACCCCGAGACATACAGGCGCTACCGCGCCCGCGTCCTGCGCATCCCGAAGGGACCCTCCACATGAGTGATCTTCAGAGCCGTGTCCGGCAGCGCCGCGAGCAGAGCAACGGCGGACAGGACCAGGGGCAGCCGGGCACGCAGGTCAGCCCCGTCGACCGGAAGATGGCCGACGCCCGGCAGATGTTCACCAAGATGCAGGGCGAGTTCGCGGCCGCGCTGCCCAAGCACGTCGGCATCGACCGGTTCATGCGCATGGCCCTCACCTGCATGCGCAAGAACCCGGCCCTGCTCGACTGCGACCCCGCGAGCGTCCTCGGCGCGCTGCTGGAGGCCGCGCGGCTCGGGCTGGAGCCCGGCACCAAGCAGGCCGCGATCGTCCCCTTCGGCCGCACCGCCACGTTCATCGCGCAGTGGCAGGGCCTGGTCGAGCTGATGTACCGGTCCGGTCAGGTCACGTCCGTGACCGCGGAGTTCATCTACGAGGCCGACGAGTGGGAGTACACCGTCGGCGACGACGGCCGGTTCTACCACCGCCCCAACCTCCTGGCCGCCGACCGTGGCCGCATCCTCCTCGCCTACGCGTTCGCGACGATCAAGGGCGGGGGCCGGTCCCGCGTCGTGTTCCTCTCCAGGCCCGAGGCCGAGGAGATCCGCGACGAGTTCTCCAAGAACTACCAGCGCGCCGAGAAGAACCGCCGCGGCAACCCGCAGCAGTACGCCGAGCACCCCGACTGGGGCAAGTTCAACTCGACCTGGCACACCCACTTCGACGCCATGTGGCGCAAGTCGTGCGTGCGGCGGCTCGCCGACTGGGTGCCGTCCTCCCCGGAACTCCGCGAGCTGCTGATGCGCGAGAACGAGGCCGGCGAGATGCGGGACGCCGCCGACCAGATCGTCCCGGACAACGTGTTCGACGGGGAGGTCGTCTCCGACACCGCCGACGAGCCCGGCGACGACCCGGCCACGGGAGACCCGTCCGCCGCCGACGCGGAGGCCGCCGCTCAGGCCGCCGCCGAGAAGACGGGCGGCGGGACCGATGAGTGACGTCCGAAGCAAGGCGCTCAGCTACCTCCGCGACGAGAACGTCCGGATCATGCACGCGGACACCCCGCCCGGCGGCACGAGGCCGGACGAGGTGCGGGCGCTGGTCCGCGGCTACCGCGGCACCTACCAGGTCGTCCTGACGGACGGCGTGTGGTCCTGCGCGTGCGGCGCGGACGAGTGCGCCCACGCGGCGGCCGTCCAGACCGTGACCGGTTACCGGTCCGCTGCCTCCAAGGCGGACACCAGCAGAGAGAAGGCCGCCTGATGGCAACGAACACGCAGACGCCGGCCGAGGTCCGCCGGATCGCGTCCGGCCGGGACTGGTTCGGATTCCTCACCCTGGAGAACCTCAACGCGGTCGCCGACCGGATCCGCAGCATGATCGGCGATGGGCAGCGATACACCTGGGTCGCCTGCAACGAGGGACTTGGCGACTACCGGCCCGAGGTCCGGACCTCGCAGGTGGCCGCGAAGATCCGCGTGGACCGCCGTGACGACGAGCACGGCTCGATCATCGTGGTGGACACCTACGGCGTCTGGTCGATCCACACTGACATCGCCGACCAGGCCGCCGGGATGGGACGTCAGCCCGAGTTCTCGCTGACGTACCTGAAGATCACGCGCGGCCAGATCCAGATGGAGCACAAGGCCCCGATCGGCGCCCGCCTGCTCTGGACCGTGGCCCTCGAGGGCGGTGACGCCTGATGTGGGTCGTGAGGGTCAGCGACGGCGCCGAGGACGTCGCCGCGTACGGGCCGATGAAGAACGAGCCCGAGGGCCGGAGGTTCGCCGGCTTCCTCACCGAGGAGGTCGACCCCGCCCGCGTCGAGTACGAGGCCCCCTACAGCACCGGGTCGGTCTCCTCGCCCGTCGCGGAGCTCCTGAACTGGCGCGACCGCTTCAAGGCCGTCGAGGGTGAGCGCGCCGCCCGGATCCGGGACGTCCACGCCCGGCTGGTCGAGGAAGCCTCCAACGGCCACGGCGCCGACCGCTCCGGGCTGGAGAAAGCCGCCGCGCTGCTCGCCGAGGCCTGGTACGGGTTCGAGCCCGCCGACCCCCACGCGCCGCTGGACGGTGCGTGATGGGGAGGACGGCCCAGGTCGACGCGCAGCACCTCACCGAGCGCGCCCAGCAGCGCAACGCCAAAGCTGTCGGAGGCAACGACCTCGTAGGGCAGCACACCCTCGCCGGAGCGGGCGCCACCTACGGCATTGATGACGCCGTGTCCGCAGCGGCGGAGGCGTGGGTGCGCAAGTTCGCGAACCGGCACGACTGCCCGGCGCCCGCTCTGCTGCGCGAGGCGGTTGAGCGCGGCTGGCACAACAAGGCCGCGCGGATCCGGGAGGACCCGGCCGCGTTCTGCTACCACCCGCGCCACGCTGAGGACGCCGCGTTCGCAGCGGAAGCGCTGGAGTGGCTGGGGTTGCGGCCCACCGTCTACCTGTGGGTGTCGACCGACGAGATCGCCTCCCGTCCCCGCGCGGCCCGGTACGGGCGCTGCCCGGAGTGCCGCCTGCGGCGGAACCTGCGCAGGGACGGCACGATCGGCAGCCACGCCGGCCGCGACGGGGAGGCCTGCCCCGGCAAAGGCGCGAAGCCCGCCGCTCAGGAGGGCACGTCATGACGACCCCAACCGTGCAGGAGACGCGGGCCCGGCTCGCCCGCCACCTCGCGTGGCACCCGAACTCGGGTGACTGCCTGCAATGCGCCGCGGCGCGACTCGCCGAGACGTTCCCCGACACCCTGCCGGAGTCGGTCGATCGGCCCGCCCTGGACGATCTCCTCGACGTCGCCGAGCGCGCCGCGAAGGAGCTGGACGACGTCATCGACCATCTCGACGGCGAGCACGGCGCCACCCTGCGCGACGCCCTCAACTCGATCGCCGTCACCACCGACTCCGGCGCGCTCACCGCGATCCTCGCCCGCGCCGCATGCGGCCCCGACCCCGCCGAGGCCGCCCTCGACGCCGCAACCAGGCGCCTCGACCGCATCCGGGTCCTCCACATCCAGCTCGTCGACGAGCACAGCAACCAGTGGGGCCCGCTGAGGCTCGTGAACTGCCGCGCGGACATGATCCGGCGGCTCGCCCAGGCGTGGCACGGGCACCTCCCCGCGGACCCGCACGCGCCCTTGACCCGCGACCACTAGACGAAACCCCTTGGAGCACATCGTGAAGAACCGCCCGCGCGACAACCAGCACCCTCCGCAGTCGTCCGCGCACAGTCCGGCGCCGACCGCGCCGATGTTCCAGTCGCCCGAGACCGGGCCCGCCGTGGCGGCGCTCCTGGCCGACAAGCGCAACGCCGTCGTCCATCACGGCCAGCAGGCCCAGGCCCGCCGCCAGGACGCCGAGGAGCACCTCCGGCAGGTCGCAGCCCGCGAGGAGATGATCGCCGAGCGGGAGCGGGAGATCGCGGAGTTCCGCGCCGCCAAGGAACGCGAGATCGCCTCCCTCCGCGAGGAGATCGGCCGGTACGACACGGCGGCGAAGGACGCCACCAGCGACGCCGGCAGCCACACCCAGGCGCAGCGCGACGCCGAACTCGCCGCGCATGACCTGGAGCGAGTCCTGCGCACGCACGCGCCGGCCGCGCTCGAACTCGCCGCCCCCGCGAACAGCACCCCGCCGGGCGGAACCCCCTCCCAGGGCACCCCGGCCGCCGTGAACGCCGGCCCCGGCGTCCTTGTCGCCGGCAACGGCACCGGCCCCCAGCCGCTCGCCGGCCCCGCGCGGACCCCGGAGGGCCGCTGACATGGCGGGCGGCGCGACCATCCCACTGCTGTTCGTGCTGGTCGTGGCAGCCGGAGTCATCGTGATCCTGCTGTGCGACCAGAGGGTCCTGAACCGCAAGCTCACCGCGGAGCAGATGCGCGCGGACGCCGCGTTCGACGACGCGCGCCGGGCCCGCGCCGCCAAGGTCATCGCCGACGAGCAGCGGGAACGGGCCGTCCTCGGCTACGGCGAAGTCCTGGCCCAGGTCGCCGACCTGGCGGACCACCTGCGAGCCAACCATCACGACCTCGTCGCCAAGCAGCTCGACCGGCTCGTCGACGACCGTACCGGCACGCTGCGGAGGCTCTGATGGTCGGGCGTCTCCTCCTCATCCCCGCGGTCGTGGCGGCCGCCGGTGGCCTGTTCTTGGCGCAGCAGACCGGCACCCAGGCGGCCCAGCTCAACACCACCGCCGTGTCCCGGCACGCCTCGGCCGCCTACCTCGACCGTGCCCGCGTCGAGGCGCCGGAGCTGTGGGCTGCCGACGACCTGCTGTTGATCCGGGCCGGTGTCGGCCTGTGCGGGGTGATCGAGCAGGCGCCCGACGCCGAGGTGGTGCCGCGCCCGGTCGACGGTCTCACCGACCGCGAGATGCGCGTGATCACCACCGCCAGTACCCGCCACCTGTGCCCCGGCCAGCGCAGCAGAGTCGCCACCTACCTGAGCACGAAGGGATCCCAGCCATGACCGCTGAGCAGAGCGAATTCAGCCTCCGCGCTCTTGTGCGTGAGGTCGCCGAGCAGTGGCCGCTGATGCCGCCTGGCCTGCTGGCGAAGAAGGTTGCGGAGCGGATCCCGGAGGAGCATCTGCGCGAGTCCGTGGGGCAGACGATGGGCCTGTTCGTGCGGCAGGTGATGCATGAGGCGCGGCCGAGCGCGGCGGGCAAGTCGATGGGGCACCTGTCGCAGCCTGCGCCTCGGCCCGCTCCGGCCCCGGTTGCTGCCCCGCCCCCCGCTCCGGTCCCCTCGACTTCGCCGGCAGCGGCACCCCGACCGTCCTCTCCCGCCGGGGCCCCCGCTCCGGCCTTGGCCTCCGGCCAGGGGAGCCCGGCCGCTCAGCCTTCTCCCACGCCCACGCTGGCGGCTGCGAAGCCGCGGGTCGTCTCGTCCCGCAAGGGGGCGGAGATCCGTGACGGCTGGCAGCGGCATCTGGACGCCGAGTACCCCGTGCAGGCGGGCTATAAGAAGCTCGGTGACTGCACCTATGAGGACCTGTACTTCCTTGCGGCGGAGCGGGACAAGCAGGCCGAGTCCCTGAAGGCGCATGGCCGGTACTTCCGTGGCCTTGCGGGGCTCCTGGTGGATCACGACGTGAAGACGTTGCGTGAGTTGCCGGTTGAGGTGCAGATGCAGGCGGTGGGTTCCTGATGGCCACCGACACCCCAAAGACCACTCGGCCGACCATTGCCGTATCGACACCCCAAGGGCGTGCGTCGGCCGGGTCCAAGCTTCCCGCCCCGACCAAAGATGTAGCGGAGTCCAAACCACTTCCGTCGGGGCGGGACCAGACTTCCCCACAGGCCATACGGCCGTCGATGCCCAGCGCTGTTGCGCCTGCGGGGAGCCAGACCGGCCGAGACCAAAACCCACCCGACACCCAGCCCGAAGGCGTCTCGGCCACCAACGTCCCCGGCGACCAGCTCAGCCTGGCGCTCGGGGAGAACGACCAGCCGACGGCCATCCCACATTCGGCACCCACTGCAGCACCGCCGTCGGTTGCCGACCACCCCCAGACGGCCAAGGTTCCACCGCCGCCCATTTCGGTACCGCCGTCTGGGGGTGTCCTCCAAGCCGCGCACGCCGCGATCGAGGCCGACCCCGTCTTCCTGTCCCTCCTCGCCGACATCGTCGACGACCTCGAAGCCGTCCGGATGGCGAACCGGAACCGGTTCGGGCAGCTCACCCGGAAGGAAGCCGACAAGGACGGGATCATGCGGGGCCTCGGCCTCGACCTCATGAACCCCTACGTCCAACGCGTCGCCGAAGTCCTGGCCGAGATCGAGTCGGCCGAGAAGCGGTCGGTGAAGGCCCTCGAAGCCCTCATGCGCAAGCACCCCCTCGGCCCATGGGTGAAGTCCCAGCGCGGCTTGGGGGAGAAGCAGGTCGCCCGGCTCCTCGGCGTGATCGGTGACCCCTACATCCGGCCCGAACTCGTTCACGAGGACGACACGGTCGAGCCCGCGAGGCCCCGGACCGTGTCGGAGCTGTGGGCGTACTGCGGCTACCACGTTCTTCCCGCCCGCCATACGACCGTCGACACCCAGGGGTACGACGCGGGCGGGAGCAAGACCGGCCACCCCGACCAGCCGTGCGGCGATGCCCATAGTCGAGGCGTCGGGGTGGCCCCCAAACGGCAGAAAGGCAAACGGGCCAACTGGTCCACCACCGCGAAAACCCGCACCTACCTCGTCGCCGAATCCACCATCAAGACCCTTCGCAAGCCCTGCGTCGCCGATAAGGAACTCGGCTACGCCACCCACTTGGACGGGTGCGTCTGCTCGCCGTTCCGCGTCATCTACGACCACGCCAAGGCCAAGTACGCCGACGCGGTTCATCAGGTCCCGTGCCCGCGCTGCGGCCCGTCCGGAAAGCCCGCCGAACCTGGCACCCCACTATCCGACGGCCACAAACACGCCCGCGCCATGCGCGCCGTCTCCAAGGAAATCCTCAAGGAACTCTGGCGAGCCTCCAAACACCTCCACGAGGCCGCCGCTGCCGGGAGTGACGCATGACCTCCCGCAACCCGAACCGCGCCGCCGGCCAGGCGCCCGGCATGGCGGCGCACGCCGAGGAGGCTGGCTCCCTGGTCGCCTCGGCAACCCCGCCCACCGTTGTCCCCGCGGTGGGCGGGGCCCCGACTTCCAAGACGCGCTGGAGCGCGCGCCCCCGCACGGACCTGACCCCGTGCGGCGCGGGCCCCTCCAGCGCCGTGGCCTCGCCCCCTGCTGGGGGGCGGGGGCGAGGCCACCGGTCCGTCCCTCCTGGGGGGTGGGGACGGGCCACCCTCGGCGCCCGCGCTGTGTGCGCGCGGGCGCCGAGGGCCAGAACGGCGGAACGGTGGACTGGGGGGTTTGACCGTTCCGCCCCGGCGGCGTTGGTGGCCATCCGGCCCGAGCGACGCTCCGCCGCCGCTGCCCGCCCGACCCCGGCCGTCACCGGGGCCGGGCGGGCCCTGACCTGGTCGCCCGCCACCCGCTCGGCGGGCGACCACCAGACCCGGGCAGCCGCCAGCCTCCGCGTGGTCACGCGGCTGCCCGGCCCGACCCGCCGGGGTCCCGCCCAATCCGAACCCGCCCTGCACGGGCGGGCCCCGGCGCCGACAACCCAAGGAAAGCGGTGACCATGCCTGCCCAGACCATCGAGCTCACCGACCGCCAGCGCCGGGCGCTGGCTGGCGGCAAGACGGTCCAGTGGGCCGCCGACGCGTTCGGTCTGCCCCGCCCGCAGCTCGTCGCGGCCATCGCCGCCGCGGGCCTGGTGATCGACCCGGCCACCGACCTCGTCCGTGCCCGCCGGGCCGCACCCACCCGTCCCACCAGAGAGGCCGCCATGTCCAGCGACACCCCGACCGTCCTGGACACCCTGCGCTCGGGCACTCCCATCCCGCAGGTCGCCGCCGACCACGGCTGGTCGGAGATGTCAGTCCGGGCACTGGTCAACGGCAAGAAGGGCTGGAGCATCGACCCCGCCGACGACTCCGTGCACATCGACGACGACACTCCCGCGCAAGTCGACGACAGCGACACCCCCGAAGACACCCCGACTACCTCCCCGCCACCCCGCAGCGGCAGCCCCACCAGCGAGCGAGACTCTGCACCGGCCGCGCCGACGCCCACCCCGGCCGAGACGATCGCCGGCGGAGTCGAGCAGCTCCTGGCCGCCGCCCGCGCATCCGGCGACAAGCGTCTCGAGCGCGCCGCCCTCAAGGCGCAGACCGCGATCGGTGTCGTGGTGGGCCTGTACGAGCCGTGGCTCGCCGAGCAAAAGGCCGCTGGGAAGCGCGCGCAGGAACTCGCCACCGCGGAGAAGGCCGCCGCGAAGCTCCGCGCCGAGCTGGAGGAAGCGCAGGCGAAGGTCGCCGCGCTGAAGGGCACCCCCGCCCGCACCACCTCGGGCCGCGCCCGCTCCCACGCCATCCGCACATGGGCGGCAAGGGAGGGCATCAAGGTCAACGAGCGCGGCCGCATCCCCGCCCACATCGTCGAGCGGTACGAGCGGGACCACGGAGGCGGCGATGTCCCGTAGGCATCGGCGTGCGCCAGCATGCCGGGCCTGCGGCCGCCCCGTGATCTTCGCGTTGACCGAGGCCGGCGCCCGCCAGCCCCTCGACCCCGAACCGCACCCCGACGGCAACGTCCTTGCCTTCAATGACGCGCTCGGTGTCTGGCGCGCCCGGTCCGTGGCCTCGGCCGACCCGGCCGCCCGGCACCCCCTTGAGAAGACCTTCATGCCGCACTTCGCGACCTGCAAGGGCCCGGCCCAGCAGGAACTGCCCGCGAACGTGACCCCCATTAGGAGGAACCGATGACCAGCTCGGAGGAGCAGCACGCTCGGCGCCTCGCCGGTGTCCACAACCAGGACGCCGTGGAGCGCATCGCCCGTCATCTGCATGCGAACGAGTCGCTGCACATGCACCAGCGCGTCGAGGACACCGACCCGTGCGAGTACTGCTGGCTGCGCGCAGGCAAGGCGATCCACGCGCTGCGGGCCGCCGGACTCCCGATCGTTCTCGGCCCCGACCCGGTGAAGGCCGACGAGCCGGTCAAGGTCGAGGCGCAGGTCCTGCACGAGCTGGAGGCGCTGGGGAGCTGCGGGGAACGCGCAGAAGTGCAGGGCTGGACGCTCGTCCACATCGGCTCACCCGGCGCGGACTGGACGAGGCGGCGGCTGGTGTTTCGTTCCCAGGACCGCCGGCACTACGGCGTCCGGTTCGACGCGTTCATGCACGCCGTCGCCGGGGCCCGGATCGTCTGCCATCCGGCCGTGCCGAAGCCGGTGGTGACGCAGACCGCCACCTACGAGCTCGCCGAGGCGGCGTCCCGGTGATCGCCCTGCGCAGGCTCACCCGCACCCGGCCGGAGCGCGCCGCCTTCGAGCTGGCCGAGATGCGGCGCAGGGTCACGCGGATGCGCCGCGAGGTCCAAGCCCTCCAGGTCGACGCGGACGCCCTGTACGGGGAGCCGGAGGACGCGTGGCGCGACCCGCAGGCGGTGGCCCATGGCTGACCTGCTGCCTACCGAGCCGATCTCCAAGCGCGACCAGACCGTCCTGGCGTTCCTGCGCGAGCATGCGGCCGTCCACGGCCACGCACCCACCGTGGTCCAGATCAGCGAGGGTGTCGGGGCCAGCACTCGCACCGTGGTCAAGGCCATCCGGTCGCTGGCCCTCCGAGGGCTGGTGAGGCACCACCCGCGCCGCCCCCGCGGCCTGGAGATCACGACGTCGAGCGGAGCGCCGCTGACGGCGCCGCATCCCCTCGTCGAGCAGCTCGTCAAGACGCGCGTGCACCGCGGTGTCCCCCTCCGCGAGATCGCCGCGCGGCTCGGCGTGTGCACGAGCACGGTCAACAACTACGAGCTCGGCCTCCGTCAGCCCACCCCGCAACGGCTGGAGCAGTGGGCCGCCGCGCTCGGACTCCGCCTCACCCTCACACCCACCAACCCCATGGAGAAGCCATGAGCATGTTCCGCCGCAACCAGCCCGACCCCGCCGCGCCGCCGCCTGCCCCGACCGGTTTGGGCGCCGCGATCTCGCTGGAGAAGGTCCAGCAGACCGCCCCGGCCCTCGTCTCCCTCTACAAGCAGGCCGGTGTCTCGCTGGAGAAGAGGGGCCTGACCGGGCAGCGCTCCGCCGTGTACCTGGTCCTCGACCGCTCCGGGTCCATGGCCCCCTACTACCGGGAGCGGCGCGGCCAGATCTCCCACATGCAGTACTTCGCCGAACAGACCCTCGGCCTGTCCGCCAACCTCGACGACGACGGCGTCGTCCCCCTGGTCTTCTTCGACAGCCAGTCCTTCCCGGTCGTCGAGATCTCCCTGACCGACTACCAGGGCCGCATCGGGGCCGAGCACGACCGCCTCGGGCGGATGGGCGGTACCGACTACGCGTCCGCGATGCGGACCGTCGTCGACCACTACCAGGAGTCCGGGGCGTCCACACCCGCGTTCGTGGTGTTCCAGACCGACGGCGCCACCTACAACGAGAACACCGTCAAGGACCTGCTGCGCGACTACTCGCACCTCCCGATCTTCTGGCAGTTCGTCGGGTTCGGACCAGCCGGCTCCCGCGAGTTCGCGTTCCTGCGCACCCTCGACAAGCTCCGCGGCCGCGCCGTCGACAACGCCGGGTTCTTCGAGGCCGGCACCGACCCGGCCGCGCTGTCGGACGCCGCGCTCTACGACCAGCTCATGGACGAGTACCCGACCTGGCTGGCCGCCGCGCGCGCGAAGGGCATCCTGCGGTGAACGAGCAGCAGCAGGACGACATCACCGCGATGCTGCCGCCCGTCCCCGACGAGCCGGAGCCGCGCTACGGCCACCACGCGCCCGCACCCCGCTGGCGCCTGACGCTCGACGACGCGTGCCGGTGGGTCGTCACCCACCGCGCCGCGTTCTGGAGCCTGGTCACCGCCGCGGCCGCGGCCGCGCTGGCCGGCGGATACCTCGCCGGTGCGCCCGCCGGAGCCGACCCACCGGCCCGACCGCCGGCGGCCGAGGTGTCCGAGGAGCCGACGCGGACCCTGGACGCTCCGCCCGCCGCCCCCGCGCCGACCCGGACCCGCACCCCGCAGGTGAAGCGTCCGGCGCCGGTGGTGCATCCCCGCCCGACCCGCACGAAGAAGACGGCCCCCACGCGGTCACCGTCGCCATCGTCGGCGAGCCCGTCGCAGTCTCCGTCGCCAACGGGGCGCCCGTCCGGGCCGAGTACCCCGCCCACCGATACCGGAACGCCGTCGGTCCCGCCGAAGACGCCGGAACCGCAGGCCCCCACGCGAGAGCAGGGGGCGTGATGGCCCGCAAGAGCAGCGCCGTCCTCACACAGGTCGCGCCGTCGGTGCCCGAGGGCCGGACCCGCTGCGGGCATACCGCCCCGACGATCGGCTGCCGCGCCTGCGAGGCCGCCCAGTCCCGCCGACGGCGCCCCGGCCGCCTGCGGGGCCGCGGCTGGACCAAGCCCGCCAGCAGGAAGAAGCGGCGCAACAGGAGGAAACCGTGACCGTGACAGACGAGGGGGCGCAGCTGCAGAACCTGCTCGGCCTGCCCGACGACGCGTTCCGCACGCTCATCGTGAGCAACCTCGACCGCACCGAGCAGCCCGCCATGTGGGATCTGCTGCTGTCGCCGCAGTTGGCGCGCCGCACTCACGGCGTGCTCGGGGCGGCGTTCCGGGACGTGGAGGACCAGCTCGCCGAGCGCCGCGCCGACATGGAGAGCTACCGGCAGGAATGCCACGTGGAGGGGGCTGCGGGCAAGGGCAAGTGGTTCGCTGCGCAGGGCGAGCACCAGGAGTGGCGGCGCCGCGCGATCGGGTACCGCCGCATCCTCAGCCGCCGTCTCGCCGAGGCCAAACACGCCGCCGGCAACGCGGCGGCGCCCGCCCGCCCGAAACCAGCCCTGCCCGTTCCGGCCCCGCCGAACCCGGCGCGCAAGGTCCGGCAGGTGACGTCGGTGTTCCGCCTCGCCTGGGTGATCTCCGAGCACCGCGCCGAGACCCTGCGGCAGGGAATCGTCCCCGACGAGCACGACGTCGAGCTGTGGCGCGCCCTTGACCTGATCGAGGTCGACACTCCCGACGGAGTCATCACCGTCACCGAGTTCCTCGACGCCATCACCTCCAAGCCCGGCTTCGAACCCCCGGACCAGCAGGCGGGAGGACGTTCGTGAGGGCACGCACGAAGGGCCGTTCCTGCACGGAGCGCGGAGGCCGGGCCCGATGACGGCGGTCCTGACCGTCCGCGCCGGCGGCTCCGTGGCGGGGTCGTGCGGGAAGTCCTGCTATGACGCCGAGTACAAGACCTGCCGCTGTGTCTGTGCAGGTGAGAACCACGGCGTCGGGTTCGAGCAGGCGGTCAGGAACGCGCAGGCCATGGCCGAGGAGTGGGTCTTGCGGGCCCGCGCGGACGGCTGGGCCATCGACACCTTCGAGCTGGGCCTCCCCGTCGTCCAGCACGCCCTGTTCTAGGAGACGCAATGCGGAAGAAGAAGGACAAGAGCCGTCGCTGGGAGTGGCTCGCCGACCTCACCGAACTGGCTGTCGAGCTGCTGGTCGGGTGGTGGCGTTGAACGGCCAGGGCACTTGCACCGGCTGCGGAGGCACCGGTGGGTGAGCCGCTGCCGATCGTGCGGGCGCTGCGAGCACGTCGCCGCGCACTCGGGCTGAGCGTGCGCGCCGCCGCCGCACGCGCCGGGTTGTCCGCTTGCGTGCCGGCGTCTTGGGAGCGAGGAGACCGGTGCCCGTCGCTGGAACGTGCCTGCGGCTACGCCGGGGTGCTCGGGCTGGAGCTGGCGCTGCTGCCGGGCGCTAGCGGGGTGCCGGTGCCGCTCGCCGCCTGCGCCCAGGACGACAGGCGGCTGCCGGTGCTGCGGCAGCTCCGCGCGACCCGCCTCGTCCGCGAGCTCCCGGTCGCGCAGGTCGCGGCAGCGGTGGGGGTGACGCGCCCGGCCGTGACGATGTGGGAGAACGGGGAGCGCCGCATCCAGCTCGACCAGGCCCACGGCTATGCGGACGCTCTCGGGCTGCTGCTCACGGTCGAGGAGATCTCGGCGTCGGTGACCGTGCTCGTCGAGGCTGGCGGCACCCCCAGCGCTGCGAGGCGCCGATGAGCGGTATCGGCAGGTGGGACAAACCATGCGTCCACTACTCCGACGCCGAGCAGCGCACCTGCGGGGCAACGCCGACTCGCCTGTTCATCCAGGGCCCCCGTTGCTTGGACCACACTCCGTCGGCCGAGCGAGGCCTGCCCGAGCCACCGGAGGGGCGGTGCGCGCCGGCGCGGTGCTACTGCGGGCGCCCGTCGTGCCCGGCGTTCGAGACCTACGGGCGTGACTCCTACGCCGCGCAGGGCGGCCTGGCGTGGCAGGCGGTGGACGCCCGCGCGGTCGCGTCCGGTAAGCGCCGCGCCTCACCCGGCGAGCAGGAGGCGGCGAAGCGGGCGGTGCAGGAGCAGAAGGACCGCGACGCCGCACACCGCCGCACCAGCCAGCCCCACCCGGAAGGAACGCCCGGATGACCCAGCTCGCCTGCTCTCCACCCTCCAGCGACGTCCACGAGTTGCGGCACGGCTACAACCTCGCCGACCTCGAACGCCTCGCATCGTTCTCCACCCGGCGTCTCTACGGCATCACCACCGATCCCCGCGACCGCTACGCCATCGCCTGGTCAGCGATCGCCGAACACCTCTACAGCGCCGACGAGCGCCCCACCCCCAACGAACTGATCATCACCGCGCAGAACGCCATCGCCCGGAACCTGCAGAAGGAGCTCCACCACCACGGCACCGCCAAGGACTACCGGCCGATGCCCAAGTACGCCATCTACTGGGAAACGGTCATCCGTCACACCCCCAGCCCCGAGGCCCGCATCGTCGACCAGGCGGCCCTGTGGCAGATCTGGCCCCAGCTCACCCCGGTCGAGCGGTCCGCCGTGCACGCTCTCGCTGCGCGTGGCACCCACCAGGCCGCCGCCGATGCCCTTGGCATCAGCTACAGCGCATTCGCGCAGCGGCTCACCGCCGCCCGCCGTCGTTTCCTGGCTCTGTGGCACGAGGGCGAGGAGCCGTCCTGGTTGTGGCGGATCGAACTCCGTGCCAACGCCGGTACGCAGAAGACGCCCGCGCATGTGGCCAAGAGGCGGCTCGACCGGTTCACCGAGCTGCACGAGCAGGGCTTGGTGCAGAAGGAGATTGCCGCGCGTATGGGGCTCAGCTACCGGACGGTGCAGCGGCTCGCGGCGCAGTACCGCGCGGAACGGGGGCTGTGATGCAGGACGAGCGCGCCCGGCACGAGGGCCTGGACGAGAACCTCGCCGCTGGCCTGCTGGTGGCGGTGCCGCAGCGCATGCAGGAGATCCGCGGCTGGACCCCCGAGCAGCGCGCGAACGACGCCGCGTGGGTGGTGGAGCTGATGCGCGCCGGGGCGGCCGGTGACGTGCTGCTGTACGGGGCGAAGGACGGCCGCCCGGCTGCGGCGTTCGCCGCTCTGGTCCGCGGGTTGGCGGCGCTGGCGTACGTGGAGGGCGGCGTCACCGTCGCCGGGCTGCACTGGTGCGCCGCGCGGCACATCGAGTGCCCGACCGGCCCTCAGTGGGCGCACCTGGACCAGGCCGCGCCGGGGTGAGCCCGGCACACGAACCTCACCAGGCGAGACAACGAGTTAGGAGACGGGATGGCGAGACGACGCAGGGCGCAGGAGTACTCGGCGGAGGAGTTCGACGCCGTGGTGGAGCTGCTGAAGACCGACGAGAAAGCGCGCCGGAACATCGAGGCGATCACCGGCAAGAGCCTGCGCGGCAAGACCCCGCGCGAGGTGTTCGACCTGTACCTGACGGTGCAGAAGGCGACCGAGGTGAAGGCCACGTTCGCCGCCTACGGCCGCGCCGGCGTCGTGCTCGACGAGGTCCGCCGCGAGGTCGAGGGCCGCTCTGCGGTGGAGGCGGACCTGGAGGCGGCCCGCAACGAGATCAAGGACTTGGAGACCGTGAACGGGTCTCTGAAGCGCGCACTCGAAGCCGAGCGCGTGAAGACGCAGAACGCGATCGCCGCGCCGGCGATGGCGGTCCATTCGGAGGGGACGGGACGATGAGTGCTACGGACGTGTTCGGGACCAAGTCGGACGTCGCGGTGTACGTGGTGCGGCTGCAGGTTCTCGACAAGCTGGTCGGTGGGGTCCCCTCGTCCCCGAGCGTGATCAAGGGCTGGCTGAAGACCCGCCTGGAGCTGGGGGACCGGGACCTGCAGGAGCTGGCGGACGCGACGCTGAAGGAGCGGTTCCCCGACCGGCAGCCGTCGGCGGACGAGCTGGCGCAGGCGGTGATGGAGTCGGGGGACGCGGAAGTGTCGGTCAACGGCTTCAAGCGCATCCCCGGCACGGGGGCGCTGGGGTACGAGGGGCGGTGCATGAAGGCCGCGCTGAAGGAGTGGGCCAACTCCGCCTACCCGGGCACGGACTTCCCCGGCAAGTCGAAGATCACCAAGGGGTTCCGGAAGGGGCTGATGTCCACCCTCGCCGAAAGGGTGTTCGTCCCCGAGGTGTACATCGACCTCGGGGTGACGGAGCCGCACGGGGTCGAGGAGCGCATCAAGCACGTGAAGACCCCGCAGGGGCCGCGTTCCTCGATCAACCGGGTCGAGTACGTGGAGCAGCCGCTTCTGGAGTTCACGGTCCGGGTCCACGACGACTTCCTGCCGATGGAGGCCTGGGGCCGGATTTGGGAGCGCGGCGAGGACATCGGGATCGGCGCGGACCGGGGCCGCTCGGACGGCAAGTTCGAGCTCCTCGCGTTCGACAAGCAGTAGCGTGACCGGGCCGCCCGGCACAGTCCGGGCGGCCTACCCGCGACGCCGCGAACCACGATGCGGCTAGCCAACACGACAGGCCCAGTCCCGCCCGCCCTGGTCAGACCCGGCCGTGCCGACAGCCCCAATCGCGCCACGCTTGGACCCCGCCGCACCGTGCCCGACGCGCCTCGCCGGTCCGTGCCTAACCCTCGCCTCGCCATGCCGACTTGTCATGACGTGCACCCGCCCCCATCGCGTCCCGCCCTCGCCTCCGGCGACAAGCCTTGCCGCGTCCCGCCGGCGCCTGTCCCCGCCGACCCGGGCCGTGCCACACCGACATGCCCCTTCTCGCCCGGCCCCGAACGGGCCATGCCAGACCGTGCCATGCCGTGCCCATCCGACGTGCCATGCCTCGCACCCGCCCGGCCTCAGCGACATGTCGAGCTATGCCAGGCCGCTTCGACTTGCCAACTCACGCCTTACCTCGCCGTGCCCGTTCGACAAGTCAGGCCCCGCCCCTGCTCGCCGCGCCGACTTGCCTTGCCTGGCCCCGCCCGTCCTCGCCACATAGCCACGACTCGCCATTTCTCGCCAAGTCTCGACCAAGCCTGCCCTTGCCGACTCGCCATGCCTGGTCCTTTCAGTCCGACATGTCCCTTCTCCTGCTTTCCCCGTCTGCCCGCTGCCGACAGGCCTAGCCCGGCCTCGCCAGACCGCGTCGACGTACCTAATCCGGCCTCGCCATCCCATGCCGACTCGCCAACCCAGGCCATGCCTTGCCGATCCTCGCCTGCCCTCGCCATGCCATACCAGATCGACAGCTCACGTCGACCCCAGCCGCACCTCGCCACACCGACATGCCTTGTCTGGCCCTGCCCGTCCTCGCCATGCCGCAACGACTTGCCTTGCCAGAACCAGCCTCGCCCTGCCATCCCGACTACCCATCCCGTCTCGTGCCCGCCCCTGAACCGACTAGCCGCGCCCTGCACGGGCCTCGCCAGAACGACAAGCCGGACCGCAGCAAGCCGGACCGCGCCGGAACGACTAGCCAGGCCTGGTCGCCGCTGACCGTCCCCGGCCTAGCCGACAGACCAGACCACATGAGGAAAAACGACGATCGGGGGATCGATGGGGGAGACGGACAGCACGAGCCGCGCTGGAGGGCGCGCGAGCAGGTCAGTCCTTGGCGGGGGGCTTCCGCTTGCCGCCGACCTTGCCGTGGATGATCCGCGAGACGTGCGCGACGTCGTACTCGTGGTCGATCAGGAACGTGATCTGCTTCGGCGTCTTGCCGCCGGCGGCGGCGGCCTTGATGGCTTCGTGCAGCTCGATCCGCGCCTGGGTGGCGCGCCGGTACCCGCGCACGGCCTTCTTCAGCCTGGTCTCCACGGAGTCCTCTCCCTCACTCACGGTGGCCATGCTCGCACGGAGAGGGAGTGCAGTCACGGCATGTCCTCGCTTCGGGGGCGTCGATCACAGCATCACCGAATGACCATACGCCATGACCTGACATCATGCTCCGAGATCGCTACAGTTGGTCATGTTCAATCTACGCAACGTGACTCTCAGCAGGTCGTAGCGACAGGAGGTCCAGCCCTCATATGACGGCTAGCCAGGCGCTGAGAGAGGTGGGAGGGCTGCGGATTGAGCGGGAAGCTCGTGGGCGACGTCATCGAGTGGCGTCGTACGCCTGCGGGCGCGGAGCTGTCGGACAAGGAGTTCGCCGTGCTCCTGACGATCGCGGACCGTGTCCTGGACGAGCGGGCCCGGGACATGCGCCGTTTCAAGAACGACGACTGCGACTTGTACGACCGGCTGTGCCAGGTAGCGAAGGTGTCCCCGCAGGGGCTCAAGAAGATCCTCCAGCGGCTCGCCGAGCGCGGGCTGGATGTCCGCGTGGTGTGGAAGCGGGACAAGAACGGCGATCCGGTGTACGCGGCCAAGGGGCACGCGATGGACTTCCGGCTGCCCGAACTGCCCGCGTTCGCGCGGATCGTGGCAGCCGAGGAGGTCGCGTGATCCCTGTGGACAACCCGGCGTCTCGGGCCTGTGGACAACCGGGCGCCCGCCAGTCCAAAGGGGGTGGGCTCCATACCCCCTTTGGACTAAGGGGGTGGGCCCTGTACCCCCTAACCGCTTCAAAGGGGGTGGGCTGTGTACCCCCTTAGGTCCTAAAGGGGGTGGGCCCCGTACCCCCCCAGACGTTTACAAGCACCTAAGAGATCAACTGCACCTCTTCAAACAACTGCACCAGACCCCGCTTCTGTCTCCGGTGGCTGAACTGGAAGGCGGCGAAGCGGGCCGAAGCCGATGTGGAAAAGCGAGATCTGATCGCCGTGAGCAGAGACCTCAGCGCGGAGCTGCGCGCCGCCCAGGCCGCCGCCGACGACGCCGACCGACGTCTCGCCGCAGCACGCGCCAGCGAACGCTCCGCCAGCCGCGCATACGACGCACGCCGTCGCCGCAACCCCAAGGGCATCCAAACCGAACGGGCGCGAAGCTCCTGGGCGCTCGCCCTCACCGAATGGATCACAGCCCTCGTCGCCCGCGAAGCCGCACGCGACCACATCCGGGCCGAACGACGCGGCGTCGACGAAACGGCAATGAACGCGCTGATGAGCAACGAGCAGCCGGTCTCGTACGAGGACGACCACGGGGCCGCGCCATAACCGACTGCCAGAAGGAACGAACGAACTTAAACGGACACAAACGCCTATAAAAGCCGTACGCCCCATGAGAACCCACCACCGTCAAAAAGGGACACAACGCATGAACGACGCCACACCCCAACCCACCACCGACACCCGACAGATCACCCTCACCGTGATCACCACAACCGGAGAAATGACCACCGCAACCGCCACCCTCCCCCTGCCCCAAGTCCACGACCTCGTGACCCGCGCCGAACAGATCGGGAAGGGCGACCAGCAGATCGTGCTGACCGTCCCGCGCCCCGGCATGACGCCACGCGTGGTGGTCCGGTCCCGCTCCGACGCCGACGCCGTGGCCGGCCTGGTGGCGGCGATGGGCGGCGACCTGTGACCGGAGAAGGGACCTGGCGGGGCGGGGATGGGGCTGGCAGCCCCGGATCCGATCACGGCGCCGCGAGCACCGCCGATCACGTATCGCGACAGGGCCGGGACGCTCCGGAGCCGTCACAGGCGATCTCAGCGCCGCGCGAGGCTCGGAACGCCGAGTCCGCGCACGCCATCGCGCCGGGGCAGGTGTACGAGTCCTGCCAGCCCACCTACCTCGTGGACGGCGAACCCGTCCGCACCCGGATCCGGGTCGTCGGTGACCCGGGCGACCGGTGGCTCCCCGGCTACAGCAAAGTCCAGGTCGTCACCCTCCTCGAGGACGGCCGCGGGGTCCGTGAGCGGTCGCTGGCCACGCGTCAGCTCTACGCGTCCGGGGTGACGGCGGCCGGGCTGGAGCGGCGGACCGGGTACCGGCTGGTCTCCGGGCCCGGAACGTCAGGGGCCGGGTCGTGAGCATCCTTGGCCGGACCTACCTCGACCCGGGCGACCGCCTCTCCGGCTACCGGCGCCCGCCCGAGCCCGTGACCGTCCTCGCGCAGTGGCGTGGCACCTCCCGCGCGCATCCGCCGGCGCCGTGCCCGTCCTGGCTGCACTGGCACGGTCGGGTGAAGGCGGGGCCGCGGAACGTCCTCGTGCGCCGGTCGGATGGTCGGCGCGACGTCATCCAGTTCCCGCGGCGCCTCCGCCGCCCACCCGAAGGAGAGCCCCGTGCCTGAGCGTTTCCGTAAGAAGCCCGTCGAGATCGAGGCCGTCCGCTGGGACGGCCACAACGAGATGGAGCTGATCGCCTTCACCGAGGGCGGTTTCACGGTGCTGCCGCCCACGCCCTACCCGCCGCATCTGGAGCACCTCCCGCCGCCCCCGAACACGGCGCAGGTGTACGACAAGCTGCACCACACCTGGGTCGGCGTCGAGACCGGCCAGTGGGTGATCCGGGGCATCAAGGGAGAGTTCTACCCGTGCGCGGATGACGTGTTCACCGAGACGTACGAGGAGGCCCGGTGAGCGACACACCCGCCACGCGCGCCTCAGACGCCCCCACAGCCGCGAACGGCCCCACGGGCGGGCATGGAGAAGGCGGGGCGGGCGCGGGGCCCACAGCGGCCCGCACGACGGCACGCAAAGAGATCACGATCGCGATCGACGACGGCGTCTACCTCAACCCCATCGCCACCGGACAGATCAGCCTCAGCGACGAACGCCAGGCGATGACCGACCTCGCCGCACTCCTCCGTGACGCCGCCAAGTCCGTAGAGGCAGAGCGCGACCGCGAGTTCCCAGACGAGGAGCCCGACCATGGCTGAGCCGACCACGCCCCGACCGCCGGTCCGCTGGAACGTGTGCCCCGACTGCCTCGGCCGCCACCCGGACGGCGCCGCATGCCTCGACGAACCCCTCGCCGACTGGGAGCGGAACCTGCTCGACCGCAAGGACCACGAGACCGAGCCGACCGAGCCCCGCCCCGATGCACCCCACGAGCGGTGCGGCGCGTCCAGCCGCATCGGGTTCCACTACCTCGTGCCCTACATCGGCCCCTGCGTCCTGCGCCGCGACCACGACGGGCCCGTCCACGAGGACGCCAACGGGACGCAGTGGACCGACCCGCGCCCGGCCAAGGCGGGCGACCTGGCCGCGCTGTGCCCGCCCGCTGGTGGCCTGCGCGAGCGGCTCACCGAAGCGCTCCAACAGGCCGACGCCTGGGCGCAACTGCTACCGGAGGACCGCGCACGGTTCGCCGACGCCGTGCTTCCCGTCGTAGAGGAGGTGCTCACCGAGGCCGAGCGGGACGCCCGCAGCCGCGTCGACCGGTGGCTGAAGCGCGCCCTCGCTGCCACGCTCATCGGCTTCGTGATCTGGGGAGTCGTAGGCATCGCGTGGTGGGTGATGGCATGACCGAGCCGACAACGGCCCGCACAGATCCTCTGCTGCCCGACGCCGAGCGCATCGCCGAGATGCGGCGCCGCAACGCGCGGGCAGCGTTCGAGCCCGACCTGCGCCTCCTGATCCAGATCAACGTGGAGGACGTGCCGCTCCTTCTGTACGCCGTCGAGCAGCTCGGCAAGTACGCCGACCAGGCCGAGGCCGCCGTCGAGCGCGTGCGCGAGGTGCTCGACGCCATGCGCAAGACCCCCGGAACCCGCGCATGGGCCGACCGCCTCGACACGGCCCTCACCGGAACCGCGCCCCGCCCCGGCCTCCGCGTGCACGAACTCCGCACCGCCCGGGGATGGACGCTCGCCGAACTCGGCAGGGCCGCCGGGCTGACCCGCGAGACCGTCCGCAACATCGAGACCGGCGACACGGCGCCGCTGCCCGAGAGCCTGGACGCCCTCGCCTCCGCGCTCGGCGTGCCCCGCGCCACACTCGAACCGCAGGCCACCGCCGCAGGCCCGCCGCGCATGGCCGAGCACGGCGTCGCCTACCTCACCGACACCGGCCGCTACGTCATCGCCGACCACGGCGGCTGGCTCACCGGCACCTACGCCACCGAAGACGCCGCACGCCTGGCCCTCACCGTCGACGACACCCAGCTCGTCGCGCTCCGCGACCGCATCAACCGCGACGCCGACCGCGGCATCACCGTCGCCGACCTCCGCCCCGCACTCGACCACACCCCGCCGAAGGAGTCCTGATGGACACCACAGCTCCGCGAGCACGACGGGCTTGGCAATGGCTCCTCGACCGCCCTACACCGACCGGGCCGCCCCCTCGCCGGATCGTCAGCCTCATATGGTTCCTGTTCGTCCTCGCGGCCGTGATGCTGCTCGAAACCGGAACCATTTCACCGGGGCCAGTCCTGGATGTGCTGGACATCCTCATGCTGGCCGCGATCGTCATCGGCCTCACCGTGGTCGTCCTCATGATCTGGCTGGCGCGACGAGACCAGGGGCCCACTGGCCGACCCGAGGAGCCGGACGAGGCCGAGCCCGATAAGGACCTGCCGCACATGTTCGCGCAGAACCTGGCTGAATTCAGAGAGAACCTCGCCCCGCTCGACGAAGCCGCGCGCGGCTACCGAACCCAGCTCATCGCCGACGGCTGGTCCGAAGACGCCGCCGAGAACATGGCGCTCGCCTTCTACGCCACCCAGATGAACATGCTCAACAAGGCGATCGAGGGAGCCGCCGATGCCTAGCAACCCCGATCTCCCGATGGCGATGCCGTCCCTGACCCACGCCGTCTGGTCCTGGCCCTGGACCCGGTACGCGCCCCGACGTCTCGCCCTCACCGCCCGAGCGTGCGGTCTCACCGTCGACACCGAGCACGACGGCGGATGGCTCCTCCGCCTCCACCTGATCACCGCGACCGGCCCCGACCGGGCCGTCCGCCGATACGACCGCGTGCTCCGGCGCCTCGCCCGCGGAGGAGCACCCGCACCGCGCCCACCGCGCGACCTGATCGACAAACTCCGTACCCAGGAGGCCAAGTGACCGCCACACCCAGGCGGTTTGTCTACGGTGCGCTGACCGCCGCAGCGGTCACCATCACCGCCAGCATCACGGCCACGCTCACCGCCGTCTTCCTCGGCGTAATCGTAGGAAGCGTCGCCGGTGTCCTGCTCGGAGCACCTGCCGTGCCACTGGGCCTCTGGGTAGGGTCGCGGGCTCGACGCCCCGATCGGCCGCCCACCCTGGCGCCAGATGTGGGCCCGGCCCTGGCCGCGCTCGAAGCCGCCAGCGAACAGCACCGCCACGACGATGCGCAGGCCTTCGCCGACCGCATCGCCGCTGCGGAATGCGATGCGCTCGGTCACGACCCCGGGCCGGACCACGGCCTCATCGAAGTGGTCGCCTGGGGCTTCACCGAACCCTTCGTGGCCGGGCCGCGCTGCCAAAGGTGCGGCCGCCGCCTCGACCCGGTGGAGGGGAACGAGAACGGCGCCGCTGACGTTCGCATGTCCAAGGAAGTCACGCATAGCGACAGGATGACTCCGGAAAGCGAAGGGGGGATTCGGTGAGCGACCAGGACACGCCCCCGCCTCGCGTCCGGAACGGCGGCGCCCACTGGTGCGACGAACACCAACGCTGGGAGTGCATCAAGAACCGCAAGCAATCACGCGGCGGAGGCCGCTGCCACAGCCCAGCAGTCACCGGCCTCGACCGCTGCCGCAACCACGCCGGCGTCACCCTCGAACTCGCCGAAGTCCAAGGCGCAGCCATGGACGCCTGGTCCGCCACCTACGGACAGCCCGCCGTCGACCCCGCCCAAGCCGTCATCGGCATGCTGAACCTGGCAGTTTTCCGCGCGAACTTCTACGCCGGCCTCCTCGAGGAGCAGGTCCTCCAAGCGCAGGAAGACCGCGAAGAGACAGGCGACCCCTACGGCAAGGGCGCGCCCCCAGTGGGAGAAGGCGCCGGCCTCATCGGCCACACCTACAGCGCCGACAAGGAACACGGGATCTTCGCATCCGGGGAAGCCATCCGCGGACTCGTGCTCCTCGAGGGACAGGAACGCGACCGGGTCGTGAAGTACGCGAAGGCCGCGCACGACATGGGCATCGCCGAACGCCACGTCCGCGTCGCCGAGCAGCAGGGCGAGCAGCTCGCGGGCGCCATCCGGCAGATCCTCGACGGCCTCAACCTCTCACCCGAGCAGCGGCAGGTCGTCCCGCAGCTCGTCCCGCCCGTCCTCCGCGCCCTCGCCCCCGGCAACCCCGCCGCCTGACCGAAAGGAACCCTGACTATGGGACAGTCCACCAACGCCGTGCTCGTCTACGGCTACAACCTCGGCGGCGGCGAGATCGACTGGCTCGTCGAGGAAGCCAATGGCAAGTACGGCGAACTCCAACTCGACTGGTTCGACGAAGAAGGCGACGACGACTTCATCGACGCCGCCGAGAAGCACCTCCTCAAGGCGGCCGGGTTCACCGAGACCTACGAAGACGGCCGTGACGGCTACTTCGGCCGCGAGCGCGCGGCCAAGAAGGCGCTCGGCGTCGAGTTCGAGACTTACTGCTCGGGTGACTACCCGATCTACACGATCGCCGCGCACGTGATCACCGTGCACCGAGGCGACTGCAAGCTCCTCAACCTCGACGAACTCGCCCGACTGCCCAGCGAGAACGGCTTGGACGACAAGCTCACCGCCGCGCTCCGCGCCCTCGGCCTCACACCCAAGCAGCCCGAGCCCGCGTGGCTCCTCGTCTCCTACTGGGGCTGACCATGCCCGACCACACCATCCCCGCCACCGCGGCCGCGCTCGACGACCGCGCCAGCGTCGGCGGCGGGTTCTGCCCGCTCTGCAAGGCGTGCGCCGACCACGGCATCGCCCACGCCTGCATCACCCAGCCCGGCCCCATCGACACCGTCCTGCTCGACCTCCCAACCGACGCCCTCGAGGGGCTGCTGGCTCGGCTCGCCGCACACCCAGCCCGGCCATTGAACGAACACGGCGAGCGCCGCGGCGTCGACCGCACCTGGTGCTGCTGCGGCTGCACCACCCCGAAGAAGGACGACCATGGCTGAGCGGATGTACCGGTACGTCGTCCCCGTCGACGACAAGCCCCACACGATCGAACTGGCGCCCGGCCGCGCCGCCGAATTGGGACCGCTCCACCTGTCCGCCACCGCCAGCGAGGTCGAGTTCTGGGCGCTGCACTCCGACGAGTACGCCCACCGGCCGCTCCCGTTCACCTTCCAGGTGTTCGGCACCGGGCAGCCCATCCCGCCCTGCGCACTGTGGCGGGGAACCGCGCCCCGCACCCGCGAGGGCCTCGTCTGGCACCTCTTCGAACTCCGGGACGCCGAGATCGAGCCCGGCGTCGCAGTGGTGCGCGGTGAGCGGTACGAGCTGACCGAAGGGACCGACGCAGCGAGCGCCGACCTGGGGATTCAACACGCCGCCTCGGCCGCGCTGGATGCCATGCGCGCCGGCGACCGCAGCGCAACCAACCGCGCCCTCAACCAGCTCCAGAACGACCACGGCATGGCAGGCATCACCACCGCCCTCATGCACTGGTGCGACGCCGCCCTGGAGGTCATGCCCGTCCGAGACGGCCCGGTCGGACTGTCATGGCTGGACACCGAAACCGGCCGGGTCCAGACCACCGACGCCGGTGTCCCGATCACAGAGCAGTGGGCGTGCCGACTCATCGCCGCGCGGGCCAATGGCGACCGCGACGCGTTCACCGCGCTGGTGAAGGCCGTCCCGGACGAGGCGATCCCGGCGCACGTCGGCGCGATGGTCCAGATGGCCGCGTGCATCATCCAGGAGGCGAACGGATGAAGCCGACCCTCTACATCTTCGACGAGGACCCCGGCCTCCTCCAGGCGCTCGACGACTACTGCGCCGAGTGCAGGGGCCGCGGCTGCACCAACTGCCTGCCCGCCAGACCCGTGTGGCAGCCCGCCGCCTCGGAGGTCGGGCTCGACCATGACGACCGCACGCCGCCGCTCGCGCCCGACCGCGTCCACGCCCTCGACCGGCAACCCGTGCCCGCCGGAGCGGCCGCCGCCGGTGGCTGCGACCCGATCCACCCGCCCGGATGGCTCATCAGCGCAGAGCCCGTCATCGACCGCGACCAGGCGGCCGCCGAGGTCCTCCGCATCCTCGCCGCGGCGCGAAAGGACTCGACCCGATGACGCTCACCGAGGACTCCGCCGACTGCCGCCGGTCCGGCTGCGGCCAGCCGCACGGCCCGCGGCAGGTCGTACTGGTCGGCCCGGACGGGACCGACCGGAAGCGCTGCGGACCGTACTGCGAGGAGCACACCCACACGCTGATGAGCAACCTCACGCCCACGTACACCGGCACCGGCGACCCCACGTACCGCGTCGAGACGATCCCGGCCGGGACACCCACCGAGAACGGAGCACGACATGCGTAAGATGCCGACGATCTTCATCCGGGACTGGGAGAACGACCGCTCCCGCGTCACCCGCGAACCCAACCCCGACTGCGCCTGGGTGTTCGCCGGCGAAGGCCGCGCGACGCGCAAGCTCGACGGGACGTGCACGCTGCTGGACGCAGGCGGTCGGTGGCACGGCCGCCGCGAGGTCAAGCCGGGCAAGACCCCGCCGCCGAACTTTTCTCTCGTGCAGGTCGATGACCGGACGGGGAAGCGGACGGGGTGGCTCCCGATCGAGGACACCTCGTACGCCAAGATCCACGCCGAGGCGCTTAACCCGGCCCTGTATGAGGACGGGCACCGGTTCGAGCCCGGCACCTACGAGCTGTGCGGCCCGAAGATCAACCGGAACCCTGAGGGGTTCGAGGCGCACGTCCTGATCCCGCACGGCGCGCACGACCTCGGAGACGTCCCGCTCGACTTCGACGGCCTCGCCCTTTGGCTCCTCGCCCGCCCGTACGAGGGGATCGTCTGGTGGCACCCAGACGGGCGCCACGCGAAGCTCAAGCGGACGGACATGCCTCCCGAGTTCGCGTCCAGCCCGGCGGCCACGGAAGCCGCGCGACAGCTCGTCGGCCAGCCGTACGAGTGGCAGAGCGAGCACGGCCCAGAGATAGTCGAGCTGGAGGCACCGTGAAGGTCTGGATCGCCACCTCCGGCAGCTACTCCGACTACCGGATCGAAGCCGTGTTCACCCGCCCGGAGGACGCCCGCGACTTCGAGCTCGGCGAGGACTTCGAGGAGTACGAGGTCCACGACGGGCCGCTGGAGGTGCGGGACTGGTGGACCCTGTGGTGGCACCCGCAGGGGCAGCACGGCCCCGACCCGGTCGTGACCTCCGACCGCCGGACCTTCGACGGGCACCCGAACTACGCCCGCCACGAGTGGGGCAAAACCGGCCGCCACGTGCCGTTCCTCCGCGTGGAGGGCTGGGACCGCGAGCGGGTCATGAAGGTGTTCAGCGAACAGCGCGCGCAGTGGGCCACCCGCAACGACATGGGGATCAAGCCGTGACCCCGAGAGCGCGCACCGTCCTGACCTGCGTCGGGTCAGGTTCCTTCACCTCCGGGAGAGAAGGATCATGAAGGTTCCGGTCGCTGAACTCACCCGCCCGCTCGGAAGCGGCACCGTCCGCTACCACTGCCCGGTCACCAGGTGCCGCTGGCATTGGGACGAGCGGCCCGGCCTCGAACCGTCCGGCCCGATCCCGCTCCCCATCAACTTCACACCCGAGAACCTCGACCAGGCGCTCACCGCCATGGCCTGCAAGCTGGCCACAGCCCAGGCCCGGCGCGTCGAGACCGTCCTACGAGCGCACCTCACCCTCGCCCACCCCGGCTACCTGAAGGACCAGCACCAATGAACGAGCCCCTGGTGAAGTTCCTGCGGGCCCAACTGGACCGGGACGAGCGCATCGCCCGAGCGGCGATCGCTGACGACGGTGGCCAGGACGGCGGGTTCGAAGACGCAGCCTGGCTGGACGACCGAACCCACCCGCTGTGCGCCCGCATCGCCACCGACGCCGCCAACCTGATCCGCGCCACCGCAGTTCCCCGCCGGGTGCTGGCCGAGGTCGCCCACAAGCGAGCCGTCCTCGACCGCCACGACTGGTGGATCAACCGCCCCACCGAAACCGACGCCGAGCTACACGCCCGCTGTGCGCACCCGGACTACGAGTACGAGACCACCGAGGGCCCGCGGAAAGCGTGGGACGAAGCCGACGAGCCGCCGGACGGTCCTGACGGCAAGCCGGACCCCTCATGGGAACGGAACGTCGAAGAGGGCCGGGACGGCTGGGAGCGGTTCGACTACATCGAAGAGTCCTACTGGCGTCGCCGCCTCCCACCAGAGAAGGCCGCCGAGAGGCACCGCCGGATGGAGCGACCGCCCCGCGAACTGCTGGAGCTGGCCGCGATCTACGCAGACCAGCCCGGCTACCGGCCCGAATGGCGTCCCTAACCCCGCTCGACCACCGCCCGCCGCCGAGGGGAGCCCGCATTGACAGAACCCGCCGCCACCATCCCGACCAGCCCGGCCGAGGAACTCGCCCAGCTCGTCCGCGAGCTCGTCGACGAAGTCACCACCGACGAAGCCGTCACCCGCTACAAGGACGTCAACCGAGGCGCCGGCCGCACCGTGACGGTCGTCGACCCCGACGCGCGGCACCGCACCCGCGACGTCGGCCTCCTCGACCAGCTCCACGCCATCAAGTCCGCGAAGGCGACCGTGCCGGTGAAGGTGTACCAGTGGGCCAGTGCTCACCGCGGCCCCGACGGCGTCGGCTGGGACGACCGGTGCGGGGCGGCGCGCCAAGGCCTGCGGTGCTCGCACGGGAAGTGGGTCCACGCCCGTACCGAGCAGCGCCCCGCCGCACGCCTCGGTGTCGTCGCCGGAGGCGCCGCCGTCCCCGGCGGGTCACCCGGATGGGACCGCGACGGCGCCCTCAACCCGCTGCGCTCCCTCGGTTTCGAGTCCGCGACCCCCGCCACGTCCGCGGTCGAGTTGTACGACGACATCCGCCGCGGTATCGACCGTCTCCGCCGCGATCTCCGCCACGCTGCCGAACGAACCTGGGGCGGCCGCAAGGCCCCTTCGGCGGCGCTCCACGAGTGCGTCGGGCTGCTCCTGGACGTCGACGACGACACCGCCCGCGACGCCATCCGACAGGTGCGGGGGTGGGTGTCGACGTGCCGGATCTTCCTCGGCTACGACGCCCCCATCGTCCGCCTCAAGGACCTGGTGTGCGGCGCCTGCGGGGGAGACCTTCACGTCCGCGCCGACGCCTCCACCGCCGTCTGGTGCGCTGGCTTCCCGGCCGCCACGGTGCACGGGCCGGGCGGTCCCTGGACCGAGTGGGGGCCGGTCGAGTACCCGGCCGAGCCCGGCTGCGGCGAACGGTACCCGCGCGGGTCGTGGATCAGGCTCCTCGAACAAGCAGCGAAGGCAGGCTGACATGAACGATCTTGTTCAGTGGCTCGGCGTGCAGCTCGACGCCGACGAGCGCTGCGAGCGCATCAATACGAGAATGCCGTTCGGCCTTTGAGTAGTCCGCGAGGGTGACGGCCTCCTAGTCAATTCAGGCAGTTATCAAGATCCACAGATCCTTTCTGGACGGATCGCTCGTTTCGGGCATGCAGACTGTTTCGAGTCCGAGCCCCCCGCCGTGAACGAAACGGAGCACGGATGACCGAAAACCTCTCCGACCTCTACGAGCTGTTCGTCGAGTGGGTGTTCGACCACTCGAATGACAACCCGCTCGGGGAAGTGGAAGTGGCAGGGTTCGGCAGCATGCACAACCTCACCAGCGAGGCGTGCTGGACGCTGCTGAGGCACTGCAAAGAGCGCGGCTTCGTGGACGACAAGCACAGCACCCTCGGGACCCCGGTGGCCAACATCACGAACTACGGCCGCGAATGGGCCGAAGCGCGTAAGAGCCGCCGTGGCGACAAGATCCAGCGGAAGATCGCCGCGCGCAACGGTCTCCTGGTCTGGCTGTGGGAGCAGAAGGAGGCGGGGAGAGGTTATCCGCTCGTCGACAGCTTCCGTAAGAGCCCAAAGGCCAAGTTTGAGGGCGACATCCTCTCGGAGAACGAGATTGACCGAGCGGCGGCATCGCTGAGGGATAGCGGCCTGATCCACGGCGTCGAGGTCGCTCAGCGCCGTGGCCCGGTACGGGCAGAACCGACCAACGAAGGCGACCGTTGCATCGAGCAGTACTCGGGAGACGTCATGGCGTACGAGCAGGCGAAGCACAAGGCCGGCACGAACATCACGTTCGGCGGGGACAACAAAGGCGCCTTCGCTGTCGATAGCCAGCACTTCGAGCAGCACGTGACCGTCTTCGAGGGCGAAAAAGTCGCCCAGGTCATGAGTGTGGTCGAGCAGTACCGGCAGGCCAAGCCGACCATCAACCTCCCCGCCGAGGCCGAGGCTGAAGTCGTGGAAGTCCTGGAGGAGCTGGAACGGGAGGTCAACAGCGGCACCCCGGACGTCGGGCGGATCCGGCGCGGCCTTCAGTTCGTCGGCGCGCACCTGAACACGGCTGCTGCCGGAGCACTCGGCAACCTCATTGCCGCCGGCGCCCTGGAGTTGGCAGCGTCGTTGGGGTGACATGCCCCTGAAGAGTGCCGCTGGGGAAGTCGTTGCGCGACATGATGATGGTGGTGGTCGTCTCTGCTGCTGCCACGGGCAACCGTGGCACCCGGGTAGCCGGCGGGGGAGCACGACCCGTTCGAGACGGGTCAGAGACACGGTCCGGGTTGGTGCGAGCCGTCCCGCGCTCAGGGCACGTGACTGCCGTGACCCGAAGCTGAGTGGAAACGGCGTGGCCCGGGGGACCGGTCTCCGACGCGGCCGTCACGGGCCAAGGAGACCGGTCACCAGCCGGAGTCGTGGATCTCGCGGAGCAGGGAAGTCGCGAGCATACAGCCGATGATGGCGTTTGCTTCGGTGAACTGGACTGCGGAATGAACCGCGTGGCTGGTTGCGTGGCGATTGAAGGTGTCCGGAATGGGGTCCCTGCCAGAGGTGTACTTGCGGAGCGCAGGAACAGCAGGGGTGAGGACACACCCAGCCCGGAACTCGGCGATGTCGATGTCGTCATGGACCCACCGGCGCTTCAGGCGCTTCGCGGTCTTGTCGTGGTAGAAGAACTCGCCGAGGCTCTCCGGGAAGAGAACCCCGTTGCGCATGATGTGACGTAGCAGTTGGTCGAAGACGTTGGCAGCGTGCGACTGGGCCGGTCCATCGATCCCTTGAGCCAGCGCAGCCAGGGCATCCTGAATCGCTGCCCGGTGCCCTTGGAGATCGGGGTGCGTGATCTCCTTGAGGGTCTCGGTGCAGTCCTCGATCACGTCGCCTCGGTGGGAGACGAGGAGCGCTCGCCTTGCGTCCTTGTTCTCGGCGAGGAGCAGCGCGTTGACCAACTCGCTGTGGGGGACGTAAGCGAGGGGCAGCCCTTCCTCCTTCATGATCGTTTCTGCAGCGTCGAACAGGTCGAGGTTGAAGATTCCGTTCTCGTAGAAGCACCGGTCGCCCCAGTTCGGCGGTTCCCAGTCGTCGGGGATACCGAGGTCGAGGGGGATCCGCAGCCGAAAGTCCTGCAGCCAGGATTCGGTGATCTTCCCGAAATCGATCAGCAGCTCATTGTGGGTGCGGAGGATGAGGCTGGTGTCGACCAGCGGATACTTCGGCACGGGAAACCTGAAACCGATAGGTCTGATCTTGAAGCCGGCCCCTTGGAAGGCGTCGGCGAGAGGACGCGCTGGGCGCTCCGTGCGTGGCGCAGCTTCTTCGGGGGGAACGGCGCTCTCCTGAGTCGCAGTCTCCTCTGACTCTTCCGAGTCGCCCTCTGGGGCGTCAGATTCCATAGCAAACCATGATGCTCCGGATTCTTTAGCCATACATAGCGAATAAAGGCTTCGCGGTCGGAGCGGTTCGGGCGCCCCGGCGGCTGGCGCTCCTTCAGGTCGGCGGCTCGCCATCCGTGTGATGGTCACCCTTCGTGCTGGGCAGTGTCCCTGGCGTTGCCAGGTGGCGCTGCGCGTCCGGTGTGCTGATTGACGGCTTAGCTGCTGCTCGGCGTCTTCCCTTGCGCTCGCCGTCTGCTCGCCTTCGCCTCAATCGTGTTGACAAGGTTGCTACATAGAGTTACTTTGTTAATACGGAAGAAGCAAAGTTCTGGACGGGAGGCACCCCATGGCCATCGACGTGAACGCCGCGTTCGCCACCGAGAAGACCGACCAGCTCAACGCCAGACGCACCGCACGCGAACAGCAGATCAAGGCCCACACGGATCGGATCGCCTGGCTGGAGTCCGAGGTCGCCGAAGGCCGCATGACCCAGATCGCCCCCAACCGCTACCGCGTCACCCAAGGTTGGGACGCGGGCGAGACCTTCACCGTCAACCGCAACGCCGCAGGCCACATCGCCGCGATCGTCGCCGACCACGGCCTGGACACCACCGCCACCGGCGACGTCGCCCTCTACACCGCCGTCCCCGCCTGGCACAGCCTCGGCAACCACATCCCCGGCGGCACCTCCGACATCACCGAAGTGCTCCGCCTCGGCGGCATCAACTGGCAGGTCGAGAAGCGCCCCGTCCGCTACTCCTTCGGCGGCGACCTTCACGTCATGGGCGACCAGTACGTCACCCTCCGCGACGACACCGGCGCCCCCCTCGGCGTCGTCGGCCGCAAATACACCGAGATCCAGAACCGGCGCCTGTTCACCTTCCTGGAAGACCTCGTCGCCCGCCACGGCGTGATCTGGCAGTCCGCCGGAGCGGTCCGGGGCGGCCGCCGCGTGTTCGTGTCCATGCGCGTCCCGAGCAACGTCACCGTCGACCCCGGCGGCATCGCCGACGAGATCGCCCTGTTCATCGTCGCGATCAACTCCCACGACGGGTCCTCGTCCGCCCAGGCGGTCGTGACCCCGTGGCGGCCCGTCTGCGGCAACACCGAGCGGTTCGCGGTCCGCGACGCCAAGTACCGCTGGACGATCCGCCACACCTCCGGCGCGCTGGACCGCATCGACGAGGCCCGCCGCACCCTCGGCCTCACCGTCAGGTACGCCGACGCGTTCGCGGCCGAGGAGACCGCGCTGGCCCGCACCGACCTGGCGCTGGCCGAGTTCCACAAGGTGATCGCGGACGTGTGGGAGCCCACCGGCGACGACGACAGCCAGCGGGCCCGCAACAACGAGGCCCGCCGCACCGAGCAGCTCGTCGCGATGTTCCGCGCCGAGGAGCAGCGGGCGGGCCGCACCGCCTACGCCGCCGAGCGCGCCATCACCGACTACCTCGACCACGTCGCCCCCAAGCGGCCCGGCAAGTCGATGAGCGAGGAGATCGCCCGCGCGACCGCGCTGGTCGAGGGCAGCGACGACGCCCTCAAGACCCGCGCGCACCGCCGCCTGATGACCCTCGTCCGCCGCTGACCACCGTCCCCGGGGCCGGGTGCGGCTGGCCCCGGGGACGGTCCCACCCCGAGCCGCACACCCCACCAGGAAGGAACACGCCCGATGCCCCCGAACCTGACCGACGAGATCCAGGCGACCGCCTGGCAGGTGCCCTCCGAAGAGCACCTCGGCATCGTCTACACCGTCACCCGCACCCCCAGCGGCGAGATGACCTGCACCTGCCCGCACTACCGATTCCGCCGCCCGAGTGACCCGCACATCGACGACAAGCACGTGGAGAAGGTCCGCGCCTTCCTCGCGCTTCAGCGCGCCGGGCTGGGCGGCCTCCTCGCCGCGCTCACCCCGGCCGACATGACCGCCCTGGCCGCCGCCTCCGACGCCATCGCGCGCCTGGCCGCAGAGAGCCAGCGGTGAGTATCCGCGTGGTCTGCGAGGCCGAGGCTGTCACCCTCACCTGGACGCTGACCGAGGAGCACAGCCACCGCTTCACCCGCGAGGACCTCGAAAACGCCCTCGACGAGAACGGTTGCCTCGACCCGGACGAACTGGCGTCGCTGTGCGCGGAGATCGAGGGCGACGACACCTACGACTACACGCTCGACCGCTCCATCACCGAGATCAAGCCCGAAGGGCTGGAACTGGTCGCCTGACCCGCCGGTGGCCGCCCCCGCCCCCCGCCCGGGACGGCCACCGGCCTCCACCCCATGCCCCGAAAGGACAGCGACACATGACGAACTGGAACCGCGTCCCGGGCCCCGTAATCGGCCTGCTGCGCCGCCTGAAGGACATCGAGCACAGCGACGGGTCCTGGCCCGGCTCCGACACGGTCAACACCGTCAACAGGTGGCTCACCGACCACGGCGTCGCCCCGGAAACCCCGGCCGAGGACCTCCCGCCCGCCGACGACCCGCCCCACCGGTACCGGCGCCTCGTCGAGGTCGAATGCACCTCGCACTGGCCCCTCGACGCGACCGACCTCGACCACGCCATCACCGGCGCGGTCACCGGCACCGGCGTCCGCGTCGAGCACGCCGACCTCGCCGAAACCATCTGGGTGGAACTGACGGCCACGGCCGCCACCAAGCCGCCCAGGTGACACGACGCCGACCAGGCCCCGGGGGGCCGACTGCACGTCGCCCCCCCCCGGGCACCCCGCGCGACACAGCACAAAAACCCCGAGGAAACACCACATGGCCGTCACCACGAACGACGACGTCTACGCCATCAACAAGCTGACCGGCTTCCTGCTCCCGGAGCTGCGCGGGCCGGGCCGCCCGCCGGTCACGGCCGGCGAGGCTGCCGAGGCCCTCGCGCACCTGGCCGACGCCGCCCACCGCAAGCACATGGCCGGGCCGCTCGGCGGCGAGGTCCTCGCCGCCTGGGCAAGCAACCCGCCGAGCGCGGGCCGCGCCGGCTGACCCGCGCGGCACCTCGTCCGCCGGGCGTCGGCCGAACCGTCGGCGCCCGGCCCGCGCGCCGCCCCGCTCGAGCGCCAGCCCTGCGTCCGACATGGAGAGGAACCGTCATGCCCACCGCGACACCCGCCCGCCCCCTACCGCCTCACCCGGCCGCGGCCGCCCTACACTTTGCTTCTCCTGCACTAACAAAGAGAGGCGGCGCCATGGGCGAAGACCGCCCGCTGGGCGACCCGGACAAGGAGTTCTGGACCGTGGCCGACGTCGCCGCCTTCCTGGGCGTCAGCGCGGACACCGTCCGGGTCTACCGCTCCCGCCGGCGCGGCGAGCTTCCCAAGGAAGACGACCGCTTCGGCCAGTCGCCGGTGTGGAGACCCCTCACGATCCTCAACCACAAACGCCCAGGCCAGGGAGCCCGCACCGACCTGCAGGACCACTCGGCCGAGGCCGCGGAGCCGGGCCGGGTGACGGTTCGGGTGCTCCTCACCTTCGGCGACACCGCCGAACTCATCACACCCGACCACGACCACCGCGCCCCCCTGCGGATCCCCGCGGACGTCATCGCCTCCGACGCTGGCCTGCCGGCCAACGAGCTGCCCGGCAGGTTCTTCACTGCGGTGCGGGCCGGCGAGGGATACCGGGACTTCCGGCTCCTCAACGATCCGCGCCTCTGAGCGCCCCACGAGCGGCGAGGCGCGCGGCAACAGCGAAGGGGCCGATGCCCGAGGCTGCGGCCCCGGGCATCGGCCCCTTCATGTCGAGCAAGGCAGATGCCTCAACAGGTGGACTCAGGTGGGGCGGCCGCCCCCCAGGCAGCCGAACACCACTCTCTGCTATCTCTTCCGCGGCCGGCCGCCGCCGACGCCGCGTCCCGGACGCTCGCGCAACTGCTCTTCCAACGCGCCGCGCCGCAGGTGCGGCACGCCGCACACCTCGACGAAATCGACCAGCCGGCCCGTGTGGCGCTCCTTGGTCACCGTCGGGTGCGCGACCCCGCGCGCGTCGGCGATGTCCCGCTCGTCCAGCAGATCATCCGGGTGGCCGGGCTCGGGCAGCGGCGGCAGCGGCCGACCGTCGCTGTACGCCTCGACCTGGGCGCGGTCGTACAGCAGCTTGCGGCGGCCGCGGTTCACCGGCGCGGGGAACCCCGGCTCGCCCGTCACCCCCTGGTTCCGGAACGTCTGATAAGCCATCCCGAGCAGTTGCGCCGCACCTGCGGCGTCCACCACGGCCCGGCCCTGCGGGATCACGGCATCTCCCCGTACTCGCGTAGCGCCGCGACGGCGGACTCGTACGGCCGGGTGAGGTCCGGTGCCCACGACAGGACCGCTGCGGTCTGGCCGTCCTCGCGGATCTCGAACCGGCACCGGCCGGCCCCGCCGGCTGCGGCGGCCTGGCGGTACCGCCGCTCGCACTCAGCGTCCAGCTCACCGACGGCGGCATCCCAGTCGTCGGCCTCGCCGAGCCGGCGCCCGGGCGCGCCGGTCTCCCAGATCTCGAACATCTCTCCTCCTGCGTGTGGGTGCGTATGTCACTGTGCGGGCCTGCGGGCTTCGGGGGCCCGGGGTTCCGTGTTTGTGGATAACCGTTGGGGAGAGGCGGGGGCGGGCGGGTGCCCGCCCCCTTTGCTGTCATCCCGGGCCGTCCCCGAACAGCCGGTCGGCGATCCGTTCGGCGATCATCGGTTCGTAGATGTGGACCGGGTAGAGCTCCCAGAGGTCGGCGGCCAGTTCGTAGGCGTGTCGCCACACCTGGTACTGGACCTCCCAGGCGGCCCGGTCGTCGCAGACGACCGTGAACTGGCGCATCTGGACGATGACCTGGCCGCACCCGCTCGGGCTGTAAAGCGGCCCCTTGCCGGTGATCACCGGTTGGAACTCGTACGGCCAGTCCTGGAAGTGGACCGCCGCGGTGATCTGCGGCCGGACCGCGAGGTAGGACCGGGCGCCTTGGTCGTTGAACACCTTCCGGCCGACGAGCCGGGCTTCGATCCACGCCCTGAACACGGCGCTGACGGCGCGCCGGTCGGAGAGGGTGATGGCCGCTCCGGGGATCAGGACCTGTACCGCCGAGTCGGTGCGTTCGGTGGTCGCCTCGTGCCAGCCGACGAGCCGGACCGCGAGGGATACCTCGTGGGTGGACGTTCGCTTCCCCATGGATTCCTCCACTGTTGAGTTGTCAATCTGCGTTCGCCGGGGTTCGGGGTCTCACTCCCTCGCCCTGACATCACTAACTATACCATGAATCTGTACTCGCGGAAACGGATAGGGCCACCAAAGCGGCCGCGATTTCGCTGCCGGACCATTCCCGCTAGGTACAGAAACATGGTATAGTTAGTGGTGTCGGGACGGGGAGTGAGACCCCCGGACCGGCACCCGCAGATTGAAAACTCAACAGTGGAGGAAGTCCGATGGACTACCGCGACGACCGGGACGACCTGCTCGCAGAGGTCACCCTCAAACTGGTCACAGCCTTCGGGTTCGTGATCAAGGCCCTGCAAGGCCTCCCGATCCCCATCGAGATCCCCGCGACGGTGGACCCCTACCTCAGCGCCGATCTCGAAGGAACCCTCACCAGGGCACTCGCACTCCTCAACGACATCCCCATGGACACCAAGCACCGCGAACACGTCCGGGGACTGGTGATCGACTGGATGACCGCAGCCGATTACCTCTTCCAAGTCGAGCAGGACTTCGAGTGGTGGAAAGTCGAGTTCGTCGTCACTCAACTCACGCGGATCATCATTCGCTGGGACGTGATCCTGGACCTACGAGGCCACCAGGACTGAGTGACCCGCCGCCCCGGCCCCGGCCGGGGCGGCACCTCCTCCACACGAGCCCAGCTGCGGAACGCGAAACGGGGCCGGCGGTACAGGCGCGAACGCCTGGTGAGACACCGCCGGCCCCATCGCAGATTGACCCCTCAACAGAGTCACCGCCCAGAATACGGCCGCCCCCGCCGATCCGACAGCCCCACGCCAGATCTCACAGCTTCCACGACGGCCCGTCGGTGATCCGCTCCCCGTCGAGATCCGTCGGCGCGTACTCGGCCAGGGACGGCCGCTTCCCCTTCGGTACCTCGAACAGCACCCAGCCCCGCATGCACCTGCCCGGGCGGAGCGTCTTCTCGAACCCGGCGCCCGGGAACAGCGGGACCGTGAACCAGTCGTCCGACCAGGAGTTGACCGGGTCGATCGTCGTGTCGTCCGGGTAGGTCAACGACCACGGCTCCCACGACACCGTCGAGGGTCCCGGCCCCTTGTCCAGGCAGACGCGGACGTCCAGGCCCGCGAAGACGTATCCCTCACGGTCCGGCGGGAACCGGCTGCTGAGCGGCTGCCGGAACGCGAACACTGCCGCGCTGGACCTGTACTCGCCAGTCTGGAGATGCACAGGCTTCCCCAGCCGCGGCGTCTCACTGGGGGACGGGGCCGGCGGCGCGGCAGGCTTCGGCGAGCTCGGCGCCGCCGGCGCAGCCGACTTGCCACTGGAGGACCCACACGCTCCGAGGGTGAGGCAGAGCGCGCCGGCCAACGCTGCGATGCCTGGGGCGACCCAGCGGCGACTTGGAGTAACCACGGACGAAGCGTGCCTTACGGCCGGCAGGCAGTGGGCGTTGTTGCCGGTAGCGGTCAGGAAGGCAACTCGATCCAGCGGCGGACGTCTGTCACTGGTCGGGTCGGTCAGCGCCTCCGGCAGCATCACGCCCATCTGTTTCGGACGCCAGCGCGACGTCGAGCCAGACACGCAATGCTCGCTGCAACGCGACCTCGTACCGCGCGTCCCTCCAGCCGTAGTGGACCAGGAACCGCTGCATCATCGCGGTGTATACAACCAATGGGACTAGAAGCCGTGTGGCGACCTCGATGGAAGAGTGTCGCACCTGCTGGGCCACGACTCCGGGCCGTGTTGCCTGCTGAAGGTCCTCGGGTGGCCCCAGTAGTTGCAGCAGGCCATAGCTCACTCCGTGTGCGTGGGCTGAAAGTAGTCGGTAGACCATGTGGCCGAACTGCTTTTCGCCGGTGTACGCCTGGAGGCATACGTCGGCGAGGGAGCCGACTCTTGGTCTTGGCGTATCGAGATACGCGGCTTTGTACTTCCGTGCACGGTGGACCTCAAAGGAGTGTTGCTTCGCAGAGCGAAGGATCTTCTCCTCTTGGTCATCTTGCTGGGCATGGGTGCCGTCGATGCCGCTAAGAAGCGCGCGAGCCTCGTTCAGGCTGTGGAGGCGTTCGTTCATGTGTCGTCGGACGCGCTCGCGTATGGGCAGCCCAGGGCCGAGCAGGTCCCATGCTCGGGCAGACGTTTCCAGCGCACCGCGTGCAACCGTGTACGTCCCAAAAATGCCCCCGCCACCCGGCATGCGCAGCACGGCTGCCAAGGACTGCAAATGGTCCGTCGCGGAGGTGACGAGCAACCTGGCCGCGAGAGTCGAATCAAGGCCTGGGTTGCTGCTCCAGTCTCCCTTCAGCTTTATCCCTGCGGCTTCGTCTGTATGGGCAGGGGACAAGAGTCGAGGAGCGCCGTTCGCCTCTGTCATAGCAATCACGGCCTCCGCCAGGAGGTCAAGGCCGTCGGCCATGACATCGAATGCGGACCGTGGAGGAGTTGACATGGTTCGAGCATATGCGCCCGTATTTGAGAAAGCTCGTCATTTAAGTCGTACGCTGAGCCCTCCGCAGGAGGCCGCAACGCCAAAGGCCGAAGTCCGGGAGAGGTGCCAGAGAGCAATCACTGACGCATCATGGGGGTGTGATCGTCCGACTCATCCCCGGCCACGGGATCCTCGCCGACCGCGAAGCCCTCTCGGTGGAACACAGCCGCTCCCAGGCCACCATCCGCGCCCGGTGCCGGCCCGCAGCATGCGACGTCGCCACCCGCAGGACCCTGTACTGGTCGCATGAAGTACGCGAAATGACACTCGCCACACCGAAGCGGCGCCGGAAACTTGCGGAAACGGATGTCCTTATAGCACCCTGATCGCAGTACCACCCGTGTCTCCAAAGCCCGGCCCTCGAGCCGGGCTTTCGCATGCCCGGGCCGCCCCGCAGCCCCAGGCCGGACCAGCCCCACCCGCGACAACCCGGGCGGGCGCTAGAGCCGCGTGCCCGCCCGGGCCGCCAGCAAGACACCGAAAGGCCCGCGAAGCCATGACCCGCGACCCCGCCCAGTGCCGCCCCGGCCGCCCGCTCTGACCATCCCTTCGCCGGCACGCCCGGGGGAGGTGCACCGTGGCCGTTGACCTCGCATGGGAGTACGCCGCGCGGCAGTTCGACCCGCCGCCGGTCAGCCCCTACCTCCGCAATCCCGTGGGATGGGTCCAGAACCGGCTCGGCGGCTACCTGTGGTCGAAACAGCGGGAGATCGCCGAAGCGGTCGTCGACCACAAACGGACGGCCGTCAAGTCCTGCCACAACGCCGGGAAGTCCCACATCGCGGCCCAGATCGCATGCTGGTGGATCGACGTCCACCCGCCGGGCGAAGCCTTTGTGGTCTCGACTGCACCGACCTACGCGCAGGTCCACGCGATCCTCTGGGAAGAGATCCGCAAGGCCGCCAAGAACGCCAAGGGCGAGCCGCTGCCCGGCCGGGTCCTTCAATCGGACGAGTGGAAACTCGACGACGGCACCCTCGTCGGGTGGGGCCGCAAGCCCGCCGACCAAGACCAGCACGGCTTCCAGGGCATCCACCGCAAGTACGTCCTGGTGGTCATCGACGAAGCCTGCGGCGTGCCGGAACAGCTGTGGACCGCCATCGAAGCGATCACCACCACCGACACGTGCCGGATCCTCGCGATCGGGAACCCCGACGACCCCAACACCGAGTTCGGGAACGTCTGCAAGCCCGGCTCCGGGTGGAAGGTCATCCGCATCAGCGGATACGACACCCCGAACTTCACCGGCGAGGACGTCCCCGACAACGTCCGGGACCTGATGCTGTCCCCGGAATGGGTCGAGGACAAGCGCAAGCGGTGGGGCGAGAACTCACCACGATTCGTCGCCAAGTGCCTCGGCGAGTTCCCCGAGATCGGCGACGACACCCTCATCTCCCCGCGGTGGATCGAAGCCGCGCAGGCCCGCGCGCTGGAGCCCGGCCCCCACTCGGTTCTCGGTGTGGACGTCGCCCGGTTCGGGGCGGACGAGACCATCCTCGCCCTCGCCCGGGGGCCCGTCGTCCGGGTCGTGGGCGAGCATGCCAAGCAGCGCACCACCGAGACCACCGGCCACGTCATCGTCGCCAAACGCGAACACGGCGTCGACGAGATCCGCGTGGACGGTGTCGGCGTCGGCTCCGGCGTCGTCGACCAGCTCCTCGAGGCCGGCCACGACGTCGTCGACATGCAGTCCGGTGCCGCCGCGCTCGACTCCGAGCACTACGCCAACGCGCGCGCCGAGTGGTGGTGGGGGCTGCGGCAGCGGTTCGAGGACGGCGACATCGACATCGACCCCGATGACGACGAGCTCGCCGCGCAGCTCGGCACGGTGAAGTACAAGTTCACCGCCCGCGGCCAGGTCCTGATCGAGTCCAAGGACGACATGAAGAAGCGCGGCGTCCCGTCCCCGGACCGGGCGGACGCGGTGATGCTCGCCAAGGCACACGTCCCGCCACCGGATGAGCTGGTCGAGGACGAGGACCTCGACGAAGAGCTCGACTTCGAGATTAGCCCGTACTGAGCAGCCCGAGGGGGTGGCCGTGCCCGTCCTCGACCGTCTTCAGGAGACCTTCTACCGGGTGACCGGCCGCACCGAGCTGGCTGAGGCTGTGCGCGCTGAGCGGGCGATGGTGTCCCACCTCACCGAGACGCTGTCCGATCTCGAAAGCCGGATGAACGAGCCGGGCTGGCAGCGGCTCACCGCCATGGCGGACCAGGAGTTCAGCCGGGACGGGCTGCGGCAGATCACGGCCGTGTGCCGGATCATGGCCCTGAAGAACCCACTGATCAAAAGAGGGCTGTCGCTCCGCGCGAGCTACGTGTTCGGGCAGGGCGTCCAGACCTCCGCCCGCGCGCAGGGCAAGCGGCCGGGGGAGCAGGACGTCAACGACGTCGTCCAGCGGTTCCTGGCCGACCCGTCGAACCGGCGAACGTTCTCCTCCCTGGGTGCGTGCGAGGACCTGGAGCGGGCCCTCGGGAGCGACGGGAACCTGTTCTTCGCGCTGTTCACCCGACCGAAGACCGGCCGGGTGCAGGTGCGGACGATTCCGTGGGACGAGATCACTGATGTGATCACCAACCCGCAGGACCGCAGCGAGCCGTGGTTCTACCGGCGTGAGTGGTACGAGGAAGAGCAGACGGGTTCCGGTGTCGTGGACCGGCGCCGCATCGCCTACTACCCGGCGCTCGGCTACCGGCCACGCCTCCGCCCCCGCCGCATGTCGTTCGCCGGGCAGGGCGACGGCGGTCTCGTCGAGGTGTTCTGGGACGCCCCGGTCCTGCACGTCGCCGTGAACTCGCCGCTCCACTGGAAGTGGGGCATCCCCGACTCCTACGCCGCCGTCGACTGGGCTCGCGCTTACACCGAGTTCCTGACGGACTGGGCCCGCCTCATCAAGTCGTTGAGCCGGTTCGCGTGGCGGCTCACCACGCCGGGCCGCAAGCAGGCGCAGGCCCGCGCACGCATCGCCGCCGCGCCGAGCCACGACCGCCTCACGGGGGAGCCGAACTCCGCCGGCGCGACCGCGATGCTGCCGCCCGACATGGCCCTGGAAAGCATCCCCAAGAGCGGCGCGACGATCGACTCCGAGTCCGGGAGGCCGCTCGCCGCGATGATCGCCGCCGCGCTCGACCTCCCGGTCACGATGCTGCTTGGCGACCCCGGCGTCACCGGCTCCCGCGCCACCGCACAAACCCTCGACCAGCCCACCGAGCTGGCCATGCAGATGCGCCGCGAACTATGGACCGACGTCCGCCGCACCATCCTCGACTACGTCATCGACCAGGCCGTGAAAGCCCCGATGGGCGCCCTGTCCGGCACGGTCACCCTCGACGAGGACGGCCTCGAACGCATCGAACTCGACGGCGACACCGACCGCACGGTCGACATCACCTGGCCCGACCTCGATGACGTCAACCCCGCCCAGGTCATCGAGGCCATCACCCTCGCCGACCAGACCACCTACCTGCCGCCTCTCGTGGTGGCGCGTCTGCTGCTGGACGCCCTCGGCGTGAAGAACATCGACGAGATCATCGACCAGCTCACCGGCGACGACGGAGAGTTCCTCTCACCGCAGGGTTCGCTCGGCGCGGCGGGGCAGGCCGCGATCGATGCGTTCAACCGCGGCGAAGACCCTGCCGGAGCGCTCGGCCAGAAGCGGGCAGGGCTCCGGCGAGACAACGACCCCACGGCCAAGGACGCCGAGGTCCCCGAGCCCGCGAACGCCTGATGCCGCCGACACCGGCGACGCTTCAGGCCGTCGCGGCCGACCGCGCCGCGACCGACACCCGCCTCGACCAGGTCACCCGCGACCTCACCGCCGCCTGGGCGACCTCGTGGGCAGCGCAGGACGCGCAGCTCACGGCGATCCTCGCCGGGCTGGTCGCCGCGGCCGCCGCAGCGTGGCCGACCCGCCGCCAGCTCAACGCCTCGTTCCGGCTCCAGATCGCGTTCGCCGGCCTCCAGTTCACGTTCGTCCGGCTCGCCGACCTCGCCGCCGCGCTGATCGAGACCGCCGCGCAGGAAGCCGCCAGATCCGCGGCCGCCGCACAAGCCGCCATGATCGTCTCGCAGCTACCGCCCGGGGTGGGCCTCACCGACGGCGTCGCCGCCCTCGCCGACGACGACATCACCGACCTCGCCCGCCGTGCGCGCAAGGCCGCGGCCGAGACGCTGCAGTCGATGCCTGGCCAGATCGGCGATGCGATCCGCGGCGAGGTCATCCGCGGGCACCGCTCCACTGACCCGCGGCGCGCGATCGAGCAGGTCCTCAACGGCGCGCAGCAGCACTCCAGCGCCGCGCTCGCCCGGACGCTCCTGGTCGCCCGCACCGAGATCATGGACGCGCACCGCGCCGCCGCCCAAGCTACCCAGGACACGGCCGCGGACCTGCTGTCCGGCTGGGCTTGGATCTCCCGCCTGGACACCGATGTATGCCCGAGCTGCTGGGCGCTGCACGGCACGACCTACCCGCTGTCCGAACCGGGGCCGCTCGACCACCCCGCCGGCCGCTGCCGCCGCGTCCCCGTCCTCAAATCCTGGGCCGACCTCGGCCTCCCCGGCACTGAGCCCACCGACGCGACCCCGGACGCCGAGGCCGTGTTCCGTGCGCTGCCCCGCGCCGACCAGCTCCGCATCATGGGCCCCGGCCGGCTGCACCTGCTCGACACCGGCCAGGTCGCCTGGACAGACCTCGCGCGGCGCCGCGACAACCCCGGCTGGCGCCCTTCGTACACCGTCGTCCCGCTCAAAGACCTCACCTGAGGAGGAGCAGCATGGCCACGCGCAAGACCGACACCAGCCAGAACCGGACCCCGGCCAAGAACAAGGCCAACGAGAGCAAGGCCTCCGAGGACAAGGCGCCGACCGAGGACCAGAAGGCGTCCGAGAGCTACGCCGACCAGGCCAACAAGATCGCGGTCGACGCCCGCGCGTTCAGCGAGGACACCCGCGCCGCCCTCGACGACCTGGTCGACCGCTGCAACGACCTCAACCAGACCGACCCCGGCGACGACCACGCCGCCGCCGACGCCGTGCGCCGGCTGCCCATGGCGTGCAGCGACGCCGCGGCCGCGCTGCAGGGCCTCGCCCAGGCCGCGGCCGAGCTCGCCAGCAGGACGGTCCGATGATGACGCTCGCAGCGCTCATCATCGCCGTCATCGCGCTGGTCTGGGCCGCCGTCGACCGCGGCTGGCAGCTCGCGCTGCTGGCCGCCGCCGTCGTCCTGCTGGCGCTGGCTGGCCTTCCCGCCAGCGGCGACTGGATCCGCTAGGAGCCGTCGCCGTCCTCGCGCGGTTTGAAGAAGTAGACCGGCTTTCGACGCTGGACAGCCCGCTGGTGCTCCGCCTCGTTCGGGCAAGTCCGCTCGGTGACGCGGTCATAGAGCACAACCCCGTTCACCACCGGATGCTCCGGCATTCCCACAGCCCCTCGGGGCACTGCTCTTCATCCATGCGGCGACCGTACGGGGCCGTCCCACCTAGCGTCGCGTCCTCGACCACGCAGCTCACGCCCCATACGGAGGTCTGACCATGGACCGGCTTACGCTCAACGAAGCGTTCCCCACTGCCACCCTCACTCCGAAGGGCGACGGGTCCGGCCGGTACCGAGTGCTCCTGATCCGGGCGGGATGGGGCTCATCGGGCTATTACGGCCCCGAGGTACTGGAGCGCGACGGCCCCAAGGTCTGGCCTGCAGGCACCCAGCAATACCTGGACCACCCGACCCTGACCGAGTCCGCCGAGCGGCCGGAACGGTCAGTGAAGGACTGGGCAGGCGTGTTCGTCTCCGACCCCGTCTGGGACGAGGCCGAGAACGGTCTGGTCGCGGACGTGCAGGTCTTCCCGCAGTGGCAGGAACTGCTGAACCCGACGTTCGCCGAACACGTTGGCCTGTCGATCAGGGCCACGGGTGTCGCAGAGCACGGTGAGGCCGAAGGGCGTGAGGGCCCGATCGTGAAGTCCCTGAACGAGGGCATCTCCGTCGACTGGGTCACCCGCGCTGGAGCGGGTGGTCGGGTGCTGGAGCTGATCGAGTCCGCCCGCGAGCAGACCGACGCCAATGCTCAGGCCGTGCGGCTGTGGGAGGCGAAGTACGACGCCGCCCAGATGAAGGCCATGCTCGGCAAGGGCCACGCGATGAAGAACCCCGACGGTGACCCCGCGTACCCGATCGCCGACGAGCAGGACCTCCGCAACGCGATCCGCGCGGTCGGTCGCGGCGGCGCCGACCACGACAAGATCCGCGCGCACATCATCAAGCGCGCCAAGGCGCTCGGGAAGAGCGACCTGATCCCCGCCGACTGGACGAAGTCGTCGGCGAAGGAGTCGGCCGTCCCGCCCAGCCGCGAGGAGCTGCGGGAGGCCGGCGCCACGATCGGGGCCCGGATCGAAGCGCGCACCCACACGGCCTTCACGATCCTCGCCGACGACATGTACTGCGACGGGCGCCTCACCCGCGACGAGCGCATCACTCTCTCCTCGGCGCTTGGGGACGCGCTCGGCACACTCGTCGCCCGGCTGGAGAAGGACGCGCCGCAGCTGTATCAGCGCGGCCCCTGGTCCTTCCCGCCCGACGAGGACGGCGGGCAGGAGCCGATGTCGGAGGCGGGGAAGAAGCCGCCCTTCCTGTTCGCCAAGAAGGACGACGAGGACACCGGCGATGCCGGCAAGGACGCCCCCGCCGACGGTGAGGGCGAGGACGACCCGAAGGCCAAGAAGGCCAAGGCCAAGGACGCGCCGGGCAGCAAGCCCGCGCCCAAGACGATGAAGGAGGGCGCGATGCCCGAGATCAGCGACGAGCAGCTCAGCACGCTCAACGAGGCTGCCGCGACCAAGACCCGCCTCGACGAGGCGATCGGCCGCCTGGACCAGGCGGCGCAGCTCATCGAGTCGCAGGGCCAGAAGATCGAGACGCTGGAGACCGCGCTCGCCGAGGCCGGCAAGCGCGACCAGGCCCGCGACAACCTCGTGCGCGCCCGCACCCTGTGCGAGGCGTCGCTCGCCACGTCCGGGCTGCCGACGCAGGCGCACCCCCGCGTCCTGCGCGAGGCCACCGTCACGCTCCCGACCGGCGACGACGGCGCCCTCGACGAGACCGCCTTCGGCGAGGCCGTCAAGACCGCGATCCAGGACCACAAGTCCTACCTGGCCGAGCTGGACGAGGCCCGCGGCTACGGCCTGCCCCGCGGCCTTACCTCCGACCCGACCCCGGCGGGCGACAGCGACGGCGACCTGGACAAGGCGCTGGCCGAGTCGCTCCAGGACATCGGCATGACCGCCGACGAAGCGAAGATCGCGGCCACGGGCCGCTGAAGGAGACAGCAGCATGGCGAAGAACGAGGTCTTCAAGCAGGGCGCCGACCTGTCGGTCACCTGCTCCCACCCCACGTCCCCGGTGTCGGGCGACCCGGTCCGCTACGGCGAGCTCGTCGGCGTCGCCACCACGACCGAGGACGCCAACGGCAAGACGTCCGTGACCTTCCAGGGCGTGCACCTGCTGAGCGTGAAGGGCACCACCGGATCCGACTCCGCGGTCGCGCCCGGCGACAAGCTGTACTACGTCGACGCCAACGACCCGCCGATCTCCAAGACCTCCAGCGGCCGGTTCGTCGGCCACGCGGTCGAGCCCGCCGGCTACACCTCGGGGAACCTCATCGCGGCCGGCGCGACCGGCACGATCCGGGTCCGCCTGTCCAACTGACCGTCTGACCGCCCCGGCGGTCTCCTCTCTTCTCCTCGCCTCCGCCCCCACGGGTCCGGGGGCTTTCGCATGCCCTCGGCGCGGAGCGCCCGCAGCAGAAGGATCACCCATGGAAATCCTCGACCTGATCGAGAGCTACAACCACAGGGACGCCTCCGAGCGCGCCCTGTACGCCCGGGAGGGCCGCCGGGTCCGCGGCGGCCGCAACGACCCCAACTACAAGCGGGCGCTCCTGGAGGCCGGCCGCCTGTACGCCGACGTCCTCAACGGCCGCCAGAAGGTCGACCGCCTCCAGGAGGCGATGACCACCAGCGACTTCCAGTACCTGTTCGCCGACATCCTCGACCGGCAGCTCCTGGCCAAGTACCAGCACCGGAACGTGATGTGGGACCAGATCGCCCGCCGCGGCCGCGTCCGGGACTTCAGGAAGGTCAAGCGGTTCACCCTCGACGGCGGCGAGGCCGTCCTGGACGAGGTGCCGCAGAACACCGAGTACCCGGCGGCCGCCGTCACCGACGGCAAGTACGAGTACTCGGTCAAGAAGTTCGGCAAGCGCCTCCCCTTCACGTGGGAGGACTTCATCAACGACGACCTCGACGCGCTGCGCGACATGCCCGACCGGCTCGCCAACTCCGCGAAGTTCTCCGAGGAGAAGTTCTTCACCACCCTGTTCGCCTCCAGCAGCGGCCCGAACGCGACGTTCTACTCCTCCGGCAACGCCAACCAGGTCACCGGCAACCCCGCCCTGGGCATCGAGGGCCTGAACACCGCGTTCCGGGTCCTCGCCGCGCAGAAGGACTCGGACGGCAACCCGATCTACATCGACGCCGTCACCCTGGTCGTGCCGCCGGCGCTGGAGATCACGGCGCTGAACATCATCAACGCCACCGAGATCATCGCCGCGGCTGGCGGCGGCGACGGCACCGGCAACAACCAGCTCCGCGTCACCAACTGGATGCGGAACAGGGTCAAGCTGGTCGTGGACCCGTGGCTCCCGATCATCGACTCCACCTCGGGGAACACCGCCTGGTACCTGTTCGCCAACCCGAGCGTGGGCCGCCCGGCGATGGAGATCGGGTTCCTCACCGGGCACGAGACCCCGGAACTGTTCATGCAGTCCCCGAACGCCGTCCGCGTCGGTGGCGGTGCGGTCGACCCGATGGACGGCGACTTCCGCACCGACAGCATCGACTACAAGGTCCGGTATGTGTTCGGCGGGACGCTGATGGACCCGAAGTCCTCGGTGGCCTCGAACGGTTCCGGTTCGTGACAACCCTCGCGATACGGGCAGGCAGGCGGCAGTGAGCACGCTGCCGCCGCCGGTCACGGTCACCGACGTGTACCTCGCCGCGATCCACGACCGGCTGGGCGAGATCCGTGACCGGCTCCCCGCACCCGCGCCGGACCCGGCCGAGGGTGAGCCGGTGGAACTGCGGGAACCTGCGCCACCGGCCACCCCGGCCCGGCCGCTCACCGAGCCGGCCCGCAAGCCCTCCGCGCGCAAGGCACCCGCACAGGCGGGCGCGCCGCGCACCCGATCCAGGAAGGGGGCCTGACGTGGGCTCCACTGCCAAGGGCCAGCCGAACGGGCTCGCCACTCTCGATTCCGACGGCCACGTCCCCGCCGCCCAGCTCGGCGACGCGGGCGGCCTCAGCCAGGGCGACGCCGTCGCCGACGTCGCCACCGCCAACGCGGACGCGACGTACGGCCAGCCCGAAGCCGACCTGATCAACGAACTGAAGACCAAGCTGAACTCGCTGCTCGCGTCGCTGCGGGCCGCCGGGATCATCGAGACCTGACGAGCATGGGCGACGACGAGCAGGTCGTGGTGTACCTGGGGAACCGGGCCGCGGTCGACATCCGCCGCGGCGACGACGGCACCGTGACGCGGACGCCACTGCCGGAAGGGCGGCGGTGCACCACCGTGCGGCCCCCGGCCGGGACATCGCTCGGTGAGATCTTCACGACGATCACGGCGCCGGGTGGGGCGTGGGCGTACCACTCCGATGGCGCGCCGGCGTGGGTGGCGTCCACGAACCCGGCGGTCGCTCAGTTCCTCGCGGCGCACTACCGCTGCGAGGTCCGCGACCCCGAGCCGGACGAGGAGGGCTGAGGGATGCTGACCAACGGCGGCCGGGATCACGCGCTGGCGTGCGTGTACGGCACCAGCGCGCAGCCCGCCGCGGCGAACTACATCGCCCTGACCGCGAACAGCACGTCGCCGTCGGCGTCGAACACGTCGCTGTCGGGGGAGATCACCACTTCGGGTGGTGGGCTGGTGCGGGCGCAGGCGACGTACGCGCACACCAACGGGCAGGCCACAGCCACCCTCAGCAAGACATTCACGGCGAACGGGTCCGACTCACTGCCAGTGGTCATCGCCAAGATCGGGATCTTCAATGCGGCGTCGAGCGGGACGATGACGAACGAGACCCTGCTCAGCGCGACGGCTACGCTGTCGGCCAGCGGCGACAGCATCACCATCACCGACACCGTCACCGCTTCCTGACCTGGGTGGCGGGGTGGCGGTCTCGGGCGTCGCGACCGGCACTGCCGGCGGAAACGTCCAGACCCTCACCCTCGCCTGGTCCGCCCTCACCGCGACCCCTGCGGCGGGCGACTGCGCGTATCTGATCTGGACGCTCGGGTCCGCGCAGACGGTCACCGGTGATCCGTCTGGGTGGACCCTCGAGGGAACCCGCGACTCCGCGAGCGGGTCGATGCGGAGCCGGATCTACAGCCGGGTCTGTACGGGCTCGGAGTCCGGAAGCATCAGCGTGACGGCGGCGGGCACGAACCGGCAGACCCTCTCGGTGCGGGTGCTGCGAGGTGTCGACACCGCCACCCCCATCCACAAGATCGCGTTCCTGGACGAGACGTCATCGGTCACCTCGCATCCGTGCCCTGCGGTGACGCCCACCATCGCGACCTGTGTGATCGTCACGATGATGGGGGAGCGGTCCTCGTCCGGGTCGACGTCACTGTCGGTCCCGGGCGGCAGCACCTACACCGTGCGCGTCCACTCAGGCTCCGCAGGCAGCGGGTCGGGCGGCACGTTCTCCGGGATCGCCGACGACCTCACCACCAGCCACGCTGCGAACATCGCGGCCACCCCCGACAACCTCATCGGGTCGGCTGCGGTGATCGGGGTGACGACGTGGACGCTCGCGGTCCCCACCGCCGCCGTCGCGTCGACCGGCACCGCGACCGACACCCTCACCCTCACCGACTCCGTGGGCCGCTCGGCTGCGACCGCCCGGACCGGCACCGACACCCTCACCGTCGGGGATGCGGCCAGCGCATCGGGCACCCGAGCGCGCGCTGGCACTGACGCCCTCACGCTCGGCGACGCGGCCAACCGAGCAAGTGCGGGGGCCCGCTCGGCGAGCGACGCCCTCACTGCCACCGACGCGGCCACCGCGGCGACCACCGCCGTCCGCGCTGGCAGTGACCAGCTCACCCTCGACGACAGCCCAGCCCGCGTCTGGGCAGCCTCCCGCCCCGTCACCGAGGGCCTCGGCCTGGCCGACGCCGCCGAGGCCTTCACCGGCCACACCGCGACAGCCACCGACTCCCTCACGGCGGCCGACGCCGCCGCCGCGGCCACGGCCACCAACCGCACCTGCGCCGAAGGCCTCGCCCTCGCCGACGCCACCAGCCGCGCGACCGCGACCGCGCGGACCGCCGACGACGGCCTCGAGTTGGGCGACGTGGCCGACGCCTTCACCGGGCACACCGTGACTGCGGACGACACGCTCACCGTCACCGACACCGCCGCGCGGATCCTCGCCGCGCGGGCGCCGGTGGCCGACACGCTCACCCTCACCGGCAGCGCTACCGCCGTGGGCAGCCGCACCCGGACCGCCGACGACGGCGTGGTGCTGGACGACACCGCGACCGCCACCGTCACCCTGTACGCCGCCGCGGTCGACATGCTCGCCCTGGCCGACGCAGCCGTCGGCAGCACCACCGGCGCCCCTCCACCAGACGTACCCGGGGCCATCGCCGTCACGGCCTCCTCTGCCGCGCTGACGGTGACCGCGCGCACCAGCCTGGCGGCCACCGCGACCCCCCGATCCCGACTGGAGGTGTCCGCCCGATGACCGTGGGGCTGATCGAGATCGACGCGGGCGACGCCCCCGCGTTCACCGTCGCTGTTGACCCGGCCGACGGCACGACCGCGATGAGCGCGACCATCACCAGCGCGGTCGGCACGCCGACGTCGTTCGCCATGACGACCGGCGACGACGGCGCGACCTGGACCGGCATCGGCCCCACCCTCACCACCCCCGGCGAATACACCGCCGTGTTCACCACAACCGGGACCGGCGCCGGTGTGCAGCACTACACCGTCATCGTCGCCGCACCCCCGCCCCTCACCAGCGATCTGCGCAGGGTGCGGCTGCTCATCGCCGACACCGACCCGACAGCGCGCACGTTCCGCGTGGACGAGCTCGCTGACTTCCTCGCGATGGAGGGCGGAAGCGTCAAGCTCGCTGCGGCGAGCGCCCTCGGGGTCATCGCGACGTCCGAGGCGCTGATCTCCAAGGTCATCCGCACCAAGGACCTCACCACCGACGGCGCGAAGCTCGCCGCGGAGTTGCGGGCCCGTGCCGCCGAGCTGCGCCGCCAGGCCAACGAGGAAGACCCCGAAATCGGCGGGTTCTTCGACGTCGTTGACTTCGTGGACCCGTTCAGCCGCGTGCTCGGGCCTGAGGGCACCGAGCTGGAGTCGTTCTGATGCCGCTCCCCACGACGCGGGTGTTCCACCCTGACTGGAGCCAGCACCACCGTCCGGTCGCGACCGGGACCATGACGGGGGAGTGCACCATCACCCGCGGCGCCACCCAGGTTTACGCGGGCCCGTGCCGGATCATCGCGGACGGCTCCAACGAGGTCGCGATGATCGGCGACCAGAAACTCCTGGTGGTCCGGTACCTGGTGACGGTCCGGTACGACACCGACACCGTGGAGGTCGGTGACGTCGTCACCGTCACCGCAGCGGTCGACGGGGGCCTGGTCGGCCGCACCCTGATCGTCAAGCAAGTCCGCTACGGCACCCAGGAATGGGAGCGGGACCTGTACGCCGACGACCAGATGGCCGGCCTGCCGGTCCTGTCCGACGAGATCACCATCGTCCGGGCGCCGCTGGTCACCGGATACGGCAACAGCCTCGTCTTCGACTGGGCGAACGCGACCCGCACCACCGTGCCGGCCGGGCTCGAGCCGGGCTCCACCATTGAGGAGACCGGCGGCCGCGACAAGGTCACCAGCTTCTACCTGTGCTTCGTCGCCGCCGGCACCGACGTGCGCGTGACGGACCGGGTGGAGTGGGACGGCCGCGTCTGGGAGGTCGACGGTGAGCCGCGCGCGTGGCCGCAGCCCGAGACCGGCGGCGGCCACCACATCCAGTTCCGGATCCGCATCGACGAGGGCGGCTGACCGCCCGCACATTCTGTCCGTTCTCGTAGATTGGTGATCCACATTGGCCAGGACCAGCCTGACGCCGCAGCCGTTCACGACCGCCGGGCTCGTCCCGACCACGGTCACCCCGGACGCCTCCGGCGTGTCGTTCCGCAACAACGGCCGCATGATCCTGAAGGTGACCAACGGCAGCGGCAACGACATCACCGTCACCCCGAAGATCGCCAAGACGATCGAGGGGGTGACCCCGACGTCTCCGGCCCGGACCGTCGCCGCGGGCGCCACGAAGTACCTGGGCCCGTTCGACGAGGGGGTTTACCGGCAGCTCGCCTCGACCGCGGTCATGTACGTGGACTTCTCGGCCGTCTCGTCGGTCACGGTCGCGCTGCTCCAGCACCCCTAGCGCGGTGGCCGACTGGAACCTGAACTACCGGACCTTCGAGCGCCTCCCCGAGAGCCAGAACGTCCAAGCCGACCTGGACCGCCGCGCTGAGGCCGCCCGCGCCGCAGCCGACGCGGTGTGCCCGCGCAGCGAGGACGGCCGCAACGGTCAGGACGCAGGGCATCTCGCCTCGACCATCCGCGTCGAGCGCCGCGGTTTCGCTCGTCGGGTGCTGTACGGCAACGACACCACCGCCTCCTACGCCGTGATCATCGAGTGGGGTTCCCGCCGCCACATGATCTATCCGCGCAAAGGCAAATACCTGCGGTGGGTCGACCCGGCGACCGGCCGCGTGATCTTCGCGCGGAAGGTCGACCACCCCGGGACGCGCCCTTACCGGGTCATGTCCGGGGCCGCGCTCGAAGCCGCCCGCACCGCCTGACGAAGGAGAAGACCCCGTGCAACTCAAGGTCACTGCCTGGCCCCGGATCCATGGTGAGAAGCGCAACCCGGGCGATGTGGTCGACGTCGACGACGCCGCGCTCGCGAGGATGCTGATCCGCGAGGGGCAGGCCCGCCCGGTCGGAACCCCGGAGCCGCTCGCCGGGGGGCCCGCCGCATCCGAGAGGGCCGCGCAGGTCGATGCGGGGCTCGCCGGCGAGCCCACCGAAGGCGCCCAGCCCGACGGCGAGGGCGACGGGACGGCCGCCGGCAAGACAGCCGGGGACGGCACGCGCCCCAAGCCGGGCCGCGGCGCCTCCCACGACGACTGGATCGCCTACGCGATTGGCCAGGGCATGGACCACGAGGACGCCAAGGCCATGACCCGCGGCCAGCTCGCCGCGCACTACGCCGGGTCCTGACTCAGGCGCGGCGAGGGGAGCCACCGTGCAGGACGAGTTCCCCGACGTCGAACCCGTGATCGTCGCCTACCAGCTCGAGACGGTGCCGTCCGTGCACTCGTGCCTGGAGCTCCCACCGGTCGACGAGTTCAACGCCCGCCTGCCCGTCGCGCAGTACACCCGCATCGGCGGGGCGGCGATCCGCCGCACCTGGGGCAACGGGTACCTGATGGACCGTCCCCGCATCGACGTGGACGTGTACGGCGGGTCCCGCGAGCAGGCCAACCTCGCCGTGAAGGCGCTGCGCGCGGCGCTGCTGGGCATCGCCGGGACCGTCACGGGCGGTGTCGCGTTCAGCGACCCCGAAGAGACCGCGGGCCCTGGGCGACGGCCGGACGCCTCGCAGAACATCACCCGGATCGGGTTCACCGTCTCGCTGACGGTCCGGTTCGTCGGCCCCTGACGGCCACCTCGTAAGACCCGCGAATCCCATGTCCCGCCAGGTCGGCGGGCGTTTCCGCATGCCCGCATGAAGGGGGATTCACCGTGGCCAACACGGACGAGATCACAGTCGGCGGTAAGGGCTACGCCTACTTCGGTGAGGTCGGGGTGACCCCGCCCACCGACATCGCGACGGCCTGGGGCACCGGCTGGGAGGACGCCGGGATCATCCTGGACGACGGCCTCACCGAGGCCCTCGCCGAGGACGAGACGAGCTTCGGCGGCTGGGGCTACAACGGCCCGATCCGCATCCAGCCCAAGTCGCGGACGATCACCTTCAAGCTCACCCTGACGCAGACGACCGCGCGGGCCCTGAGCCTCTACTACTCGGTGCCGATCGCCGACATGACCACCGTCGGGTCCGGCGACGACATCGGTGTCCAGTTCGACGACCCCGAGACCGCCCTCGCGATCTACGTCGCGCTCGGCCTCGACGTCATCGACGAGCAGACCGGCCGCCAGTTCCGCTACGTCGTCCCCCGCGCGAAGGTCTCCGAACGGGACAACATCGAGGACAAGGCCGACAGCCTGCACCAGTACGGCCTCACGATGACCGCGATGGTCCCGACCGTGGGCGGCACCCCCGTGAAGCGGTTCGTGTCGAAGGTTCCGCTTCCCACCTGATGAGCCGGGCGGCCGGGGTCTTCCTTCGCGGGTCTTCGCCCCGGCCGCCCATCAACCCCGCAAGACCCGCGACGCAAGACCCGCGAGGTGACCCATGCCCAAGCCCAACAAGACCCGGTTCAAGCTGTCGGAGATGCGCGAGCAGCGCGCCAAGGCCCTCGGTGGCCGCCACGTCGAGATCGAGGACGACGACGGCAACGTCCTGGTGCAGATCCCGCGGCAGGCGTTCTGGGACGCCGCGACGTACGAGGACGTCGTGCTGTCCGGTGAGGTCACCGGAGACATGGCGACCCTGGAGCGGATCATGCCCGCCGAGGAGTTCGCCAAGCTCAAGGACCTGAACCTGGAGCTCGGTGACATGCGTGACCTCCTCGAAGAGGTCATGAGGGACATCAAGCGCCCGGAATCGCAGGGCTCCTCCACGCGGTAGAGGAGCACCCTTCCAAACTCTGGGCCGACTTCGCGCACTACTTCCCCGGCCGGGACCCGCTGATGGAGTGGCGGGCCGGGGACGCGCCGCTGATCGAGCTGGCCGCCCTGTACGACTGGCTGCCCGAGGAGTCGGCGACCAAGTCCGCGCAGGCCGGCGATGAGAAGGGCCGCCGCTGGTCCGAGCGGGAATGGATGGCGGCGGCGCAGATCACCTACCTGCAGACGGTGATCTCGATCCTGTGGGTCGGGCTCCGGCTCAAGGGCCGGCCGCCCAAGGCGGCGCCGGTGCAGGTGCCCGTCTACGCCCGCCCTGAGCCGACCGCGGAGGAGAAGCACAAGCAGGCCGTGCACGCCGCCCGTGTTGCGGCGCTCCGCAAGTTCAGCCCCTCCTACCAGCCTCCGGCGGACACCCCGCCCGACTGAAACCCGGGGGAGGTGCGGTGGCGGAGCACGACGGCGGATCAGTCAAGATCGATGTCCTGCCCCGGATCGATCCTGCGGCGTGGGGGCAGGAGATCAAACGGCGGCTCGACCCGACCCTCGACAGGGTCGGCCGGTCGTCGGGCCGGGTGCTGGGCCGCGCGATCGCCGAGGGCGCCAAGGCGGGGTTCTCGCCGCGGCGCCTCGAGGAGGCGATGCGGGACGCCACACCGCGGCTGGAGCTCGCCGGGGGGCGTCTCGGCCGCAAGATCGGCGCTGAGATCGCGCGCGCCGCCAAGGCCGAGCTTGAAGCGAAGCTGAAGAACCTGCCGCGCGCCAACGTCAATGTCCGCGTGAAGCTGGACGAGGCGTCGCTGGAACGGGTCCGCCGCCGGCTGGAGAACCTCGGCCCGTTCCACGCCACGATCAACGTGGACGCCGACACCGCGGCCGCGATGGCGCGGCTGCTGGCGCTGCGGGCTGAGGCGGACAGGCTGTTCGGCCGGTCGGTGAACGTGCAGGTCGGCGCGAACACTGCTGGGGCGTCGTCGGCGCTGATGATGCTTGGGATCCAGATGGCCGCGCTGGCGTCCATCCCGCTCGGCGCGACCCTGGCCGCGGGCATCGGCGGGATCGCCGCGGCCGCGACCTCCGCCGGGCTCGGGATCGGCGGGATGCTCGCCGTCGCGGTTCCCGGTGTCCACCGGATCTCCGAGGCGCTGCAGGCGCAGAAGACCGCCGACAACCAGGTCGCCACCTCGACGCGGGGCCGGGCGGTCGCGCTGAACACCGCGGCGATCGCCACCGAGCAGGCGCGGCTGCGGGCCATGCAGATGGCGCAGGCCGAACGGCAGGTCACCCAGGCCCAGGCCGCCGCCCGCCAGGCCCAGACCGATCTCAACCGCGCCCGGCAGGACGGCGCGCGGTCGCTGCAGGACATGCAGAACTCGCTCATCGACGCCGGTCTGTCCCTGCGCGGTGACGAACTCGCAGTCGAGCGGGCACGGCGGGAACTGGAGAAGCTCGGGTCGACACGGCAGGACGACCTCGCCGTCCAGAAGGCCCAGGTCGGCCTCGCGGCCGCGCAGGCCAAGCAGGCCAAGGTCCTCGGCGACTCCCGCTCCACCCAGCTCGACAAGGACCAGGCGCAGCTCGCGGTCGACCTGGCCAAGCAGGCGGTCGCCGCCGCGCAGCAGCAGCGCAAAGACCGCGACCTCGACCGAAAGGAAGCCAAACTCGCCTACGACCAGGCGGTCCAGCAGCTCAAAGAGCAGCGGATCCTGGTCAACCGGCTCCGCGCCGATGAGGCCAAGGCCCGCAAGGCCGGCGTCGAGGGCACCCAGGAGGTCGTCGCCGCGAAGGAGCGGCTGAAGGACGCGCTGCAGCAGGTCGCCGACGCGCAGCGCGCGGTGCGGACCCAGCAGATCCAGGACCGTATCGCCGCGTTGCAGCAGGCCGACGCGCAGCGCCAGTCCGCGCACGCCGCGGACGGCGCGTCCGCCGCGACCGTGCGGCTGGGGCGCGCCATGGACAAGCTCACCCCCGCCGAGAACCGGCTGCTGGACAGTTGGCAGCGGTTCCGGAAGGAGTACCGGGGGTGGGTCAACGACCTGGAGCCCGACGTCCTGCCGGTGCTGTCCGGCGGGCTCGGCCTCATCACGATGCAGCTCGACAAGTTCTCCCCGCTGACCCGGTCGTCGGCGGCGGCGATGCGGATCCTGGAGACGCGGGCCGCGCTCGCGCTGGACGGGCCGTTCTGGTCACGGTTCATCGCCCGGACCAGCATTGAGGCGCCCCGCGCGATCGAGAAGTTCGGGTCGATCACCGGGCACACCCTCACCGGCGTCGGCGGGATCTTCGAGGCGTTCCTGCCGTACACGAACCTGCTGCTCGGCGCGGTCGACGCCCTGACGGTGCGGTTCGAGCGGTGGGGCACCAGCCTCGCCGGGTCCTCCGGGTTCATCCGGTTTATGGGGTACGTGCAGCAGACCGGCCCCGACGTGATCCACACGATCGGGTCGCTGGCCTCGGGTCTGATCGACGTCGGGCAAGCCTTGGCCCCCCTCGCGGCCGTGCAGCTTGCCGTGATCCGGATCCTCGCCGACGGGCTCGCGGCGATGGCGCGGACCGCGCCCGGCCTGATCCAGCTTGCTGCGGCCGCGTTCCTGGTGTCCAAGGCCGTCCGGGTCCTGGGATTCACCTCGTTGATCGCCGGGTTGACCGGCACGGGCGCGGCTGCCGGGGTCGCGTCCGGGGGGCTGCTGCGGCTCGGGGTGATCCTGCGGGCGACCGGCGGCTACATGATGGGCGTGTCCGGGTCGGCCGTGACCACCCGCATCGCGCTCATGGGCCTGGCGCGCCTGGGTGCCGTGGTCGGTGTCGTGGTCGGCATGGGCTACGCGATGAACGCGCTCCAGCACGCCCAGAACGGCACCGTGCAGTCCACCGAGTCGCTGACCCGGTCCATGCAGACCCTCGCCACGACCGGGAAGTTCGGTGGCGCGTTCTTCGACCAGTTCAAGGCCGGGGCGCTTTCGGGGAAGACGAACCTGGAGGAGTTCCGCGCCGCCGCGGAGTCCATCGCGAATCCGTCGTGGAATCAGAGGTGGATCGACCACCCCGCCGCGGAGTTCTTCCACGTCATCTCCTTCGGCGCCTACAACACGCCGCTTTCGGAGGCGGTCAACAAGTTCAAGCAGCTCGACACGACGCTGACGCAGATGGCGCAGAACGGGCAGGCCGACGCGGCCGCGACCTCGTTCTCCCGGATGGCGGCGCAACTGGACCTCAGCAACCTGTCCATCGAGAAGATCAAGTCGCTGTTCCCGCAGTACAGCGCGTTGGTTGGGTCCGGCGCGTTCCAGACGCAGATCTTCACCGAGAAGATCCGCCAGCAGAACCAGGCGCTGCTCACCAACGCCAACCGGTTCATCGCCGACCAGCAAGAAGTCATCGACTTCAACAGCGCGCTCGCCGCCGGGCGGACCGCGCTGGACACCAACGGCCGCGCGTTCTGGGGCAACTCCCAAGCGGCGCTGAACAACCGGCAGACCATCCTCCAGGGCGCCCGCGTCCTGAACAGCTACTCCGACGACCTGGTGACCAACAACCGCGTCACCGACGCGAACGTCAAGAAGCTGAAGGGGCAACGCGAGCAGCTCATCGACCTCGCCACCCGGTTCCTGGGGTCCCGGAAGGCTGCGGAGAAGTACGTCGACCAGCTGGTGAAGATCCCCAAGAAGACCAGCACCGACGTCAGCGTGAACGCCAAGGGCAAGTTCTCCATGAAAGGCCTGGGGAACCTGGCGAAGATCCCAGGCCTTGCCGACCTCCTCGCGCCGAGCCTGCGCAACGCCGGCGGCGGCGTCATCGCAGGTGGTGGCGGGCCCCGCGCCGACGACAAGGTCACCCGCATCAGCGCGGGCGAGATGGTCATCAACGCCCCCGCCACCAGCAGGTATCTGCCGCTGCTGACCGCGATCAACGACGAGGGCAACAAGGGCACGATCTACAAGGGGCAGGGCTACACCACCGGCGGCGGCCCGGTACCGGGCGCTGGCGGTGCGTTCGCCGGCGGCGGCCTCCCCGGACCCCGGCGGGACACGCTGCCTGCGTTCGCCGGCGGCGGGCTGATCGGATCGACCTTCAAGAAGGACTACCACTACCGGGGTGACCCGCCCGCCACCATCAACAAGGCCCGGGAGGGCAACGCGGTCGGGCTGGCGTCGATGCTGGGGTATGCCTCCGGGCACGCCGCGATCGGTGCGGGCATCCTCACCACGCTGCTGTCGGGGGCGTACGGCAGCGGCGCCAAGGCCGTCGCTTTCGCCAAAGCCCAGCTCGGTGAGCCATACGTGTGGGGCGCCACGGGCCCAGACTCCTGGGACTGCTCAGGCCTGACCATGCGGGCGTGGCAGGCGGCCGGGGTGAACATCCCCCGCGTCACCTACGACCAGATCGCCTACGGCTCCGCGACGACCAGGTCCGCGGCGATGCCGGGCGACCTCTATTTCCCGCACCGCGGCCACGTGATGATGGTGACCGGGATGGGCGGTGACCACGCCCTCATCCACGCCCCCCACACCGGCGACGTTGTCCGCTACGCCGGGTGGCGGTCCGGCGGAACCTACCGGCACATCGCAGGCAAGGGCGGGTCGTGGTACGGGGGCGGCACCCCGAAGGCGTTCGCGCAGGCGCAGCTCGGTGACCTCGGCTGGTCCGCGGCGCAGTTCGCCCCTTTGAACCGGCTGTGGGAGCGGGAGTCGGGCTGGCGGTGGAACGCCCGCAACCCCTCGTCGGGCGCGTACGGCATCCCGCAGGCCCTCCCGCCAGGCAAGATGGCCAGCTTCGGGTCCGACTGGCGAACGAATTGGGCCACCCAGATCCGGTGGGGCCTGGACTACATCAAGCACCGCTACGGCAGCCCGGCGGGGGCGTGGGCGCACTCCCAGCGCACCGGCTGGTACGCGCAAGGGACCGACCACGCCCGCCGAGGCCTCGCCTGGGTCGGTGAGCGCGGCCCCGAACTGGTCGACTTCCGCGGCGGGGAAGCGGTGTACCCGCACGAGGACTCCCTGCGCATGGCGCTCTCGGCGGCCGCGGCGCCGCTGGAGCTGTCCGACTCCGCCTCGACCGCGGGCGGCGGCGACGAGTACCACGCGCACTTCGACGGGATCACCGCCGCCGCCCTGTCCCGCGAGGTCCGGACCGCTTTCAAGTCGATGCAGATGGCGCAGGCGCAGAGCCTGCGCATCGGCCGGCGGGGATAGGGGGCCCTGGATGCCGCTTCCCGCAAGAGCAGGAGCCGCCGGGCCCGGGGCGCCGGGCGGTGGCGGGCCGGGGGCCGTACGGGCCCGGCCGCTGCGGGTCCTGTACATCGACCCTGATGGTGAGCAGTGGGACTGGTCGGACCTGGCCGGGCCGGTGCAGGTCACCAATGTCGCTGGGCACGGCTCACCACCGGTGTCGCTGACGACGCTGGGGATGCCGTCCGGGGCGTCGCTGCCGCAGAACTACGTCGGCAGCGGCCGGACCATCCTCGTCGGGATCGTCGCCGGCGCCGACACCCAGACCGAGTTCCTGCGGCTGTCCGACCGGCTCGCGCAGGCGCTGTGGACCGAGCGGCTCGGTGAACCCGCGCCGGGGACGCTGGTGATCCAGCGGCCGGACGGCACGGGCCGCCGCATCAAGGTGATGGTGACCGACGGCCCGGACCTGTCCGACGACGACCGCGACAAGTCCGGCCTCACCTGGACCAGCTTCGTGATCACGTTCAAGTCGCTGGACGCGTGCTGGTCGGACGCCACCCCGACCACCCTCACCTTCCAGGGCGCCGACAGCGGCGCCGGAGTGCCGCCGATGCCGCCCGTCGTGCTGTCGCCGTACGCGGTGCTCGGCGACACCACCGTCAACAACACCGGCAACGCGGCCGCCTACCCCGTCTGGAAGATCTCCGGCCCGGGGACACCGACGCTGGAGAACGTGACGCTAGGCCGGTCCTTCGGCCTGGCGACCGCGCTGTCGGAGGGCGAGACCGTCACCATCGACACCGCCCCCGACGGGTCCGCCTACGCCATCGACCAGGACGGCGAGGACCGATGGACCGACCTGGTGAAGAGCAGCCCGCGGGATCTGTGGGAGCTGGTGAAGGGCCCCAACCACCTGAACCTCGCGCTGTCGGGGTCGTCGTCGGCGTCGCGGATCGAACTGTCCTACGTCCGCCGCTGGCTCCGCGCCTAGGAGGCTCCTGTGGCGGTCACTGTTGAGCCCCTCACCACCAGCTGGACGAAGCTGAAGCCGTTGCCGTGGCTGCGGCTCGACATCAACGCCGTCCGCTACAACGCCGTCGGCGCGTTCTCCCTCACCGTCCCCGCCAACGACACCACCTGGGATCTCGTCGACTTCGACACCGACGGGGTCCTGAAGCCCCGGACGGGGTTCTTCGTCGACTGGAACGGCGTCTACGAGGTGCCGCTCAAGGCCGAGGCCGTCAACCCCTCCAAACAGATCAGCGAGAACGGGGAGATCGTCGAGACGATCGTGTTCTCCGGCGCCGACTACTTCTCGCTCCTGGCCGACCGGATCGTGTACCGCAACGCCGCGACCACCTGGGCCGGCCAGACCATCGGGTCCACCCCGGTGACCGGCAAAGCCGAAACCGTGATCAAGGATCTGGTCAAGGCGAACATCGTCACCGCGGGCGACACCTCGCGCCGTGTCCCCGGCTTCACCGTCGCTCCCGACCTGGCCCGCGGCGGCACCGTCACCTACACCATCTCCATCAAGAACCCCGCCGCCGACCCCGGCACCGACCAGGCCTCCACCGCCGGCGAGTCCCTCATGGACATGATCCGCGCCGTCGCCCGGCAGGCCGACATCGGTGTGTCGATCGCGCTGGTCGGCGGGCAACTGGTGTTCGACTGCTACGAGCCCCGCGACCTCACCGATCGGGTCGTGTTCTCCGAGCGGTACGGGTCACTGCGCTCCTGGTCCATCACGGACGCGACCCCGACCGCGAACGCGATCCTCATGCAGTCCGCCGCGGCGGTCGGGCCGTTCACCGAAACCCACGGCGGTGTGAGCGCCACCGACCCGTGGCGCCGCGTCGAGCGGTACACCGACCAGTCCTCCACGACCGAGGCCGCGCAGATCACCCAGGCGCAGCTCGACGAGGTCGCGCGCGGCGCCGCACAGACCCGCGTGGCGCTCGCCGCAGGCGACATCCCCCGTGTCCGGTTCGGCCGCGACGCCACCGGCATCCAGGGCTACGGCATCGGTGACTTGGTCGCCGCCGACATCCGCGACGGCATCACCTACACCGACACCGTCACCGCCGTGCAGCTCACCGCGGACGCCACCACCGCCCCCTACACCGAGACCGTCACCCCCACGATCGGCGACAACGACGCCGGCTCCGACGCTGCGACCGACGACGCGACCGCGATCGCGCAGCTGTCCGCCCGGGTCCGGCAGCTCGAGCAGCTGCTCCGCTCCCGCGCCTGACCCATCGCCGTGCGGGCGCAGCCCACCACCACCTTGAGAGGGGCCGTCTTGGCGATCGACGCTGCCTTCCCGACGTCGGACTCGACGCTGTCGACGATGGCGCAGTGGGAGAAGTTCTTCACCGGCTTCTCCGCCGACGGGGTGATCCCCGGCGTCCTCAACGAGCTCGCCGCCACCCTGAACACCGGTGCCCGCACTGCGGTCCTGGGCACTGGGGCCGCGCAGATCCGCGGGTTCCACGTCGACAACCCCTCCACGACCGCCACCTCGATCCCGGCGGCCGACGCGCAGAACCGCATCGACCGGCTCGCGTTGCGGCTGGACCGGACCGCGAGCGCGGCCGCGAACTGGATCAAACCCGTGGTGATCAAGGGCACGCCTGCGACGTCCCCGGCGATCCCCGCGCTGTCGCAGACCGGCGGAGGGAACTACGACATCCCGATCGCGCGGTGGACGGCGGCGTCGAACGGTTCCCTGTCGGGCCTGACCGATGAGCGGGTGTTCGCCGCGGCGCCGCCGGTGGAGTTCCGCTCCGGAGCCCGGCCGGCCGCGACGCTGCGGCGGGTCGGGTTCGAACGTGACACCGGCAAGGTCCTGTTCGCCGACGGGTCGGTGTGGCGCACCATCTACCAGCCACCCCTGGACCAGGTCCTCACCATCTCCGGGTCGGGCTGGTCGACCTCCGGTGCGGCGTCCACAGTCGTGCGGCGCCGCGGCGACATGGTGACGTGCCGGTACGGGTCACTGACCCGTACCGGCGGCGCCGTGTCCCCGGACGTGCGCCTCCCTGGGACGATCCCGGCCGACTTCGTCCCCATCGAGGCGGTGTACGCCTACACCGGCGGGTCCGGCGCCGACCTGAGACGCCTCACCATCTACCCGAGCGGTGACAGCCGTGCGGGGCAGATCTGGTTCACCGCCGGGGCCTCCATCCCCAGCAGCGGCGGGACCCTGCTCGGGTTCTCCACGTCGTGGGTGGGGGCGGCCTGATGCGGCACTGGTTCGGACAGTCCTTGAGCGACTGGACGATGGACACCGACGCGCCCACCACCACCGATGACGTCACCACCGCGTCAGTGCTGGCGACCGGGCCCGCCACCATCACGCTCTGGTCGGCAAAAACCGGCGGGACGCAGTACACCGACCTCCTCGACTCCGCCGGCGCCCCCATCACCCAGGTCGTGTCCTCGGCAGGCGTCGGCGGGTTCACCGTCGGCGCCATCCCCGAGTTCCAGGGCCCTGATGGTGTGTTCGCGCTGTGGGCGGACGCCGGTGGAGGCGCCCGCTACAAGATGATCGCGACCGATGTCGGGGACGTCCTCACCGACCTGTCCGCGACCGTCGCGACCCAGCAGGCCACCATCGACCTGCTGTCCAACTCGGTGGGCGCGGTCGTCTACAACACCGACACCTCCTCCTGGCCCGCCCGACCGGACGACAGCCGCGTCTATGTGTGGTTCGGGCCGACGGCTCCGGCGCTCATCCCCCCGGGGGACTACTGGATCAACCCGACGCCGGGAGGCTGAGGGTGAGGTACGCGAAGGTCTACGTCGCCTCCCAGCAGCGGCTCCTCCCGCTCAACGGCGACGCCGGCGTCATCATCCCTGGGTCGCCCGGCTCACCCGGTGATGGCAGTCCTGGGACCGGAGGCCCTGGGGATGGCGGTCCGGTGGTGGGGAACCGTAACGCGATCTTGTGGGGGACCTGCCCGCAGTCGCTGTCGGGGTCGGACTTCGGGGCGAAGGACACCGCGTACGGTCCGCTGACGATCCGGCGCAGCTACCAGCCCGCCGCCGCCGGGATGCCCGCGTCGTGGGCGGCGTGCAACGGCGGGGTGGACGTGGGGCTGCGCGCCAGCTGCTGGTCGGGGAAGCCGGACATCAACGCCATGGCGGCCGGGAGCCTGGACGCGCAGACGCTGACGTTCTTGCGCAGCATCCCCAAGAGCCACGTGGCGTTCGTCAGTGTGTGGCATGAGGGCGACGGCAAGATCCGTGACGGGGCGTTCTCGCTGAACACCTACAAGGCGGCGCTCCGCCGGTTCTGCCAGCTCGTCAGGCAGGTCCAGTCCGAGGGCTGGAGCCATCTCTACACGATCCAGATCCTCACCACCTGGTCCGGGACGAACCCGAAGGCAGGCACCACGTATGCCGACACCTGGCCCGGTGATGGCCTCGTGGATTGCTTCGGCGTGGACGGTTACAGCCACGTCGGCAGTGGCGCGTCGCTGTGGGGTCCGGCCGTGGACTTCGCCCGCTCGAAGGGGATCGCGTGGGCCGTTCCGGAGATCGGCTACGGCAACACCGGCCCGCAGGACGTCAGCTGGCTTAACGCGCAGGTCGCGTACCTGACCACCACGGCGGGCGGCGGTAGCCACACCCGGTGCGCGTTCGCGTGCTGGTTCGACACGGCTGGCCCCATCTCGAATCCGACGCCGGGGAACGTGTCGGCGTGGATCTCGGCGGCGAAGGCCGCGAGCGCGGCGCACTACAGCGACTACACCAAGTTCGTGCTCTGAGTCGCTTCACGACAGCGGTCAGACAGCACGCTCTCCATCCGCGAGACCTCAGCCGCTTCGTCGGCGGCTTCTCGTGCTCTGGCCCTGGCAGCCAGAACGTCGTGCCAGGGATGGTTGTCGGCTACCAGATACCACTCCCACCCGGACGGCAAGACGAGTCGCCAGTACACGTCGCACTCCGGACAGCGGCACCACTCGTCGCCGGGTTCGGATGCGCCTGGGGTCTGGGACTGAGGCGTCCCGTGAATTCGCCGGAGCGGCGCCTGACAGGCAGGGCAGCGCATAGCGCCCAGGTCCCGCATCACTGCCCCGCTTGACCGCCGCCATCGCTCTTCGAACAGCCGCAACTGCTCCCCGAGTACCTCGCGCCGTGCGCGCTGCAGGAACTCCTCGGTCCCGTCCATGGCGCCATTGTCGCGCGCCGCCCTGCCTGAAAGGGGTCGTCTTGGCCATCGCGTTCCGGGCCAGCGCTGAGGCGCACCTGACCACCGGGTCCCTCGGCATCACCATCCCCTCCGGGGTCCAGGCCGGTGACTGCCTGCTGCTCATCGGCGGCCTCAACGACGCCGGGGTCTCGGGCAACGACTGGCCCACCCCGGCCGGGTGGACCGCGATCGACACACGCCGCGTCCCCTCGAACCTCTTCGCCGCGGCGTACTACCGCGTCGCGCAGTCCGGCGACCCAGGCGCCACCGTCACCCTCATCACCCCCGGCACCGGCAAGTCCTGCGCGATCATCGCCGCGTACAGCGGGACGGACCCCGTCAGCCCCATCAACGTCGCCGCCGCGGCGTCCGAGACGATCGCGACCGCGTCACACACCACACCGACCGCGACCACCACCGTCGACAACGCCCGCATCATCATCGCCGCCGTCCAGTCCGACTCCGCCACACAGAGCTGGGGCACGGTGAGTGGCTACACCAAGCGGCAAGACAGCCTCGACAACACCAACCTGTCCGGGCACGTGACCGCGACCGTGCAGGACAAGGCGGCGGCCACCCTCGGCTCCTACGGCGGAGAGTCCCTCGTCGCCGGCGCCGCGTCCGGCAAGGCAGCGATGTTCACCATCGGCCTCACGCCGATCTCGACCACGCAGGTGTCCCGCCCCGTCAGCGACATCGACTCGGACGGCGCGGTGGGCGTCCCTGCACCGGGCGGCGGCTCCGGGCCGTACGCCAACCTCGCAGCCAACGTTGACACCAGCTACGTCCAACTCGCAGACGGCGGGTTCATCCAGGTCGGCATGGCCGCGCTGATCGACCCGAACTCGGGGTCCGGTCACACGGTCGAGTTCCGAGGCTGCTATGCCGCAGGCGCGTCGGCCGGGAACGTCATCGTCACCCTGAAGCAGGGCCCCACGACGATCGCCACGTGGACGCAGGCCGTGACCGGCTCGTTCGCGACCTACACCCACACCCTCAGCAGCGGCGAGGCGAACGCGATCAGCGACTACTCGGCGCTGCGGCTCACCTTCGCCGCGGACCTGAGCTGACGGGGCGCGGACATGGCGCACCTGGGTGTCCTGGGCACCAAGACGCAGTCCTCGGCAGCCTCGAGCGTCGCGATCACGCTGACGGCCGGCGCCGCTGTCGGGTCGACCGTTCTGGTCGGCATCATCTGGGAGGCTGGCGGTGGGACCGGCGTGGCGACCATCTCCGCAGTCGCCGACTCGCGCAGTAACACCTGGAGCACGACACCAGATGTGACGGCCGGCGGTACCTCCAACTCAACGGTCGCCGGTGCGGTGTTGCGTGCGAGACTCACGACGGCCTTGCAGGTTGGCGACACCATCACGGTCACGGTGTCCGGCGGCACCCGCTCACGGTGGTGCCTGCAAGCCGACGCGTTCGATGACGTCGACACCTCGCCGCTGGACCAGACCCAGACGACCGGGAACACCGCACCGTCCGGGACCTCGCTGTCGACGGGGTCGACCGCCACCACCGCGCAGGCGCACGAACTCGTCTACGCCATCTACGGGTTCGGCAGCGGCCGGACCGTGACGATCCCGGCCGGGTGGACGGGCGGCGCGAAGGTCGAGACCTCCGCGGGCTCCAGCGACCGCGCGCTCCAGGTCGCCTGGCAGTACGTCAACGCGACCGGCGCGCAGCAGGGGACCCTCACCCTGTCGTCCTCCAGCACGTACACCGCGGCCGTCGCGACCTACAAGTACACGCCAGCAGATCCACCCGAGCTGCGGATCTCCCAGGTCAAACTCCTCGCCCCGAACCCCGGCGACGCGCCCCTGCTGCACATCGCCCAGGTGAAGCTCACGGTCCCGCAGGCGGTCATCGGCGAGGTCCGCATCTCCCAGGTGAAGCTGAAGGCCCCCGCCAAGAGCGGCCAGCCCCCGTACTCGGGGATCAAGGCCGCGCGCGACGGCAACGTCTGGGACGCCACGATCCAAACCCCGGAGGCAACTTGACCGCGGCCCTGGCGCAGATCCCATGGCAGACCCTCGTCGCCGGCGGAGTGGTCCTTCTCCTGCTCGGCGCTGTGGGTCTGGTCGTCCGCGCGATCGTCAGAGGCGACCTGGTGCCGCGCAGCGTTCTGGAACGCGAAGAGCGCCGGGCCGACAAGTGGGAGGCCTCGTGCCACAAGTCCGAAGAACGCATCGACGCGTTCGAAGGACGCCTCGACTCGCTTACCGAGGCCGCGGAACTCCACACGCAGCTGCTGTCGTCGCTGATCGAGAGGGCTCGCCGATGAGGTGGCCGTGGAAGCACGAGCATCCGGACGATGGCGAGCAGGCCCGCGCCGATGAGGCGTTGGAGCGTGCGTCAGAGCGGCTCGCTGAGAGTCGTCGCCGAGATGAGGCCGGTCACCGCCTCGCCGAACGGATCCGCGCCATGCGCGAACGTAACCACCTCGCTGAGGCCATCGAGCGCGCGTTGAAGGAGGGGCGTTGATCCATGAAGTGCACCTGGCCGGGACCATCGCGCTGTGGCTGGCGCTGGCCAGCGCGGTTGCGTTCTGCGGCCTGTACCACCTGACCGCGCCGTGGTGGCGGTCCGGCGAGGGCCGGCACCTGATGTCGTTCACCGGCGGTCTCGCGCTCATTCTGTCCTGGCTGGCCTACCGGTCGATCTTCGCGGCGCCGCCGCCCACCGCCGGTGACGAGGTCGGCCGCACGGCGGTCTACAGCGTGGTCGCTGTCCTGATGGTGTGGCGCGTCGGGCTGCTGTGGCGCCGCCAGATCAGGCCCGCGTTCCGCCGCGACGAGGCGAGGAAGCGCTGATGCCGCTTCCTGCAAGGAAGGAGCCACCCATGGCACGTACGGAGATCCCGGACCCGGAAGCGGGGCCGACCGAGGGGGATGAGGAGGCCGTGCTGAAAGACCTGTACGGCCCGCCCGACGCCGACGGCGTCTTCCGCGGCGAGGACAAGGCCGACGAGGAAGGCCCGGCATGACCGCCGCGCGCATGATCGCCGAGGCCCGCAAGACGCTGGGCATGTCCGGGCGCCCGAACGCGATCACGAGGGAGTACGCGACCCGGGAAGGCGACGAGTTCCTCCGCGCGTCCTGGTGCGACATGGCCATCACCTACTGGGCGCGGCACAGCGGGAACACCAGCGCGGTGCTGCCGGGCGGTGACCGCGCCTACACGGTGTGGCACGCGCAGGACTTCCAGAAGGCCGGACGCTGGCACGCCGGGACGACCGCGAACGTCAACGCCGCCAAGCCGGGCGACATTGTGTTCTTCGACTGGGGCGGCACCGACGGCATCGGCGCGATCGACCACGTCGGCCTGGTCGAGGCCGTGCTCGGCGGCGGCCGGGTTCAGACGATCGAGGGCAACACCAGCGACTCCGTGCGCCGCCGCGTCCGCGACGCCGGCGTCATCGCCGGGCTCGGCCGCCCGGCCTACCCCAGCGGCGGCAGCCCGTCGTCGGCTCCGTCCGCAGAGACCTGGCAGGAGGTCATGATGAAGAAACTCCCCGAGCTCAGCCGAGGCGACACCGGCGAGCACGTCGAGTCGCTGCAGGGGCTGCTGCTCGCGCGCAGCCACCCCGAGGTGCGCATGACGGGCACGTTCGACGCCAAGACTGAGGCGGCAGTGAGGGCCGTGCAACGGTGGGGCGGTGTCGACGACGACGGGATCGTCGGGCGGCAGACCTGGCCGGTCCTGCTGCGCGTCCACTGACCGGCGCCAACACCGGGCAGCCGAGGGCTCCCTGACCTGCGTCGGCATATTCTCCGTCATATTTTCCGGCCCCTCTGCAACCTGTCCGGAGGAGACCTGTGCCTGACATCGACCAGCTCGCCGAGGCCGCGTACGCCGCGTACGGCGAGACCACCGACCGCAAGAACTTCCGCGGCGAGCCGATGCCCGCCTGGGAGGACCTGGGCGACCGCATCCAGAACGCCTGGCGCGCAGCCGCACGTGCCGTCGCGGACGCCGTCGCCAGCGAATGAACATGGGGCGGCGTGCGCCGTCCATGGCCTGAAGGGGGTCGCAATGTCCGACTACGCCGTGTCCCTGATCAGGACGTGGGTCTCGACTGGGATCGGGGCCGCCCTGGCGTGGCTCGCCGTCCACTTCGGTGTGATCGTCGACGAGGACGCCAGCACCATGCTGAAGCTCGGCTCTGCCGCTGTGGTGATCGGCGCCTACTACGCTGCGGCTCGCGCGATCGAGGAGCGCTACCCGCAGGCGGGCCGGTTCCTGGTGGCTCTCGGGCTGCGCCGCGCGCCGGCGACGTATCCGAAGGTGCAGCCCTGATCTGAACTGTTCGCCGGGCAGCGAAGCCCGACGCGAGGAACCGCCCCGCTCTCTCGACCGCTTCGGCGGCCGGGGGAGCGGGGCGCTCTTCGTCGTGCCTGAGGTCAGCGGGTCAGGTCGGTGCGGGTCCCAGGGCGGCGCGGTGCTTGTGCCCAGTCGACCACGGCCTGCCGTTCCCACAGCGGAGTGGTCCCGACGTGCCGTACCGGGCGAGGCGCTTGCCCCCGCGCGACGTAGGACCGCCATGTCCCTGGCGCCACGGGACGGCCCAGCCGCCGCAGTGTCTCCAGTACCTCCGACGCCGTGATCCCCTGATCAGCCACGGCCGCCTGCGCTTGCGGTCCTGGCGCGTACGCATGCCCGATGATCACCCAGTCTCCGGGGATCCGCCGGGCCTGGATCTCCAGGTACTCGTGCGGATCCATCGCCGAGGCGGCCGGATACCGCGACCATGACCGCCAGCCCACTGACGCCAGCGACTGCGGGGACAGGTCATCATCCATGATCGCCTTAGCCGCCTGGGCGACGGTCATCCCCTCCAGGGCGTCACGGCGCATGCACGTGATCACCCCTTTGCCGGTGTCGCTGGCCGGGCCCGACGCGATCGCCTCCGCCAGAGCACGCGCCCGGGGACTGAGACGGTCGGAATCGATGACGTCGGGTTGACGGGCGCCGTCCCTCAGGTACAGGTGCAGTGTCATCAAGCACCGTCCTCGCTGCCGTGCTCAAGCTCGTGCTCCTTGGCGGCGGCGCGGGCCTCGACGTCCATCGCACGCTGGATCCGGCGGTTCTCGACCTGGCGGACCAGCTCCGCGAGGCGGGGCGCCTCCTGGAGCCGGGTGAGGTCGAGGTGGTAGGCGGCGATCTGCATGCCCTCGTGCGTCCAGGTCTCGCCCGCCCGGCCGAGGGTCTCGACGGTGACACCGTCGTCCCAGGTCTGCCGGGTGTGGCCGAGGTAGACGCGCTCACCGGCGAACTTCCCGGCGAGGGTGACGGGCGTGCCGTTGCTGTAGGCGGAGGCCAGGGTGGAGGCGGAGCCGACAGCGACGAGCATGCCGGGGACTCGCTTGCTGCTCAGGTGGATCGGGGCTTCCATGGCGCCCTTCCTGCCAATCTCAATGCGGCGGATGAGGGAGGCGGCGTCGATGGTCCACCGGCCGGCGCGCTTGATGGCGGCGATGACGTTGCGTCGGCACCAAGTGCGGATGGTGGCGACGGTGACGCCTGCCTGCTGCGCGGCGGTGGTGGTGTCCATCTCGGCCTCCCCTGTGTCCTGCTGACACCCTCAACTATACAGCGTTGCGCTGTAAGGTCTAGAGGCTGTCCGCATCCTGCCAAGATCCCCTGGTTATCCACAGAATCCCGCTCGGCCACGCCACCGCCAGCGCCGCACCTACCGTCCCCCGCATGGACACACTCGCGCCACTAGCCCAGCTCAGCCGCACCCTCGCCACCTTGCGTCGAAAACACGTTCTATCCTTGCCGGATGGGTTACCGCCAGACCCCAGACCGCGTCATCGCCTCCCGCCTCACCGGCACCGCAACCCGCCTCGCCGGATGGAACCCCCCGACCGGCGCAGCGCGCGCTCGAGCGGTCGCGGAGCTCCGGGACATCGCGACCGTGCACCCGCCAGCACGCCGCGGCGCAGTGCACCAGCCCGCCCCGGTGCTGCGCGCGGACCTGCTGGCCGAGGTCGCCGGGCTCCTCCTCGGCACCGCCCCCACCGACCATCCGGAGGCGAACCGCGCGGCGGCCGAGCTGCTCGTGGAGGCCGGCGCGTCGCGGGGGCTGCTGGACCACTGGATCGGCGTGGGCCGGGCCCGCGCGGCTCGGGCGGAGTACGCGCTGGTGGATCCGGCGCCGGAGCACCGCTGGCCGTGACCGGCCCCCGCCTGATGGTAGACCGGCGCGGGGGTGCGGGCGTAGCGTCGGCCGCAGACCTTCTGAATACGGGGCCTGGCAACGGGACGGCCCACCCTCCACATGGGGGTGGGCCGTTTCGTTTTGCCTGGATCGCTGTGCTCAGTGGCAGCGCTCGGCAGTCCCCACCACGCCCCACGACACCATGGACGGGCCTTTCACCCACAGCCCCTTCGAGATGTCGTTCCCCACGCGCAGCTCATACAGGTTCGAGCGCTCCTGCTCCTCGTCGACGATCCACTCGGGAACCGGGGTGAGCGACTCTGCGCGGGCCCGCGTCCACTGCGTCATCGCCCACGCCGCGGCCTCCTCCGGCGTCGAGCACACCGTACGGATCAGCCGCGAGTTCTTGCGCAGCCACGCCCGCACCATGGACGGGGTGATGTCCGCGGCGTCGCTGTGCCGTAGAGAGTCGTTGGCCCAGTCGGCTCCGGTACCGCGCCAGGTAGTGCCCGGCCAGCCGGTCGCACAGAGCCATGTACTCGGCGGTGTGCAGGATCAGCATGTGCCACGTGACGTCGATGACGCGCGGCGGGTGGATCACCGTGCCGGGGTGGGCGGCGATCGCGTGGAGCATCGTGAGGGTCTGGGTGAGGGACCGCTCGGCGAGGCCGGGCGGCATGGAGTGCTCGGCGGCGGCGCGGGCGGCGACCAGCTCGAACAGCGCCGGCGAGATCACTTCGCGGGTGGCTGGCACCGGCTGGGCGGTGGTGATGGTCATTGGCTTCCCTTCGTCAGAGAAACTGTGCGGTTGGGTTAAGGAAATACCTCCGTTCACGTCGCTGGTAGGGCGTAGTATTTTGCTTCGTTTTCCTCGTTTTGCTTCGTATTGCTTTGCTGGTGAAGTGCGAGGAACATGGAGTTAAAAGCCCTGATAGGAGGGTGAGGGTGATGTCACGGCCACGCACGCGGATCTTACGTAACGTCGAACTGGACGCGGCGATCAAACGCGGTAGCCGCACCTACGCATCAATCGCCATATTGATCAATAACGTGGCCGCTGAGGATGGCAAGAACTTGCGATGCACGGCCGCCACTCTGGGTAAATGGCTCAATGGTGCGGTGCCTGTCCAGGCGACGATGGCGTACGCCGTCGAAGCGTTCTCGCGCCTGCTGGACGAGCCCGGCCTCACCGCCTGCGACCTCGGCTGGCCGGCCGGAACAGTCACCGGACCTGACGACCCTTGGCGCGGTGACCCCGTCACCTGGATCACAACCCTCGGACGGAGCGAGATGCTCGACCTCGACCGGCGCGACGCCCTTGCGGCCGGCCTGTACTCCCTGGCCGCCGCAGCCCTACCCGACCGGCTTCACCGAATCACACGCCGGGCTGGAGAGCCGCGCCGCGCTGGCGCCGCCGACGTCGCCCGCATCCGCGAAACGACCCGATACTTCGGCGACTTGGACGACCTGTACGGCGGCGGGCACGCCCGCTCAGCGCTCGGTGCCTACCTCACCCACGACGTCGCGCCCCTCCTGCGCGGCACCACCGGCGCCGCCCGGCCCGCGTTGTTCGTCGCCGCCGCCGAGCTGGCCTACCTGGCGGCTTACATGGCAGCCGACTCGGGTCGGCCCGGCGTCGCGCAGCGCTACTACGTCCAGTCGGTGCGGCTGGCCGACGAGGCGGAGCACCCGGTGATGCGCGCGACGGCGCTGCGGGGTCTGGCCGTCCAGGCAGTCGAACTCGGCCACAACCGGGCTGGCCGGGACCTGGCCGACGCCGCCGCCGACGGGATCCGGACCGGGGCACCCGTACGCACGCGCGCGTGGATCACCGGGATGTGCGCCGAGGCGCTCGCCGCAGCCAGCGGCGACCGTGCCCGCGCCCGATCGCTGCTGCACGCGGCGGAGGCCGATCTGGAGCGCGCGGACTCACTGCCCGAAGCTGAGATCGCCGGAGCCTACCGGCGCGAGTCGTTCGCCCACCAGGTAGGTCTGACCCTTCACCAGCTCGGCGACCTTGCTGGAGCGGAGGAGCACTACGCGGCGTCGGTGGACTCTCGGCGTCCTGTCGAGCGGCGCACCCGCGCGCTCATCGGCGCCCGATTGGCGTACGTCCAACTACGCCGCCGGCACCCCGACCAGGCTGCCCGGACACTGCTGGACCTGTCGGACACCCTCACTGCCGTCTCCTCCGAGCGCGTGCAGGGGGTGCTCAGCCAGATCAGGACCGCATGGCAGCCGTACCGAGGCGACGCCGATGTGCGCCAAGCTGACAGACTCCTGACCAGCGTCCTGCGGCCCGCTTGAACGTGTAGCCGTGGCTGGCGCGCGTCCGCAGGGACCGCGCCGCCGCCGTCTCGGTGCGCGCCGACCGCGATGAACTGGGGGATAACGCAGCGGATCGCGGTCGGCGCGCGTCTGGAAGGGGCGGCGCGGCCAGTCCCTGTGTGGCCGCGCCGCCCCGCCGCAACTCCGGTCCGTGCGCGATTCCCGGAGCCGCGGGACAGGTGGAGAGCCCCACCCCCGATGAGGACCCCGGGGGGACGGGCAGAGGCGGAGCCCTCCGGTCTTGGGGTCAGCGCACTGGACCGCCGCTAACCACGACGGCGCGGTTCACGACCGAATCCGCCACAGCTTCCCGCCGAGGATCACCACGGCGTCCGTCACGTGGTCGGCCTGCTCGATCGGTGCTCCATCGCCGTCGAAGAACCACAGCCGCCCGTTGTCCTCGAGTCGCGACCGACAGGTCACCATCTCTGACCCGCGGGGCCCGTCGTCTGCGGGTGGCGCGGTCACCGTCAGGACGCCCTGCTCCAACTCCGCGCGGAACCCGGCCGCCACCGCACGCAGTCGCAGCGCCTCGAGGCGGGCGTTCGCGGCGTCCTCGGTGGCGAGCTGCGCTTCGAACTGGAGGGCACCGTCGATCAGGTCGGCGAGCCGCGCGGCGGTGGGCGCGTTCAGCCACATGTATCCACCTGAAGCAGGCAGCTGGAACGGGAGCCTGCGGGCTTCCCAGGGGAGGTTCGCCTCGGGCAGGTGCTGGATCGACCAGCCGGGGTGGGCGGTGGTGAGGTCGGCGAGCTGCTGCTTTTCCTGGTCGCTGCTCATCGCTTCAGCTCCAGCTGCTGCAGGATCTCGTCGGCGACGGCGTCCACGTCGCTGATGGGGCCGAGGTCGGTGCCGTCGTGCCAGGTGAACCGGCCGCGGCGGGCCCCGATGGTGCGCTGGACTCGGGTTCGCGAGCGGGTGACGACGCTGACGCCGTGCAGTAAGGCCTCGGCGCCTCGCTTGGCGAGGGCGGTGCGCAGGGCGAGGAGGGCCTGCGCACAGACGACCTCGTCGGCCTCGTGCAGCAGTCGCCGCAGAGCGCCATAGGATCCGGCGCCGAGGATCGCCGCCTTGTCATCGCCGTCGCGGACAGCGCGGTAAGGGGAGAACGGCATGGTGCTGGCTTCGATCGTCCAGCCGGGGAACTCCTTACGGAGCGCGGCGAGCCGCCCCTCGATGTCCACGGGTGGTCCCACTGCTGTCGGTGGGTTGGGTATCTTCCCCATAGCCCGACCTCGTTTCGGGTCAGGCCCCGGAACCCCCGGCGTTCGCGCGCCGGCCGGGGCCGTCTGTGTGTCCTGGAACACCTTTCGCCCTTCACCTGACCGCAGTGAGCGTTAGCGTGGAAGGCGTTGTCCGTAGGCCACCGGCCCGGTCAACACGGCCAACAGATCAACCCGGGGCGAAACGGGTGGGGCGATGACGACCTTCAGCCAGGCACTCCGTCAGCTCATGGACGAGCAAGGAGTCGGTGTCCGCGCCCTGGCCAGGCAGGTGCCCTGCGATCCCGGGCACATCTCCCATCTCCGCAACGGCCGTAAGCGCACGTCCGAAGAGACCGCGACGCGTATCGACGAGATCCTCGGCGCTGATGGCCGCCTTGTTGCCCTGGTCCAGACAACAGCGGAAGACGCAGGCCGGGCCAGTAGCGTGGATTGCGGTCGGGTTCACGGCAGCGATCTGGACGAGGACGACGAGATGCAGCGACGCCGCCTTCTACAGGCCTTAGCGACGCTCGGCGCTGCATCCTCCCCCGCCGTGGAGGCGATCGAGCACATCCGCGACGGAGTCGACCGGTCCATCGGGCGAGACGAGTCCTCCCTCCTTGACGAGTGGGAGGAGACGGTGGCCGAGTACGGCTACAGCTACATTCTTCTTCCCCCGCACCTGCTGCTGCGGGACCTGGCCGCCGACCTGGTCGCCGTCCAGCGGATCACCGGCCGCCATGCCGGGGAGCGCCTCCCCTGGTACCGGGTGACCGGGGGTCTTGCGGCGCTCATGGCCAAGACGCTGTGCAATCTCCAGCAGCCCCGGCTGGCGCGGGACTGGTGGGTCACCGCGCAGCACGCAGCGGACGCCTCGCGTGATCTCGATCTGGGCCTGTGGATCCGCGGCGAGCAACTCGTGCACGGCCTCTACGAGGGCCGTCCTACGGCGATCCTCCTGCGCAAGGCGGACCGCGCGGTCGGCGGCGCGCCGAACACCGTATGCCGGGGACTGCTGCACGTCCGCACGGTCCGCGCACAGCTGCTCGCGATGGAGGGTGCCAGCGGCGAGGCGGCGGCCGAGCTGCGGGAGTGCGAAGAGATCTTCAACCGGCTCCCGGCCTCGGTGACCGGCGAGGTGCGTTCGATCGCAGGCTGGGCCGAGGACCGTCTGCGCTACACCGAGGCATGGGTGCATGCGCACGCCGGCGACCGCGCCCGTCTCGATCCCGCAGTCTCCCGAGCGCGGGAGATCCTGCCCGCCGACGACCCGCGGGTGGGCGTCCAGCTCGACCTGCTGCGCGCGGCCGGGCACGTGCGGGCCGGTGACACGACCGAGGGCGTGCGGCACGCTCACGCCGTCTACGAGGCCCAGCCGGACGAACACCGGACCGTGATGGTGACCAGCCTGGCCCGCCAGGTCGCCGACGCCGTCCCGGCCGCGAGCCGCACCCAGCCGGTCGTCGCGGGCTACCGGGAGCTGCTCGCGTCCGGTGAGCGCAGGGCGATCACGTAGAGGTCGAACCAGTCCTCGGTCTCGCCCTCGCTGCCGGGGGTGCGCCCGACATGCCGCCAGCCCCAGCGCCGATACATCGCTTGGGTCTCGCGCTCGTGCGGCGCTGTAGCGAGTGTGGCGCGCTCTTCCGCCCGTCCTGCGAGCAATTCGTCTAGGAGGCGGCGGCCGAGTCCTCTGCCGCGCATTGGGGGCCGCACGGCCAGGTCGATCACGGCGAACGTCCGCCGCCCCGTCTCGGTGGTGAACCCGGCGGGTGGCGGGGGCTCCAGTCCCTCCCACCATGACGCCCCCGTGAGGCGGGCCCCGTAGGCGAACCCGGCGAGTGCGTCGTTGTCTCGTGCTGTGACGGCCTCGAATCCGGGCGAGGCGAGCAGGCTCCGCATCCGGGTCCGGTAGTCGCCGAGGTCGTAGTCCGGAAACGCCTCGGCGTACACCGACTCGATCTCGCCGAGCCGATCCCGGGTGGCGTCGCCTTCGAGGTGCTCGATGTCCACGGCCCCCAGTGTTCCCGACGCGTCTTGGCCACGGCCGAGGGCCCAGGCGGCGGATACGCCGCGGCGCGTCCGGGACCGGTCAGTCGCGAGCCGCATGTGGGCTTTCCGGACCTCGGCGAGGCGAACCTCGGGCGCGGCACGTACCTGAGTGGGGGAGGCCGTGCACGTCAGGTCGCCAGCGACGGGGCCCGGTGACCGTCTCTGGTCGATCCCCTGCGGCTCCGAGCTCGGGACGCCGCACTGTAGGCGTCCCGCCCTCTTGCACGCGCGTCGGCAGGACCGTTCTTGTACGTACATACGTACCAGCGATCTCGGGAATGACTCTCCGTAGTTTCCGCGCATGGACCGTACACCCGTCGACCCCACCTCCGACCGCCCGGTCGTGAAGCAAGTGGCTGACCGGCTCCGCGCGCAGATCACAGACGGCACACTCCGGCCTGGACAGGTGCTGCCCGGCGAGCATCAGATGATGGAGTGGTTCGGCGTGAGCCGCGCCTCGGTGCGCGAAGCGCTGACGATCCTGCGCGGCGAAGGCCTCGTGGTGACCACTCCGCGTGTCGGGACGAGGGTCCGGGTCGAGCGGGAACGCGCCCAGGTGCCGATCGCTGCCGGGACTGAGGTCACGGCGCGGATGCCCACCGAGGCGGAACGCCGCACGCACGAGATGCCGCTCGGCGTCCCGGTCCTGGTCCTCGCCCACGCTGATGGCAGCGAGCAGGTGCTGCCGGCGGACCGGTTCACGGTCGTGGCCGGTGACGACTAGGCGAGCGGTCTGGAAGCGGGGTTGAGCCCGGGGGATTGGGGTGACTCTTCCGCACCTTGGAAGGGGCGGCTTCTCGCTAAACCGCTTCTGCGGAATCGCGAAGGGCAAGCCCTGCCCTAAGCACGTTGATGGCCGCGTTCACGTCGGCGTGCGCGGTGTGCCCGCACGCCTGGCATCGGAACCCAGCCTGGGTGATGCGGTTCCCAGCCGCGCAGTGCCCGCAGGCACCGCACGTCCGGGAGGTGTTGCGAGGGTCGACTGCGATCAGCTCACGACCGGCGCTTTCAGCCTTGTGCGCGAGGACTCGCAGGAACACCCCCCAACCCGCATCCAAGATCGAACGGTTCAAACCGGTCTTGGCCGCGACGTTCCGGCCCGGCTCCTCAACGCTGCCGGTCGCGGAACGGGTCATGTTCCCGATCCGCAGGTCCTCGTAGACGATCACGTCGTAATCGCGAACCAGGGACAGCGCGGCCTTGTGAGCTGTGTCGAGCCGCCGTCGGCGGATTTTGCCGTGCAGCGCGGCCACACGGCGGGCGGCCTTGCAGCGTCGGTTCGAGCCGCGTTTGCATCGGGCCAGGTCACGTTGTGCGGCGGCGAGACGCTCGGCCGCCGACCGTAGGTGCCGAGGGTTGGCGAAGTGGGCGCCATCGCTGGTGGTGGCCAGCGACGCTACCCCCAGATCGATCCCAGCCGCCGCACCCGTCTGCGGGAGCGGGGCGGTGGGAACGTTGTCGCACGACAGGATCACGTACCAGCGGGGGCCTTCACGCTTTACGCTGATCGTCTTCACGGTCCCGGCGACCGGGCGGTGCTGGTGGACGCGGACGTGCCCAATGCCCTGGAGCCTTACGAAAGTCGCGCTCGGATGATCAGGCTGGGAATCCCACCGGCAACCGTCGCGGTCCCTGGGCCATTCAATGGTGTCGAACCAGCCCCGGCCTTTGAAGCGGGGGAATCCTGCCTGGCGCCCGGCCTTGACGCGGCGGAAGAACGCGGCGAACGCCTTGTCCAGGCGCCGGAGGGTGGCCTGCTGGGAGCAGAACGACCAGCGTCCCTGCCCATCGGCGTCATCGGCGCGGATGTGCTTGAGGTCGGCGGACTGGTCCCCGTACCGGACGCTCACCCCCGCCATCCGGTAGGCAGTCCGGCGGTGCTCCAGAGCGGCGTTGTAAAGCTGCCGGTGGTCTTCCAGACATGCCGCGAGAGACCCGGCCTGCCGAGCGGTGGGGCGCAGCAGGAACTTGAAGGACCGTCTCATCGCTTCCGTCGCTCTTCGGAACAGGTCTGGCTCGCGCGTGCGAGTGACAGAAGCCTGGAGCGGGTTCCCGTCCCGCTGTCCGCGTACGTGGGCCCGGGGGATGTGGGTGGGGTATACGGCGGCGGTCGGGCCCGCTCCAGGCTCCTCCCAACTGCCCCTAGCCTCACAGCCAGAGACCCGATTCGCAATATGCAAGCGCCAAGTATTATGCGAATCAGTATTTCCACGGGGGGCACCCCCAAGTAGCCTGAGACTCCACAACTCGAGGAGACGTCCATGGCGACGCGCCACAGCCCCACCGTGCGGCTGCGGCGCCTATCGCGTGAGCTCCGCCAGCTCCGCGAGACCGCAGGGCTCACCGTCACCGAGGCCGCCCGCGCCGCCGGCTGGAACCAGTCCAACCTCAGCCGCGCCGAGAACAGGCTGTGGAGGCAACCCAACCTCGCCCACCTCGGGCGCCTGCTGGACGTGTACGGCATCACCGAGACCGCCCAGCCAAAACGCCGCACCGAACTGCTTCAGCTCGCCCGTGAGGGGCGCCGACGCGGCTGGTGGGCCGACTACACCATCTCCGACGCCTACTCCACCTACGTCGGCCTGGAAGCCGAGGCCGACACCGTGCGCAACTACGAACCGGGCGTGGTCCCCGGCCTCCTGCAGACCCCCGCCTACGCCCGCGCGCTCATCGCCACCCGCGCACCCGACCTGACCGCCGAGCAGGTCGACGAACTCGTCGAGCTCCGCGTCGAGCGGCAGGAGCGGCTCCTGTCGGTACCCGACCCGATCCACGTCTCGGCGGTCCTCGCCGAAGAGACACTCCGCCGCGCCGTCGGCGGCACCGACGTCATGATCGAGCAACTCGACCACCTCCACAAGGTCGCGCAGCTCCCGCATGTGCGGCTGCAGGTCCTGCCGTTCGCCGCAGGCGCCGCACCAGCGGCGGGCCCCTTCTCCATCCTGTCGTTCATCGAGCCCCGCGATCCCGAAGCCGTGTACGTGGAGACACCGGCGGGGGATCTGTGGCAAGAGGACCCAGCCCGGGTGACAGAGTTCCTTCGCTCGTGGGAGAGACTGATCGCCGCGGCCCGCTCGACGGCAGATACCCTCATCCTGATCGAGGCGCGCGTTAATTACCTCCGGGTGAAGGGACGACCGTGACCCACTCCAAGATCTGGCGGAAGGCCAGCGGAAGCGACGCCCACGGCCAGTGCGTCGAAGTCGCCGCGTCCACCGCCGGCGTCGCGGTCCGCGACTCCAAAGCCCCCGGATCGCAGCTGAGCATGTCGGCCGGCGCGTGGGTGGGGCTGCTCGAAGCTGTACGCGCCGGCCGCCACGACCTACTGCACCCGGGCCACGCCGGCGAACACGCGTAGCTCACCGACGGGCTCGTCACCGTCCTCAGGGCGCCACGCCGCGACATCGACCAGGCCCGGCTCCAGCAGCGGCAGCCCGCCGAACATCCCGCGGATCTCTTCACGTGTGCGAAGACGCGCATCCGCGGACGAGCCGGCGAACACCGACCCGATCCGGGCCCGAAGCTCCTCGGACGCCCCATCCGAGGAGACATGGGTGATCACGACATGCGAGCCGGGCGCAAGAGCATGAGCGTAGGCGGCGACCAGCCCGGCAGGGTCGTCGCGATCGCCGACCAGGTGCAACACGTTCACGAAGAACAACCCGATCGGCTCGGACAGGTCCAGGTGCGCGCCGGCGCCATCGAGCACGGCGGCGGTGTCGCGGATGTCGGACGACAGGAAGCTGGTCCGTGCGTCCAGGTCCAGGTACGCGCGGCCGTGCGCCAGGACGATGGGGTCGTTGTCGACGTACACGGTCTTGGTGTCGGGGGCCGCGGCCTGGGCGACCTGGTGGGTGTTCTCGACCGTGGGCAGGCCCGCGCCGAGGTCGAGGAACTGCCGGACGCCTTCCCCGGCGAGGTAGCGGACCATGCGCCGCAGGAAGGCCCGGTTCTCCCGGGCGGTGTCGCGGATCTCCGGAGCTATCTCGAACAGTTGCTCGGCGGCCTGCCGGTCCACGGCGTAGTTGTCCTTGCCGCCGAGGACGTAGTCGTAGACACGGGCGGCTGAGGGGCGATCGACGTCGATGTCGGGGGAGGGCATGCGCCGATGCTGCCACGGTCCTTACCGACAGACACAGGTACGTGACCGGACGTGGCCGAAATGCGGGTCGAGTTGCGGATGCGCGGTCACGGCTGTCGGCGCGGCACCCGCTCGTAGTCCTGGCCCTTCATGCGCTCCAGATCGTCCGCGGCGACCCGCGCCGACTTCACCTTCCAGGCCTCGCCTTCGAGCACAACCCAGGCGATGTGCGCGCCCCACGTGCCGTCGGGCAGGTGCTCCCAGGCGAGCAGGTATGCGGGACCGTCGGCGGTCGCGGAGCCGACGATCGGCGGTACGCGAGGCATGGAGAGGTGTTACCCACTCATCCCGGGCGGTCCTGGGGGCGACAGGCCCGTGGGGCCACCGGCGGGCGGTGGCCCCACGGAGGCGGTCGTGGTGGGTCAGTCCCACGTCACGTCCGCGTGGTGGCGGTGGGCCCAGGACGCGATGTCCTGGAGTTCCGCCAGCACCTGGGCCAGGCGGCCGGGGTTCCGGCCGCCGTAGGTGATGCGGCCGTCGGTGACGGCCGGTCGCCCGTGCTCGTCGTCGGTGGTGACGTTGAGCAGGCCCTGTGCGATGAGCACCCGGCCGAGGAAGTCCTCGGCGGGTGCGTCGCCCCACGGCTCCTCGGCGGGAAGTCCCAGAAGCTCAAGCACCGTGCGGGTGTTCCCGTTGTGGAGGTTGAGCTCCGGGCCGCCGAGGGTGGTGGTGAAGGTGGTGGACATCGGGGGCCTCCCTTGTAGTTGGAATCGGGTGGGCCCCGGCTCGCGCCGGTCCCGGGAGGCCCGGTGTCCGCCCTCGGGGGCGGTCCGCTGTGGAGTTGTTATTGCGTAAGTACACAATACCGCTTGTTGCGTCTGTACGCAACGCATGGGATCGTCAGACCATGACTCGAACCGAAGAAGACCGCACACCCGGCAAGACCATCCGCGTCCCCACCCCCATGTGGACCGCCTACCAGGCCGTCCTCAAGCGCCAGGACAGCAACCCCACCGCCGATATCCACCAGCGCATCCGCGAAGTCATCGAAGCCGGCGGCACCCCCGGCGAGATCGAGCAGCTCAGATCCGGCGAACACGAACTCGCGGAACGCAAGCGCAACCGCTACCGCCGCGCCGCCACCTCGCGCGCCCGTAGCCGAGCCGGCGACGGATGACCCGCGGCCGCGGGCATGACAAGGCCCGCCCGGCGGATGCCGGGCGGGCCAGGGGACCGGTCAGGCCAGGGCCTGCGGCTGCTGGGCGGACAGCGCCGGGGCGGCCGGTCCCGGGACGGGAGCGCCCTGGACGGTCCACGGGGTGAGGGTCACCCAGTCGCAGCCGCCGTGGATGTAGACCGAGCCGTCCTCGGTGTTGAACGCGCGGTCGATGGTGAACGCGCGGTCGACCACCAGAGCCTCCCGCTCGAAGTCGGCGCGCGCGGCGTCGCGGGAGGCGTACACGCCGAGGACCTGCTCGCCCTCGCTGTCCTCGCCCCGGGCGAGAATCCAGACCTGCATGGCGCCTCCCTCGTTCATTGCGTACATACAGAATAGCCTGTCTTGTGTATGTACGCAAGAATGTCAGGTGAGATGCCGAGCCGACATGCCCGCCGGGCCGCCTCCCAGACGATCGACGGCAGCACGACGAGCAGCGGCCGGCCGCCGGTCGTACCCCGCCGTAGTCGACGCGGACGCATGCCCGAGGAGCTGCTGCACCGTTGCCAGGTCGACACCGGCGTCCAGGAGGTCACCGGTGAAGGTGCGGCGGAAGTCGTGCGGGGAGATGTCCGGCACCCCGGCCTGGCGGGCCCGGCGCGCGACGACCTGCCCGATGCCGTTCGAGGTCATGTGCTCGGTCCCGATACGGCCCCACCTGTCTCCAGCCGGGAACAGAGGCCCCCGCGGGCGGCCGGCGACGAGCCACTCACCGAGGCGGGCCGCGGCGGCCTCGGTGAGGTAGGTGTCGCGCTGCTTGTCCCGCTTGCCGGTGACGATGAGGGTCCGGGACCCGGGGTCGTAGTCGTCGCGGGTGGCGCGGGCGAGCTCGGCGCGGCGGCACCCGGTCGAGTACAGCGATTCCAGAAGGGCGGCGTCCCGCAGCCCCTGCGGAGCCGGGTCGGCGAGACAGACGGCGGTGAGCTGCGCGCGTTCCTCCGCCGTGATGACGCGGCCGACGACGAGGCGCCGATGCTCGACGCCCTCGACGTCGCAGGCACGGTGGTAGTCGTCGGTGGACATCAGCTCCAGCTTCCACGAGACCCTCAGTACCCGGCGTAGCGCGACGAGGTGCTTGTTGCGGTACGCGGGCGCCCAAGGCTGCCCGTCGGCGCGGGTCTGCGCCAGGACCATGGCGCGGATCGCCGCCGTGTGGGCGTACCGCAGCGACGCCCAGGGGAAGTGCTGCCCGTACGGCTCGGGCAGCGCCATGTCCAACTGGAGGGCCCACAGGCCGGCGATGCGGTCGAGGCATCCGGCCATCGCGCGGTGGCTCTCGGGCTTGGTGAAGCGCGACAGGTACACCAGGTACGGGTTCTTGCCGGGCGGGAGCGCCGCGGCGGCGTCGAACGCCGGCCCGCCCCCCACATGATCGAGTTCCGGGAATTGGCATTCCCGTTCCCCACCGGCCTGCGCAACCGAACCCGGCCGGATCAGCGCACCCGACAACCCGGAGCCGGCGATACCGCCGACCCCGGACGGCCTCGAATCACCGGTCACCGGCGCCTCTTCCTCGCGGCCGCGCCGACGAGCGCGAACACCGCGGCGACGAGGACGCCGGCGGCGGCGTGGCCGGTGGCGAGCCCGGCCGCCAGCGACGCCCAGGCGAGCGTGGGCGCGAGTCGCAGGCCCGTCATCGGCGCTTCTTCGTCGTCTTGCCACGGCTGGTGGAGCGGCTGCGGGTGGTGGTGCGGCGGCCGGTGTTTCGCCTGGCTGTGGCTCTGGTGGCGCGGATCTTCCGCTTGTTCTTGGCGGTCCGCTGGGTCGCGTACACCGCGAGCCAGCCCAGTAGCGCGGTGATGATGAGGGCGGTGGTGGAGATGATCGTGAAGCCCATCTCGACCACTAGGGCGAGGGTGGTCAGGCCGGAGACCCCGGCGCCGGCCCAGGCTGCTTTCGCCTGCGCGAGGGCTGCTTCGCGGTTGTGGCTCTTGACCTTCGTTCCGTCGCTGCGGGTGTGGCTGCGGACCCGGGTTGTCCGTTTCGCGGGTGGCATGATGCTCTCCTCTACGTGATGTGACCTGGCGGTCATGCGTCGGGTTTGGGGTGCCTACCGGCATATGGCCTCTGACCGGGAACCACCTCCCGCGGTAGGCGCGCGGTAGGAACCCCTGGCAGGTGCTCTGACCTGCGAGGTAGGCGGTTTAGGTGGGTCCTGCGAGAAGACCGGTCTGGCCGCCTCGGAGGCGGGTTCAGGAACGGTGCCGGGCGCCTCCGAACTGATCGGCGGCGGCCAGCAGATCCGACTTGTGCCAGCCGTTGCGGTTGACGCCGCTGATCTTCACCTGGACGGTCGAACGCTCAACACGGGCAGCGGCGAGTTCGGTCGCCAGCGTGTCAGCGGACCAGTCGCCGTAGTAGCCCTCATCGATGTTGATGAGCCGGTTGAGCAGGTCGGTGGTGTGCATCCGGTCGACATGCCGCATGACGGTAAGGGCGTCCGCGAGGACCTGCGGGATGACGTCTTCGCGCTCACCGGACAGGACTTCGTCGGTGGCGTCGCCGGCCAGTGTCTGCGCCTTGATCCGCAACTCGCGGCCGCGTTGACAGATGTCGACGAACTCCGGGAGCGTGATGTAGTCCGCCAGGACGGTGGTGAACGAGGCGGGGCCGGTGACGAGCACCCCGACACCGACGTGCTCCTCGGACAGGATCGAGGCGTCAGCGCCCTGCTTGGCCTTCCCGTCACCCAGGACCATGTCGGAGCTGGTCTTGTCGATGACCTGGGTGCAGTACCGGTAGGACACGATCTCCCGCAGCCGGGTCGGGACGGACGTGGCGTCGGGGCGCTGGGAGGCGAAGTTGCTGAAGAACCCGGCGGCGGGTCCGCGGCGCGCGAGGCGGCACAGCCGCTCGATCAGCGCCTCGCGGCGCTTGTTGTCGGTGATCGCCGACAGGTATTCCTGCAGCTCATCGATGGTGATCCAGTTCAGCTCGAACCCGTACCGCTCCACGATCTGCGGGGTGAGCTTCCCATCGGGGACCAGGTGCAGGGGGAGCGCGTTGAGCTTCTTGAACGCGGCTTCCATGTCGGCGATGGCCTCGTCCAGCATGTCTTCCAGGGCGGTGACGGCGTCGGCCTCGGCGCCCAGGACGTACCGGTAGGCCAGGCGGCGCATGGGTTTCCAGTCGGCGCCGCCCTTGCCGTCGGCGAGGCGGTGCCGGACGGAGGCGTCCAGGACGCCGGCGGCGACGACGTCGCGCTGGCTGCCGGTCTTCCCGCGGCGGGGGAGCCCTCCGAAGAACATCGACTGCCACATCACCGGCAGGTCCACGCGGTCGCCGCGGGCGTCCCGGCCGAAGGGCACGGGGTTCCACACGTTGAACGATTCGGCTTTGACCAGCGGCGACTGGGTGGGCTTGTCCTGGAGGTAGGGGTCTTCGTCGCACATCCAGATCGACAGGCGCCCGGCGTGGCCCTTGTGGACGGCTCGGACGCGGCGGATGTCGAGCTGGATCTCGTCGACGCCGAGTTCGGCGGCGAGCCGGTCGCGGCGGGCCAGGACGTCGTTGGCGGATTTGCCGGTGCCGCGGGGGAGATCCACCACCGCTGACCAGGACCGGGAGGAGTCCCGCATGGGCGGCTGGACCAGGACCAGGCGGGGGGCGTCCTCGTCGTCGTCCTTGCCTTTGAGGATGCCGATGGCGCGGAACGCGGCGTTGAGGTGCTCGGCGGACAGGTCCAGGCGAACGGGGACCTCGGGCTCGTCGAGGAGGCCGACGTCGGGCTCGGGGCCGCCGTGCCAGGCCGCGACCGCCCACGCCAGCGCGCCCTCGACCCACAGGACGGAGTGGGGGAGCAGCCAGGCCTCCGCCGCCACCCCGGCCGCGACGGCGAGACCCGTGCCACCTGCGACGATGCTGCGGACCCTGAGGTGGTCGTTGCGGGCGTGGAGTAGGGCGAGGTACTCCTTGGCGTCGGTTTGCCCGGCCGCGTGCAGGCGCAGGTCGCGGGATTCGCCGAGGGTGAGCCAGTCGACGAGCCGGCAGCCGCCGCGGTACCAGCCGACGCCGCCTCCCCAGGCGAAACGCCACGCGTAGCGGTGGGTCCTGAGCAGGTGGAACGCGGCCTTGTAGGCGGCGCGGCGGGCACGGACGTCGGCGCGGGCCTTGGCGATCTCCCAGTCCCGGACCCAGTCGGGCAGCAGCGCCGGCAGGTTCGGGCGGACGATGACTCCCTCGAGGACCTCGCCGTCGTCGTGGCTGCCGTCGCCGTCCGGTAGGGGAGCGGTAGGCGGGTCGGTAGAGGGGGCCTGGGCTGCGGGCTGCGAGTCCTTGTCCAGGTCGACGGTCACTGTGGTCTCCATGGTGTGCGGGGTACGGGCTCGTACGGACGGGGCCGTATGGCCGTGCTGGGCGGTACGGGTCAGGTGCCGATGGCCGTACGGGCGCGCGGGTCGGCGGCCGTACGGGGCTGGGCAGCGAGGGCCTTGGCTTCCCGTACGCGCTTCTCGCACCAGCTCTTGCCGTAGCGCGTACGGGCCATGAGGGCGGGATAGTCGGGCTCCCACGTACGGCTCTGCTCGGTGGCCGTACGGATCTCCTCCGCGAGGGCCCGGGCCCAGTGCTCTTTGCTCTTGCGCCGGTTGTCGCGGGGCGGCTCAGGTGCGTCGTCCGTACGGTCGGGCTTCCTGCCGTCCTGCTCGTCGGCCTGGTCGGCGGTGGGTTCGGGCCGCGGGGGAGACGGGGCCTGCGCCGGCGTCCGGGCGGTTCCGTTCGTACGGTCCGGGTCCGTACGTCCCGGCACCGTACGGCCCGTACGGGTGGAGGGCTGGGGCAGGGCGAGCCCGGACGGTGTGGTCCGTACGGGCATCACCAGGACGGTGCCGTACGGGTTGAGCCGGGGCGCCGTACGCGGTCCCGTATGGATGGCCGTACCGGTGGGTGCCGTGGCCCGTACGGTGCGGTCCGTACGGTGCTGGGGGGCATTGTCGGTACGGGGAACCGTACGGGTCTCGTCCGTACGGGCGTGCGGGGTGGAGTCGGACCCGGGCCGTATGCCGAGGCGCCGGTCGGTGCGGCGCTGCTGGATCCGGGCGAGCAGACTCGTCGTGGTCGCGGAGGGCCGCTCGGCCGGCTCCGGGTGCAGGATGCGGCGCTTGCCGCGCTCCAGCACGCGGAGCGCGATCAGGCCTGGCCCGGCGTGGGCGCCGAGGCAGATCTGGGGGCGGGCGGCGGGGGCGGGCATCCAGGACGGCCGGTGCGGCAGGTCGGCGTAGGCGGTCGCGTGGACGAGCAGCGCGGTCTCGGCTTCGACCCGGGCCAGGAGTTCGGGGTCGTGCGCGAGCGGGGTGTGCTTGACCGCGGCGAGCCACGCTCTCTGGGCTCGTGCGTTGGCGCGCCTCAGGGTCCCTGGGAGTTTGCGGCCGGGGCGGCGCGCGAGGGTGAGCCGGGCGTTGGCGACTGCGAGGCGGGTGATGTGCCGGTCGACGTCGACCTCGGCGGCGGTGCGGTCCTGCGGCTCGGCCGCGCCGAGCGCGACGAGGATCCGCTCCGGGGTGATCCGCCAGTGGATCGAGGAGAACCAGCGGCGGCGCCGGGACCAGACGTTCTGGGTCCGCTGGACGTGCAGCCCTCGTTCCCACAGCCACGCGGCGGCCAGGGGAGCGGCGAGGCGGATGAGGGCCTCGTGCCAGCTCCCGGAGTCGGTGGCCGCGACGAACCCTGAGAACCCGGCGAGCGCCCAGACCGCTGCGCCCTCGGGCCCGGCTTTGCCGATCTCGGGGTCGGCGATGTTCGAGCGGGCGCGGATCCCGCAGGTGAGCATCGCGATCTCGAGGAACGCGAACGTCACGACGCGTAGTTCGAGGGGCATGTGGAGGCGGTGCTCGAAGACGCGCCACATGCCTTGGCTGGTGACGGCGGTGGCGAGGGCCGCGGCGACGAAGGTGAGCGCGTCCTCGGCGCGGCGGCGGCGCCCGGTGCGGTGTGCGCGGTGCCGGCGGCCGCCGATCCACATGCCGATGGCGAGGGTGGCGGTGAGGCCGACTCCGGCCGTCGCGTAGGGCGCCCAGGCGGGCAGGTCGCTCGTAGGGTCGTACATTGCGGCCCTTCGGGGTCGTCTCGTCTGCTGGTGTGGACGGGGCCCGGCCCCGGGCGCGCTGTGGAAGGTGGAGCCCGGGGCCGGGCGGTCTATTCGGTGGTCTCGCGGACGTTCACCTTCACGCCCGCCTTCTTCGCGGCGGCGAGACGCTTGTTGAGGTCGGCTTTGCTGTAGACGGTCGCGGAGTCGCCTTTGCCGTCCTTGCCCTTGAGGGGGTTGGGGACGTCGGGAGCGGAGATGATCCACTTCTTCTTAGCCATGGCGGGTTGCCCTTCTTCGCGCTGTTGCTTCGGTGGGCGGTTAGGAGCGTTCGCGCCGGTCGTCGTTGTCTGCGCGGCGGTCGCGGTCCTGGTCGGTCTGCTGGTTCTTGGTGTGCTGCCGGTCCGATTCGCGCTGCTCGTCGGTGTCGCGGTCATCGCGGGCCATGCCGGTCACCGGCCGTTCCGGTCGGCGCGGAGCGCGAGCCAGGTGGTGAGGGCCGCGGCGGCGATGCCGATGGCGCGGTGGCTGGCCTGGTCCATCTCGTAGAGGGCGGTGCCGGGGCCGGTGGTGTCGACGGTGCCGGGGCGGCGCTGCGCGGTGGCGTGGTCGAGGTAGTCGCCCTTGCAGATCCACGGGGACCGCAGCAGGCGCATGAACCCGGCGCGGCGGTCGATCGCGTAGTGCGTCGCGGCGTTGATGGCGGTGCCGGCGAGCCAGGCGCGGACCGGGAGCCGGTATCCGAGCGCCGTGGTGACGGCGGCGGCCGCGATCGTCTGCCCGGCGGTGTAGGTGGCGACGTGGTGGGCGCAGGCGAGGCGGCCGCGGGTCCCGGGGCCGGTCTTGTTCTGCGCGGCGGTGTTGTCCTGGAGGATGTGGTCGCACAGGGGGTGGGCCTCGCTGAACGTGGCGAGGAGGGCGGCGTAGAGCGCGAGGCCGCGGAGGCTGGTGTCGTTCACGTGGTTCCTTCCGGGAGTTCGGTGGGGTGGGCGGTTTAGAAGGGCGGTGCGCCGCGCCCGGCCCGGCCGAACGTGACGGCGAGCAGGAGGCGCCGCCCGGCCCCCATGCGGGAGTGGGACCGGTTGCGGCGGTGCGCGCGCCGGACGAGGCGGCGGCTGGTTCGGCCCTGGTGTTCGGCGGCGCCGCAACCGCACACGGCGACACCGGAGCAGCCGTCGGGCGGCGGGAACTTCTCGGCGGTGCCGACGGTGTAGAACCAGCCGCGGTCGGCGCAGGCCCCGCAGGGTTCGGCGCGGCGGAGCCGGATGGGTGCAGCGATCTTGCTGAGGAGTCGGGGGAGGGCGCGGCACCCGCGGCGGAGGCGGCGGGGCTCGTCCAGGTCGTAGGTGAGGCGCGCGTAGCAGCCGAACCCGTCCCGCGCTGTGATCGTCACGACGGCGGGGTGGTCGGCCAGGACGTCGGCGTCGGTGATCTCGTCGCGGTAGGCGAGGGACTCGGCGAGGACGTCTGCGATCTTGCCGAGCTGCTCACGCCAGTGGGCGGCGCGGCAGGCAGGGCAGAGGTGACCGACGTCCAGGGATGCGCTGAACAGGTGCCGGTCGCAGAAGTAGCCGCCGCAGCCGTGTTCATCGCCACCGGGGGTGCGTCCGCAGAGGTGGTCGAGGCCGCGATCGATGCGAGCCCAGCACCAGCGGCGGTTACAGCGGTCGGGGACGTCGTACCCGGCTTCGATCTCGCGGCCGGCTCTCCGGAGGGTGTAGCGGGCGTAGCCCATGGTGTCCTTTCAGGGGAGGTCGCGCAGGGTGTGCGCGAGGTCGGCGCGGGTGCGGGCGTGGGTTGCTTCGGTGGTGCGCTGCTCGTGCTCGTGGGGGGTGAGGTAGCCCTCGGCGTACCGCTCGCCGAGCCGCTCGATGACCTGTTCGCGGTCGTGGTGGCCGACGAGCTGGTCGCGGGAGCCGGTGTAGAGCAGCTCGGTGAGGGAGAGGCGGGGGCCGGTGAGGACGTCGGCGCGGCGCTGCTGGATGCCCGCGTCGCGTTCGGCGTCGACGCGTGCGAGGTGCGCGCGGCAGATCACCCACCCGGCGATCAGGAGGACGGCGTACAGGACGCCGAGGGGGACGGTGAGGTCGCGGGTGATGTAGAGGAACGCGGCGGAGAGCAGGACGCTCCCGAGGATGCTGCGCGCGGAGCCGGCCGCAGGGACGCGGTCACGCATCGCGCCCTCCGATGTGCGCGAGCGCCCTGCTCAGCAGCGGGCGGTGCGCGTCGTAGAGCCGGGCGCCGAACCCGTCCAGGGCGCGGGTCAGGGCGGTGAGGCTGGTGAAGGGCAGCCACGCGGCGTCGTCGGCGTCGTCACCCGCGGTCGCCGTGACCGGCTCGGTGAGCTGGTAGAGCGCGGCGGTGGTGGCGACCCACGCGTGGTCGGACTCGCGGGGGTCGGCGACGAGCATGCGGGCCAGGACGACGGGGGCGAGGCCGGCCAGATCGACGCCGGTCTCCTCGCGCAGCTCCCGCACCAGCGCGGCCGGGGCGGTCTCGCCGGGTTCGACCATCCCGCCGGGGATGGCCCAGTGGCCGCAGTCGCCGCGGCGGATCAGCAGCACGCGGCGCTCGAGGCCGGTGCCGGCGGTCACGATGGGGTCGGCGGCGGTGTTCTCGCCCCAGCGGCCGAGGTTGCGGCCGGTCTTGCCGGTGCGTCCGGCCGGGTTGAGGGGCCACCCGTCGACGTCGATGGCGTAGGGGATGAGCGCGGCGGCCTGGCGGTCGGCGAGGTCGGGCAGTCCGGCCGGGTCGGTGCAGGGCTCGGCCCACCCCTCGGCGACGGACACCGCCAGCCCGGGGCCGGCGTGGAGTTCGGGCGGGGTGATGTCGACGGGGGAGTAGGCGGGCCAGGGGACGGCCCAGGGGCGCAGGTGCGCGGGTACGACGATCATCAGTGGGCTCCCTTGGGGGCGCAGGTGGGGTGGTAGACGGCGGCGGAGACGGTGGCGCGGACCTTGATGAACCCGAGGCGGCCGACCCGTTCGATCTGGCGGACGTCGGTGAGGTAGTCGGCGCCGCGCCTGATCGGGTCGCTGCACCGGGTGCAGGTGGTCGGCCGGTTACGCATCGGCGGTCTCCCGCGCGTTGGTGAGCGCTCGGGCGAGCTGGGCGCCGGCGATGGGCGCGACGACGATCGCGGTGAGGATGAGCGCGCTGGCGGGGCAGGTGAGCGTGCTCGCGGCGATGAACAGGGCGACCAGCGGGGATCTTCGGAGCATTTGCGATCTCCTGACCTTCGGGCTTGCGTCAAAGGTACCCATGTACCTATCGTGTGTCACGATAGCGAAAGGTACCCCTGTACCTCAAGGCGCTTCGGCGAGAGGAGTCCAATGTTGAAAGGTGCCCATGTACCTGGAAGACTTCCGCGCGTGGCCCGTCAGCTTCGCTCAGGGCGCAGGTACCGCTCCGTGGCCATTGAGGACCTGGCCTGGGACGTGGCCGAGCAGCCCACCAGCCAGATGCAGACGAGCCGCAACGGCGTGATCGAACAGCTGTTCGCGTGGTGGCTGAGGCTGCCCGGAGCCAAGCTCCCCGAGCGTCCCGACCCCGAGCTGATGAAGCAGGTCATCGACGCCTGGTACAGGCGACAGGAAACGATCCGCGCCACCGCCTACGCGATCCCGTGTGACGAGTGCGGCGTCAAGCAAGGCCCCTGCATCACCGCTGAGCGGAAGCTGGTCACCGAGACCATCCACAAGCCGCGCCTCGACGCAGCGACCAAGCGCGTCGATCAGATGCTCGCTGAGGGCGAGCGCGCGGCCGGAGACACGCAGGCCGACTAGCCGCCCGCCGCTGCCCCCCAGCGGCTCCACATTCACCGTTGAACGACGCCTCCCCCAGGGCGGTCGTGTGATCACCCATGCCTGGATCTGGGGAGTTCCCGCATGCCCGAGAGGCCGCGCACCTGATGGGAGCGCAGAACGTGAAAGCTGTCTACGACCAGTGGTCGACGCTGCCGAACACCGCGTTCCGGCTGCTCGTGTACATGGCGCTGGTCTCGCTGGACGCCGATGACCCCCCGATGTTCTGGGGCGGGCGAGCGGACCTGGTCGCCGCGCTGGGCCGCGAGTTGCCCGACGAGGATGACGAGAGCCCCGAGGCTGCCCTAGCGCGGCAGGCCGCTTTCAAGGCCGTCCGGGATGCGACGAATCAGCTCGCCAAGCGGGGCGCGATCTGTCTGGTGCGGGCAGCTCGCGGGGGTCGTCGCCAGAAGTGGGCGCTCAACCTCCGGCGGTCCCAGGTGCACGAAAACCGTGCAGATAGCGGTTCGGGCGAGGAGGCCGCCGACGAAAACCGTGCACCTGAGGGTGACGAAAATCGTGCACAGAGGCGCACGAAAAACGTGCAGGAGGTGCACGAAGATCGTGCACCTATAGAGAAGGAGCCACGAGGAGACAGAAGGATCAGTCAGTCGGCGCGGGTGCGCGAGGCCGTACGGTGGCTGCGGGCCGAGTACGGACTGACTGACACCGAGGCCGTCACCGTGTGGGAGATCGCGGAGTCCCGCGCACCCGAACCGGTCCGCTACCCCGTCCGGTACCTGCAGAGCATGCAGCGGGATCCCGTCTCGGGCGAGATCAAGAGCGACCTCGCGGACATCGTCGCCGCCGTCCAGGAGGCTTCCGCGCCGCCGCTCGCCGCCGTCCCGGGGCCGGCCGCGGAGCCTGAGCCGGAGCGTCCGGCGCCGCCGGTGCAGCCGCCGATCCTCGCCGCCGTCCAGGACGACACCGACCCGGCCGACACCGCCGCTGAGGATGGCGCCGATACCGCCGAGGCGCTCCTCGCGCTGCGCGAGCAGCTCGCCGCGATCAACCAGAGCCGGAAGCGCGAGGCTCGCGCTCACATCCCCTGACCTGGCCGAACTCGGCTGACCTGAACCAGTTATCCCGAATGCCATCACAGGCAGCGACACATGTGGCACCCTCCGTTACGGACAGAGGAGAACCCGAAATGAGCCCGACCGAAACCCCCACCCCCTCGACCGTCCCCGCGATCCTCACCAGGGCCGCCGAGACCCTCACCACCCAGGGCTGGACCCAGCAGGGCGGCTACAAGCACACCCCCGGCATGGAGCCCGCCGACTGCCCGCTGGACCTGCCCGCCGCGATCGCCAAGGCCGCCGGGATCGACATCCACTCCCACGCCGCGGAGGACCCCACCGGGATCCACGCGCGGGCGGTGATGACCCTGCACCGCCACGTGTTCGGCACCGATGAGAGCGCGTGGTGGTCGCTGACTGCCCTGGCCTGCTGGCAGGACCAGGAGGGCCGCACCGCCGAACAGGTGATCGCCGCGCTCCGCGCCGCCGCCGAACCCACCGAAGACGCGCAGCCCGCGCTGCCCGGCGCGCTCCGGCCCGGTCAGCTCTACTCCGGCCGCGACGACGACCTGCTGTTCTGCGTCGCTGGCAAGGACGGCACCGGGTTCGTCACCAACCGCGGCACGTGGGTGCCCATGTCGGAGGCGCGGCAGGTGTACGCGCCGCTGACCCTCGTCCGCGACGTCGGCGCCGCCACGGCACCGCCCGCGCGGGAGCTGGCCGCCGTGGCGGGCGACGAGACGAATGGAGACCAGCAGTGAAGTACACCGACGAGCAGCTCAAAGACTGGGCCCGCAAGTACGTCGTCGAGGCCGCCTCCGAACTCGACTTCGTGGGCGTCGGCGAGATGTTCGAGGAGGACTGGGAGCCGTTCGACCTCGACTTCGACGCCACGCAGGACCTGATGCGCAAAGTCCACGACCTAGCGTGCGCGGCGACCGTCACCGTCACCTGGCCCGACAGCATCACCGAGGAAGAGCGGCTCGCCGAGATCCTCTGGGACGCCCGTAAGGCCACCCTCGGCTACGACGCGGCCACGTTCCCGTTGGGTGAGATGCCCGCGAACCAGCGCGAGCAGTACCGCCGGTTCGCCACCGAGGTAGCCAAGCGCCTCGACCCGGACCGTGACGCCGCGACGCTGTTGCGCGAGACCGCGGGCGGTGCCCAGTGAGCACGCCCACGGCCATCGCCGACATTCACGAGGGCGTCCGCGTCCTGGTCGGCGCCGAGTCCCCGATCCCGCCGGGCGACATCCGCGACCACCTCGCCGCGCTGCTGGACGGGATCACCGCAGGGCACCGGCTCATCCCCGAGACCGACGAGACCGTGGCGCTCTGCACGTGCGGCGACGAGTGGGAGTGCGGGGACGTCGAGCACGCCTCCAAGCTCGCCCGCGCGCTCATCAGCGCCCGCGACAACGAGCGGACCCGCGTCGGCAAGAACTGGAGGGTCTGATGAGTGAGATGTCTCCGGTCGAGGAGTTGCGCGCCGCCGCGAAGGTGCTGCTGTGTGCCCACCGCTACCCCGTCCAGGTGCTCACTGACGCCGAGGTGGAGCAGCTCAACGCCACTGGTCGGCCCCTCGCCGATTGCCTGGAGTGCGGGTCTCGCGAGGACGGTCAGGACGTGGCCGCACCGCTGCGAGGGCCCCTCGCCGCGTGGCTGGAGGAGGCGGCGGAGGATCTGGCCCCGGCGACGCGTGCCGCATCCGATCTTGCTCGTTTCGGTGAGGAGTTCGCCCCCGTCGATCTCTGCAACGAGCCCGGATCGGTCCGCTGCGCCCTGACCTTCGCCCGCTTGATCCTTGGGGGTCGGTCGTGAGCGAGTCGAAGACCCCCGCCCCCAAGCCGGCGCCCCCGCAACAGTGGACCGAACGCATCGCCGCCGGGCTCCGCGACATCACGCTCGACTCTGGCCACGACGACATCATCAGCGTCCACGCCAGCGAGGTCGCCACTATGACGGCCCGGTTCATGGCCGAGTTCCGCGACGCCGAGATGGTGCGGCTCCGCGCCGAACTCGCCGAGTACCGCGACGCGAACAACCGCATGCAGGAGTTGATCGTCCGCCGCGCCAACGAGCGGGACCGGGCGCTGTCCAGGCAGCGCAACGCCGAGGCCGAGCGGGACGCCGCGTGCCAGCAGGTGGAGCGGGCCGCGCAGGTCCGGGTCTGGCGCAACGAGGACGGCAAGGGCTTCGTGTTCGCCTACGACCTCTACGCCGCCCTCAACGGGACGGAGGCGGACCGTGGCTGACTCCATGACACCCGGGGACGAGCAGCGCATCCGTGAACTGCTCGACATGCACCCGGCGCTGCTTCAGCCCAAGGCGATCGAGATGCGCCGCCACCTGCTGGACGCCCGCGCCGAGGTCGAGCAGCTCCGCGCCAGGCTGAACGAGGCGTGGGCTGCGATGCGGGAGGGCACCGCCAACATGCGCGCGCAACTGGCCACGGTCCGCGCCGAGCGGGACGAGGCCCGGACGCAGGCCGGCGTGCGCCGCGACCTCCTCGACGAGACACGCACGAAGCTGGAGCGCGCGCAGCAAGCCGGAAGAGACGCCGAGACCGAGCTGGACGAGGCGCGGCAGATGATCGGCGATGCGCTGTACGCCACGCCCGGCGCCCGCTCATGGGAGCAGCTCCGCGACAGCATCGAGGCGGTCAAGCGGTCCCGCAAGGAAGCTCAGGACCTCGTCGTGCAGGGTGCCCGGGAGCGGGCCGCGGCCGATGACCGGGCGAACCGTGCCCTTCAGGCGATCGAGCAGGCCGAGGCCGAGCGGGACCAGGCGCGCGAGCAGGTCGAGATAGTCACAGCCGAACGGAAGGCCGCACGCGAGCAGGTGAAGCGGGCGCGAGCGCTGGCTGCTGACCTTCGGGCCCGCGAAAAGGATCTGAAGCGCCGGCACGACGAGGCCACCAACGACGCCCAGGCGACCGCTCTGCTGTCCTCCGCCGCGCTCATCGGCGACGTCGCGCACCGCCTGAAGGCGGCCCTCGACGGGACGTCGACGACCACGGCCGCCGAACACCAGGAAGAGGAGACCGACCATGGCTGAGATCCTCACCCCGCTCCAGCGGTTCGTCCTGCACGACGACGGCGCGTGGATGTACTACCTCGGCGACGACTTCCGCCCCACCTACGGGCACGAGACGATCGTCCCGGACGCCGATGGCCAGCCGATGACCGCGCTCCAGCAGCCCGGATGGTGGGCCACCGACCACGAAGCCACCCGGATCACCGCCCGCCGGCCCGTCCCGGCGAAGACGATCGGGTACCGGCTCCGGGACCTCTCGGCCGCGTCCGAGAAGTTCCCCGCCGCGCTCACCCCCGCCGAGTGGGAGAACCGCCGCACCGACGACTTCCTGTGGGAGCTGTACACGACGGTGACCGAGCCGCAGCCCGACGAGGTCATCACGATCGAAGGGCCGTGGGTCCGCCTGGACGGCACCCCGCCGCCCGACGACGGCCGCACCTGGGTGCCGCGGCTCCCGGACGCACTCCGGAACCGGCCCGAGTACCACCACCTGTTCCCCGGCTACCTGCCCGGGTTCCGCGACCACATCAAGCGCGTCGCGGAGAAGCACCGGTTCCGGGAGTTCGTGTTCCTCGACTACCAGAGCCGGGCCGGGGTGACCGTCATCCTCCGGGTGCCGTTCGACCAGCCCGTCACCGAGTACCGGCCAGCACGGAACCGCGACGGGTCGGTGTCCCGCTCGAAGAAGGGCCGCACCGTCACCGTCACCGCGCGACGGGAACTGCTCCTGGACGTCCCCGACCGCATCGCCGGCGGCAACCGGGCCGAGGCCGCCGCCCATTGGGACGAACTCACCGCGCACTACCAGGCGCTCCTGGACGAGGCGAGCGTCGCGGCGTGCTCGCACTGCCAGGGCCACGGCTACATCCCGAGCGGCGCTGAGGAGGTGTCCCGTGGCTGACGGCTTCAAGCGCGGCGAGTTCGTCGACATCGCCATCAAGGGCGTCCGCGTCGCGGCCGAGCACAAGGGCCTCGTCTCGATCGTCGCGGACCACCCGGACGGTGAGCCCGCGCACTACGCGATGCCCCCGCAGGCCAAGGTGACGCGCGTCGCCCCCGCCGAGTGGCCGCCCCGTGCGGGGGACCTCTGGCGCGACTGCGAGAACGACGTCTGGTTCGCGGTCGAGGACAGCGACGGCGAGATCACCATGGTCTGCCAGGTCGACGCCTGCCCGTCGCGCTCGCCAAGCGAGCTCATACGCACCCTCTCCCCGCTGGCTTTCGTGTACCGCGAGGACGAGCAGGACGGAGAGAACCGTGGCTGAGCACCGCAAGCTGACCCAGGCCGAGCTCGTGGCCGAGGCCCGTGACCGGTTCGGCGACGACCCCCTCGACTGGGCCTTCCAATGCCCGAGGTGCGGTGACGTCGCGACCGGCCGCGACTTCCGCGACGCGCTCGCCGAGCACCCCCGCAAGAACCGTGACGGCAGCGACACGATCGCCTCCGACGTGCTCGGTCAGGAGTGCATCGGCCGGACCCTCGGCGCCCTCAAGGGCCCGAACACCGGCGACGGCAAGGGGCAGGCGAAACGCGGCTGTGACTGGTGCGCCTACGGGTTCATCCCCGGCCCGTGGGAGATCGTCCTGCCGGACGGCCGGACCATGAACGGGTTCCCCCTGGCGGACGCGGCCCCGGCCGAGGCGAAGCCGCTGCGCCCGGCCGTCCGCGCCCTCGTGAAGGCCCTCAAGCTCCGCTCCACCTACGGCCGCCCCTGCTGGGTGAAGTGCACCCAGGCGTGGGCCGCGCTGATCGTCCCGTCCCTCCGCAACGGCGCCGACGGCCCCTACGAGCTGCTGCGCACCTTCCGGCGCTCCACCCTCGACGAGGCGATCGTCGCTGGGCTGGTCGTCGAGTGCGGCGACCTTGTCCCGGCGCCGCCGATCGGCGGCCGTCACTGGGCCGCGCAACCCGAGGTGCGAGGCCGCATCATCGCCCTCGCCCAAAAGAACGGAGACAGCAAGTGATCACCATCTACGGCGCCAGCGACGACCTGATCGAGGTCGCGGGCTGTGAGGGCGCCGACGAGTTCAACGTCTACGGCTCCGACGCCATGGGGCCCGTGATGTGGCACGGCGACTTGATCGCGCCCAGCGGCGCCGCCATGCGCGTCCACGTCCTCTACGACGGCTGCTGGCACGTGGCCATCGGGCAGGTCGACGAGTCGATCCCGCTGCCCGACTGGCCCACCCAGATCCGGCAGCACACCGGCGGCATGTTCCCCGGTGACCGCCCCATCTCCTACTCGGTCGTGTTGACGGTCGAGGCCCCGGAGGGCACGCGCCTGGAGAACATCTGGCCCGCCGACGAGCAGGACGGGGAGACCGATGCCTGAGCAGCCGGCCCTCGACCGGTGGTTCCTGTCGGACGTCGACGGGCGGCTGGAGATCTGGCGGGAGTCCGCTCTCCTCGATGTCACTCGCGACCGAGACGGCGAGATCGACAGCTATCGGACGCCCGTCTCGTGGAAAGCCGGCGACCTGATCATGGGGCGCGACCTGGAGACCTGGGAGCCGGGCGAGGACGAGGCCGACGACATGCGCCGGGAGATCGCGGCCCGGATGGTCGCCGACCACAACGAGGTCGAACGGCTCCGCGCCGAACTGGCCGAGGTCCGCAAGGGCAAGGTCGAGCAGATGCTCGGCCGCATCGACGACTGGAGCGGAGACCTCGCCCGCGTTGTGGCCGACCGGGACCGCCTCACCGCCCAGCGCAACGCCGTCATCGACCTAGTCGCCCAGGAACACACCGATGCCGCCGCCGACGTCCAGGCCGGCGGGCCACGCGACCAGCTCGACGATCTGTCCGTGCCGGTGCATGACGTGCTCGTCGCGCTCGGCGTGCTGGACCAGGACGGGATGGAGACCGGTCGTGGCTGATGTCCTGTCCCGCGCCCTGGACGTTCGGGCGCTGACGATTTGGCAGCCCTGGGCCCACGCGATCGCCCATCTGGGGAAGTCGATCGAGAACCGGCAGTGGATGACCCATCACCGCGGCCCCATCGCGATCCACGCCGCGGCCTCCGCAGGGACCCGCGAGCAGCAGAAGCGCGCCGTGGGCTTCGTGGCCCGGCTCGGGAACACCTGGACCCGCGCTGTGCAGGAGGAGATGGAGATCCGGGGCGCTGTGGTCGCGGTCGCGCGCCTCACCGGTGTCTGCTCGAAGTCCCTGCGCTACCCGTCCGGCAGGCCCCTGGCGTGTGACTGCGGCCTGTGGGCCTTCAGCGGGGAGCGGCACTTCCGCCTCGCCGACGTCCGGGCCCTGCCCGAGCCGGTGCCGTGCCGAGGCGCGCAGAAGCTGTGGCAGCTCCCCGACGACGTGTACGAGGCGATCCTCCCGACCGCGAAGGCCGTGCTCCATGGGTGACCTGACAGCCCTGGCCCTCGCCCGCTTGATCAACGGAGAACACCATGCTGAATGAGCTGGTCGAACTGTGGCGCGACGCGCCCTGGTACGCCCGCGTCGTCTTCTTCGGGGTAGTCCCGGTCAGCGTCCTGGCCATCATCTGGGTCATCGCGTGGGCGGTGGCCGGTGGCTGAGATCCGTCTGCCCTGCCTCACCGACGCCGCGGCGGCCGCCGTCGTGGCCGAGCACGCTGAGTACTTCGGCGCCGGGCCGAGCAACACCGTCCGCCAGGACGGCGCCAGCGTCGTCATCGGCTACCACGACCCGCGGTGGCCGCTCGACATCGCCGACTGGGCGTTCGAGAACGGCCACGCCACCGACAGCGCGGCTGCCCGCGTGATCGGAGCGCTCTGATGGCCGACTACACGCGCCGTGAGCGCCACTTCATCCGCACCGAGTACGTGCTGGAGTCCGGGACGGTCTGGGGTGAGGTCCGCAAGGTCTTCGCTGCGATCGGTACCGAACTCGGCGAGGAGGGCGCGGCCTGGGACGACGCAGCCCGCATCGAGGCCCGCGACGACGAGATCGTCATCTGGCACGAACGCGAGGTGCCGGCACCCAAGCCGAGAGCCGCCGAGGCTGAAGCGAGGCCCTCATGACAGCGGCCGAGGTGATCGCGACCCTCATCCAGGCGCGGAAGAACCGCCGCCTCGGGCAGGACCGCGTCGCCGTCCGGCTCGGGAAATGCGGTAGGAGCGTCCTGCGGTGGGAACGCGGCCACTGCTCACCGTCGCTCGAGGCCACCGCGGCATGGGCGGAAGCCCTCGGCTACCGCCTCGCGCTCGTCCCCGCCGGGCCGGAACCCGACGGTCAGGAACCAGCGCCATGAACGACGCCCTCTTCAACCTCCCCGCCGTTGTGGCGCCTCCAGCAGCGGTCAGCCGGCCGCGGCCGTCCACCCGACGGCGGCGCCCCGCACCCGCACCGGTCGGCTTGTTCGACCCCGGACCGGACGTCCGCCGCCAGGTCGACGCGCTGACGTGCCTGCGCGACTCCGTGCCCGAGGCGATGAACGTCGTCGTGCACCTGGACGACTGGCGTGACCGCGAGGACCGCGGGATCGGCGCGTCGGGCGACTGGGCGTACTCGCTCCGCCGCGACGGGTTCCACTACGAGCACACCGACGAGTGGTGGAAGGGCGCGCGGAGCCGCGGCGAGCGGTACGGCTGGGACCGTACCCCGGCCCATCTCGTCACCTGGGACGAGCTGCGCGCCCACCTCGGCGACCACCCCGCCCGCGCCAGCGTCCTCGCATGGGTGGCCGCGCTGCCCACACCGTCCTGGAACGAGATGACGCGACCGTACGAACTGTGGCCGAACCCTGGCGAGTGGCACCCCGGCTACATCACCCGCGACCGCGAGCGGCCCACCTGGCCCGAGCGGAGCGCCGCCTGGACGGCGCTGCAGACGATGTGCACCGAAGCGATCGTCGCCCTGGAGTCGGCATGATCCCGCCGACCATGCCGCCTGAGGCGGCCGAGTGGATCCGCGCGAACGTATGGACGCCAAGCATGCGGGAGATCGACGGCTCCTACCCGAACGGCCGCGGCTGCTTCCTCTACCGGATCAGCCCGTGCGAGATGGAGCGGTGCGGCGCCTGCGACTCCGGCCGCTGCGACCGGTGCATCACCCGGGAGGAGAACCAGGACGCGCAGTGGCCGGCCCGATGGGACACCGGCGTGACCCTGGAGGGCCGCATCGTCGCCCACCTCTTTCCGGTCGAGGGCCAGCGGTGCGCCGGATGGGTCTGCAGTTGCGACTGCCGACATGTCGAGCTGGCCGACACCAGCGAGGCCGAGGCGGCGGGCCCGCATGCGGTGCCCCTCCCAGCCCGTCGGCGCCGAGATGAGCACCGTGCACGACCGGGCACTGAGCCTGTCCAGGACGCCCTCTTCCCTGCGCTCTTCCCTGTCGGAGACCCGAGGTGACCGCTGCCAACCGCCCGCCGATCCCAGCGTCGTGCGCGCACCGCCCCACCGTCGGCGGTCTCGTTGTGCCGGTCATCAACCTGCGGCTCGCCGATGGGGGAGTGGACTTCCGATCCCCGCACCAGACCACCTACGCGCGGTGCTGGACGGAGCGCCTGTGCCAGACGTGCGGGAACCCGCTCGGCCACCCGGCCGTGCTGTTCGGCGGCCCCAACCAGCTCGCATCCGGCCACTTCGATGAGCCGCCGCTGTGCCCGCCGTGCGCGCTGTACGCGTCCCGCGCGTGCCCGATGGTTGCCGGACGGCAACCGTTCTACGCCGTTCGTGCCCGCGTCTCCGAAGGGCACCGCGGCAAGGCCTGCACCGACCCGGCCTGCGACTGCGGAGGCTACGTCCCCACCGACATCAACGCCGGTGATGCCGGCGGAGACCCTGCGCACCCCTGGTACGCCCTGTACGTGGAGCCGCGCGGCTACACCGTCACCGTCCAGGACGTCGAGTCGCCCTGCCCGGACGCGCGCTGCCGGCACACCTCCCACCGGCGCCGGATCGTGAACGGCGGGCTCCTGAACCGGCCGCCGCTGAAGGTCGTGCTGGTCTCCGCGCCAGGGGAGGGCAGGACCTGGCGCCGCCTGACCACCGCCGAGGCTGCCGAGCTGCTGCCCGCGGACTACCGACTCTCGGAAGCAGCTTCGCTTGCCTGAACCCCCTGCCGCCGCAAGCCCAGCATCCGCCCTGCCGAGGCGCCCCCCGAAACGACAACACCCTGAAGGACACGCCATGTTCACCCTGACCGAACAGCACCTGGAGATACTCCGCCGAGCGGACATCACACCGACCCGCAGCGGCAGCCAGGTCGAACACGCCACCGAGGAACTCCTGATCCCCGGGTGGGAGGACCTGAGCGAGAGCGAGCGATTTCGCCTGACCCTCACCAAAGCGGGCGCCCGAGACCTGAACGGTCTCAAGGCCGACACCCGCACCGCGCTGGAGATCGTGCTGACCACCGGCCAGGCCAAGCCCGGCCGGTACAGGCTGAACGACCCCTACGGCGCGCGGACCTGGACCCGGATCGACAACGACGAAGACGCCGCGGCCGCCGCTGCGCAGACCGTCCACGACCGCCAGGACGAACTCCGCGACAACCAGCTCGCCACTGCGGCCGGGCAGGTCACCGCGGTCCGCGAGGTCATCGCCTACGCCCGTACCCGCGAGGGGGAACTGCTCGCTACCCGAGACGCCGAGCCCTCCCACCGGCGGGAGGCGCGCGACCGGTGGGAAGACCGCGCACACGAGATCCGATGCTTCGCCGACCGGCTCCAGGCCGCGCTCGACAATGCGCAGCTCGTCGAGCCCGCGGACCTCCCGCACGCGCCGATGGTCGCGCCGCTGCGGTCGGGGGAGTGGGGCGTCCACTGCCTCGCCTGCTCCGACAGGGCCCGCGACTACGTCCCCCGCTGCCTGGTGAAGCCGGACGGGTGGCCGCCCCTTGTCCTGCGCGATGCCCCGCCGAGCACTCTCCTGGAAGCCCGCGCCCGCGCCGCCACCGACACCTACGGAGCCGTCGGTGAACTCTCCGCCTGAACTCGTCGACCAGGTCGCCGCCCGCATCCGCGACCTGGTCCGCATCCACCCCGGCCACAACGCCACCGCCGCCCTCACCGAAGGCCAGCCCATCATCCTGTCCGGCCGCGAAGCCGAGACCGCAGCGATCGCAGCGCTCGAAGCCGTCGAGGAGGCCCGCGCCGCCGGTCCCGCGCCGGGTACGGCCGCTATCCGCGCCACCCGCTACACGGTGTGTGCCCTGCCCGAGGACAACGTCAACGCCCGCCACTTCTCCCTCTACGTCGAGTACCGGGGCCGTGACAGGTGGGCGGTCAGCGACGGGTTCTTGTGCCTCGGCAACGATGGCGAATGGGAGTACGAATCCATTCCATCTGAGCGCGCCGACGAGTGGCTCGCCACGCACCGGTTCGACCTCGACACGGCGCTCAACCTTGCCCGGGCGGCAGCGCCGAAGGTGACCGTGAATGGCTACACCGTGGCCGACGTTCTCGCGAGGGCTGACCGATGATGCGGACGTGGAGGATGCACGCCCACGATGACGAGGGTGTCTTCACCAATCTCGGTGCCCGACCCTGGGTTAAGCTGCACGGCCTGCGCCTGCCAATCGTCCCGGTCGACGTTCGCCAGGTCGCCGCCGATGACCCGGCCGCCACGCACTGGGGGTGGCTGAAGACCGGCGCGGACGAGCCGTCGATGATCTGGCCGTCCCACGCCCAGTTCTCCGTCTGCTTCCCCTACGGCTACCGGGCCGAGGAGGAGGCAGGGAAGGGCCGCGCCGTCCGCCTCGCGGTCACGCGGGTCCCGCAGTAGGAGAAAGGCCGAGGCCCCGCACCCATCACGGGTGCGGGGCCTTTGCGCGGCAGCAGACGGGGGGCGACGTTACAGCCGGTCGAGGAGATCCTTCTTCTTCGCCTCGAACTCCTCCGGAGTGACCACGCCCGCGTCGCGGAGCTCCCCGAGTTGCTTGAGCAGCGCCATGACCTGCTCGGACGAGGTGGCCTGCACCGCGGGCGCGCTCTGCAGCGGGGTGGGCTGGACCGGCGGTATGGCCTGCTGCCCGCCGATGCTGAAGCCGCCCGGGTGCGGAGGAACGGGGCCGGTCTGTTCGAACCGGTGCGTTCCCAGGTCCCGCGCCTCGTCGACCTGCCGCTGATGCACGACGCCGCGGACCTGGTGCACGGTGTGGTTGATCAGGTCCCGCACCTGCACCGGCTCCACGATCGAGTCGAGCACCGCGGTTTCGTGCTGCCCGCTCGGCCGGATGATGTGGACGAGGACGTTCCCGACCTTCTGGGTCTTCTGGAGGAGGGTCTGGGAGAGGTCCACGTCCTGGATGTTGATCAGCGGGATCTGCTCCTGTTTGGTGCCCGCGATCCCACCGGTCTCGAAGTACAGGTAGTGGGTGGTGAGGCGGTAGCGGAGGGTGAAGCGTCCGCCGGTGGCGCGTGCGGTGACGTTGCGGGACTGGCCTTCCCAGATCGTCTGTTCGTGGCCGGAGTGGACAGTCATGGGCCTCGGTTCCTCGTGTCTGCCTGGCGGGGGAGGCGGTGGGTTAAAGCCTGATTACCGTAAGAGAGCTCGGGTGCGGGGGAGGGAGCCTTGCCGGATGCGGCCAGCTTGCCTGAGGGATGTCGGCTGGGGCGCTCCGCCAAGGGGCAGCGGAGCGCCCCAACCCGCGGGATGGGTCAGGTGCGGGCGGGCTCGGCGAGGCCGACGCCCTCGACGACGGACTCCTCCTCCACCTGGAACCGGTAGGTCCCGAACCGCTCCTCGACGTTCGCCGACTGCTCGACAATCTCCAGGCGGTAGGTGCGGTGCCATGTGCGGACCTCGATCGGCGCGATCGCCGTCCCGGCGACGTGGGTGTCGTGCCAGTGCACGGCCCAGGCGCGGGCGAAGTCGTACAGCGTGCCGGCTTCCAGGCAGGCGGGCATGTCGAAGCGCTGCCAGACGTACCAGCGGGGGCCCTCCTTGTTGCCGTTGGGGCAGGGGAACTGGTGGCCGGTGATGGTGACCTCGTCGAGGAGGTCGGTCGCGTCGGGCGGGCAGACGCACGACTTGCCGGTGATGTCCATGCTCGTCTCCTTGTCTGGCAGCTCGTTGCTGCCTCGGGGGTCTGGCGTCACGCGGGGTGCTCCGCCACGGGGGCTGCGGAGCACCCCGCGCAACGTCAGAGCCACCGCCAGTACTTCTTGTGCTCGCGGTCCCTGCGCAGCAGCCACACCTCAGCCGACAGACCAACCCGCTCAGCGGCGTCCGCCGCGACCCGCACCGCCGCCGTCTCCCACCGGGCAGCCTCCTCCTCCGCCGCATCCACCTCGTCGGGGTCCCAGGCCGGCGCCGTCAGGACCCGCGCGTACGCCGCCCGGAACTCGTTCACCGCCGTCCACTTCGAGGCGACCTGCACGTCGTCAGGGTGCGGGAGCCGCACGTCGACCATCTCGGTCTCACTGAGCATCGCCTCGCCCCGCTCATTCGCGCGGGCCATCACCGCGAGCGCCTCCGACGTGGTGAACCCCCGGCCGACGAGCAGCCCGGCGACCTCGGCCGGGCCGGCGTCCACCGCCAGCTCCCCATCGACCTCGGTGGGCGCGGTCACCGTGAACCGCGCCGACTCCGTGCGGGTCCTGTCAACCGTCCGCATGATCCTCAACATCGCGTGCTCCTCCTCGTGGCCAGTTCGGGTGGCGCGTCCCACGCCGGTCAGTCCTCGCCGATCTGGCTGACCGTGATGCAGGGCCGTCCCTCGTCGTCGGTCTCGACCGTGACCGCGAGGTACACGGCCGGGACGCCGTCCTCGGAGTCCTCGTCGAACCGCTCGCCCCGGGGGATGCGGTGAACCGTCGCGACGGCCTCCCCACCCCGCACCCCGATGAGCGCGACCCGCGTCATGGTGAGAACGTCGAACAGGCGCCCGTCCTCGTCCTGGATCGCGCCGGTCTCCTCGGTGTCGGCGTCCGTCCAGGCCACGCAGTCGAGCCACGCCGCGCGGGTCAGCGCGACCGGGTGGTGCAGCCGGGCGTCACGGACCAGCTCGGCCTTCGCCTCGACCAGATCGCCGGCTTCGATGGCGTCGGCGCGGGTGTGCGCATGGATGACCGGGCCGAAGATCGCTTCCATCTCGTTCATGTGGTTCCTCTCGGGTGGCAGGGCGGCTAGTTGAGGAGCTGGTCGCGGGTGACGATCCCGCGGGCGACGGCGCGGCGGCCGATCGCGGCCCCAACCTTCACCGCGTATATGTGGATCGCGCGGACCAGGTGCGGCTCCCAGCCCTTCGCGCGAGCCTCGGCCTGGAGGTCCAGCGCGACCTTGCACGTCGCGGCAAACAGCGTCATGCCGACGCGGGTGACCGGGTCGGGCTCCATCGCGGCGAAGATCCGCCGCTCGATCCGGACCGCGAGGTCGTCGCGCTGTTCGGCGTTGCTCGTCATCGGGTCCTCCTGCTCGTCAGCGTGCTGGTGGTGGTCAGGCGGCCAGCAGGGTGGCGGCCGCGCGGTGGTAGCACCCGTGCTTGCCGCGAAGGCCGGCGGGGCAGTTGCAGGCCTCGGGGGCGGTGAGGTAGCGGTCGATGCCGTTGGAGGCGACGACCTGGAAGACCCGGCCGCGGAGGGGAAGGATCGCCCCGTCGGCGATCAGGTCCTTGGCCTTGGTGATGGCGGCGGGCTTGAACCCGGCGGCGCGGGCGGCGTCCTCGCGGCGCTTCTTGGCCCAGCAGCGGTCGCCGTAACCGCGGAGCACGGAGCGGCGGGCGGTGAGCAGGCCGCGGCAGCCGAGGCAGTTCGCCGTCTTGGTGGTGGTCGCCTTCGCCATGTCCCCGTCTCCCCGCTCTCAGTGTCGACTCTTTATGTCGACACTGAGAATCGTAACTCACGGGACAGGGTGATCGCAACACTGAGTGCCGATACTCTGAGGCGCATGAAGCCAGAAGATGCCGACGCCGCCGTGACAGCGGCCGAGACCCGACTCCGCAACCTCAGAGCCGAGACCACCAGCGCACAAGAGGCCCTCTTCGACGCCTATGCCGACGCGGTCCGCTACGCCGGCCGCACGCCGGACGAACTCGCCCGCAGCGGCACGTTCGGCGCCACCTACATCCGCAAGCAGGTCAGAGCCCGGGGCGTCGAACCGCGTAAGGGCGGGCCCAAGCCGCAAAGGAAGGACGGTGCCTAG